TTTTTTGATAGAAATGAATAATAATGGAACTGGAGGGCCTGGAACTGGAGGTTTCAGAATAAATATTACTGCAAAAGAATTAGAAGACCAACAAAAATCATTAGAAGACCAACAAAAATCTGGGTCTTCTATAACGTGGACGCAGTATGGGGGAATAGTTTATTGGAGTGGTTCTTGGTCTTCATGGGGATGGAATTGGACTCCAGGATCAAATATGTGGGCTGGAGGTAAGATAACTGTTCCTCCTGGTTATTCAAAAATAAAAATTGTTTACGTTTCTGGATATTGGAAGAGATCTGATGATATAGTAACCGAAAGAAAATATTTAGGTATAAAAGGATATATTAATTCAGGTGGTTTTAACTCAGTAATATCTGTTGGAGCTACGGGCGAAATACGAGTAGGTAACTATTCCCCAGATAGTGGAAGTGGAACAATATTATATAAAATATATATAGGAAAATAAATTGGGTTTCTTTTTTATTGAAAATTTTAATTTGCCAGATGGAACTTTTCAGCCAACAATAGTTACTACAACTGACGGAGGGGGTTCTATTACGCAAAGCAATTCTATAGCGATAATAGTTACAACAGCTACTTCAGATGCCGCTATTATAACAAATTTAGATGAAGCTAAAGTTTCTGAATTTTATGATAAATCAATTAAAATAAAAGTTGGTTATAATATAACTTCTATTAATACTGGAAACAATATTCATGTATTAGCTATTACTCAATCTACATCTCCTATAACCCTATCAAATATAGGTGCTTTTAGGATTAGATGCATGCTACAAAATGTTAATGGTGTATATAAAGAACTATGGAGTTTTTATACAAATGCAGGATCTGTTTATAGATATGATGGTACCAATGAAACTTGGGTTGCTTCTTCAATAACAAGAAACATTTCCCAAGATATAGATTATTATATAAATGTAATTTTTAATCCTGTAACAAAAAAATTTAAGTTAGATAATGGTTCACAAACAACTATTATAAATAGCTATATTCAGCATGATCAAACTAATTGGTACTGGTTTATTGGTGATCAATGGACTAACTATTCTTTTGGAACATTAAAATGCAATTATATAAATATAACAGATATAGGACAAAAATATCAACTCCGATCAAGAAATAATTTACTTCAAATAGTTAGGCATTCTCGTAGTAGAGTTGGTGGGTCTGCTTTAACTGAAATTGCTGGTTATACAAATCAAAATAGAATTAGATTAGTTGAGGTAAATAAGATATACGGTACAACTTTTAATAGAATTAGATTGACAGAAGTGAACAATACGTAATGGCAATTGAAATCAAGCAAGTTACAAAACAAGTTTATCTAGACGGTGTAGACATTAGTGATAAAGTTTATCGCATTGAGTATAATAATTCTGAAGACGCTCCTGTTAAGCATATTACAATTTATCTTAGAGATAAAAGTATTATATATGGAAAAAGAGAATACTTAAGACGTGACCAAGAATGGACTCAAACAAGAATTCAACTTTATTTAAATTCAATTTTTATGGGGAATTTCTTTTGGGAATCTACTAGCTTTAGTACTGGTATTATTGGTGCAGAAGCCTCTATTTCAGGTAGATCTGCCGTTGCTATTTTAGATGAACCTTATTCTACTCAAATAACTACTATCTTTGAAAATCTAAATTCTAAAAAAGCAGTCGCAGAAACTCTTTGCACAAGCGGAATAACTTTAAGCTGGCTAATTCCTGATTCAACTCTTCCTGCATCAAAATATGGTACTGATAAAAAGACTCCACTTGAAATAATAAATGATTTAGTTAAAGCTTGCAATGGAACATTAATAACTTATCATGACGATACTCTTGTTGCTACGTATAAAGAATTTACAACAGAAGGAAAACCCTCAGTAGCTACATTTGATGGAAAATTTGATATTATTGGTTTGTCAGAAGATCGTACTATTCCCGAAGGAAAAAATGAAATAAGAGTTCAATCTTATGAAGGTGGGACATATGAAAAAAACAGACCCGTTGTAAAGCTAGGACTTTCAAAAGACTCTTTAAAATCAGATGGAGCCGACTATCTATATGCTACTGCTCTTTGCTATAAGCCTTCTGGAGAATTAGAAACTTTAACTTTATATGAAGATGAGTCTCAACAAGCATCTGATTCTTCAGCTTTTGAAATAAGCGTTTCAAATCCAATAGCAGAAGTTGTTGGCATTTGGTTAGATGATGGTATCGGAGGGCATTCTACTGTGGTAGAACTTGGACCAGATGCTTATAAAAAAGGTGAAACAACAATTATTACTTCAACTTTTATGCCAATGAATACTGACTACTTAATAACATATAGAGGTGGAAGACTATGTACATTCTCTCAATCAACTGCATATGATGTTAGTGTTGATATTTCTTCTCCAAGCGTTCTAATAGAGGATGGTTCTGCTACCACAAGGGTTAGATCTCAAGATGGTGGTGGAGGTTGGGTATGGATAGAAGCAGAATTCTCTTCTTCTGGTGGAGGTTCTGCTAATGATTATAAACTTGTTACTGTACAAGACCCTAATGTTTCTGGCATTTCTTTATCTGCTAATCCAAGTTCTTTAGCTATAACTGAAACTGCAGATATTATGGCTAAAGTTACTAACTCAAGTGGTAATCCAATTTATGATGGTTTTACTGTTACTTTTTCAATTATAGAAGGTCATGGATCATTATCTGCAAATACAGCTACAACTTTATCAACTATAGTAGATAATATAAAAATAAGTGGTGCCGGTCATACTGAGTCTAGGTTGAGTCTTCCAGATATACCAAGCTCAATTTCTGGGCTATATTTAAATTCAACTAAATCTGGAACTAATTATATAAGCAGCATAGAAACAGTATCTGGTAGTACTGTTATTTTAGGAGTAGACGTCCCTTTATTTCCTCAAGGAGCTAATATTTGGGCTACGTATGTTACTGGAGGATTAGCTAAAATTCTATTTACAGCTCCTTCAACAATGCCTTCTTCATTAGAAGATGTAACTCATATATTAGGTATGGCTGGATCCGAAATAGATATTTGTGAGATATCTATAAATAAAAGCAGTACCGACAACAATAACAATAACAATGATAACAGTAACAATAAAGATAATAATAATTATGATCATTATTATAGTGAATGGCAACCAATTGAGTTTTCAGGAGTGTTCTCTGGGTATTCAGAAGCTGATAATCCATTAAAATTAAAAAAGTATCTTCCTCCTTTAGATAATGGATATTATGAATTTAGTAATAATGTATGCACTAATTGTTCTATTTATACTGACACAATAGGTGTCAATACTATTGTTTTATGCGTGGTTTATGGTTATTTTGAAGAAACAGAACAACAAGACGAAAAGATTAATCCCGAAGTTCCTCAATTTACACTTAAAGTTTTTGTTAAAGATTCTGAAACTGATACAGGAATAGCTGGAGCTTCAGTTACTATTTGGTGGCCAAAAACAGAAAATGCATTTGATGAGGAAACTCAATTTACTTCTGGTAATCCAGGTGGGATGGGGGTGGTTGAAATGGGAGTTGATAAAGGGTGGGCTACGTTTAAAAGAGCTGTCCCTTTCACAGCTGAAGTAGAATGTTTAGCAGAAGGTTATGAATCTGTAAATACATCTATTAATGGAGCTAATTATGCTCCAGCATCAGTATTAGAAAAGATAGGCGGTCGAACAGAAGGTGAAGTTAACGGGTCTTGGTGGACCGGAGAATATGCCACTTTTGAAGAATATATTAATGTAAGCAGTAATTCAGAAACTATAAAAAATCCAGTTTCAATATATTATCATGGAATAGTTTATGTTAGGGTTGTAGTTACTCAATGATAGATTTAAAAGTTAAAAGAGGAGCTGGTGATAGACCCATTGGCACTATTCAAGTTGAAAATTTAACAACAGAAGCTGAGGCTTTACTTTATGGTGAAAAAGAGATAAATGACCAATGGGTAATGGTTGATAAAATTGGAATTTCACAAGAAGAGTGTATTATAGCTGATCCTTTTGATTGTGTAAACGTAAATAGCAATCAAAGAGGGTGGATAGGCAAAACTTTATTTCTATCTTCTATTTCTTTAACTATTGATGAAAATAATATTTGTACTACTAACGCAGAATGTGAAGATTATATTAATTTTGAGGATTGATAATGTCATATAAAGATAATCTTAAAGTAACACAACAACTGCAAATTTTAGCTGCTGGACAATCAATAAACAATATTGATACTGGTAGAATTATTGCATATAGTAATTCAAAAAAGATTTATACAATTCAACTATTAGATGGAGGGTATGTAAAAGCTGTTGCTCCTGATAGTGATTCAAATACTTATCCAATTAATGCTACTGTAGAAGTGACAAAGACTAAAAATATAGGAGGAACTGTTTCTATATTAAGATATGCTCCCGGTTCTGCAAGCTCTAACTTAAAAACGTACTTAGTATGATAGATATTAAAGTTAAAAAGGGTAGGGGAGACAGACCAATTGGAACTGTTCAGGTTGAAAATCTGACCACAGAAGAAGAAGCAGTTTTATATGGAAAGTGTGAAGTTAATAAAAGTTTTACTCAAGTTCATAATATTGATATTAGTTTAGAAACTTTTAAGATTTTAAACCCTTTTGATTATATAACTTTAAAAAGTGATAAAAGAGGTTGGGAAGGAGAAAATATTTTCGCTTCTGGAGTTTCATATGTTATAGATGATCAAAATTTCTTTATTTTAAATGTAAATGGTGAAAGTTATTTACCATTCGAAGAAAATAAAATATTTGTTGAAGAGGCTGTTACTGGATATATTTTAAGAGAGGATGCTTCTTATATACTTCGTGAAGATGGAAATAGATTTGTTAGGGAATAATAAAAATGGCAGATATAAAAATAAGTGAAGATACTCTAACTACTTCTATTAGTGGTGCTGAGTTTATCCCTATTGTCCAAAATCTAACTAATTATAGAATTACTCCGGATAATCTTTTAGCTTCTAGAGTTACTAGTGTTTACATAGGGGCTCAATTAACAAATCATTTATCTACATATATTCATTCTACTTATATCACCTCTTTAATTCCAACTAATATAATGTCTGTCCATGAAAGTATTTATGATCATGATAATATCCATGTTAGACTTCATGATTTTGATAGCTTAAGTGATCATAATCCAATTACTGGAAGTCAAGATAATTTTGTTTCTTTGACAGCTGGAGGTTATTTACAAGATACAGGCGTTTCCGACGATACATACGTTAGAGTTGACGGGGCAAATCCCGTTGAGGCATATATAGATTTTACCGAAACCGCCGATGATACGACTCCGGCGGCAGATGTTATCCGTATCCGGGCGATGGATTTTAAGGGTTTCACATTCCTCGAATCCATAGATGCAACCGGGATGGTGCGTAAATTAGTACGTGATTCTGTGTATGTGGTCAAGGCAGATGTAGATATCACAATAGGGCAGTTGGTTTATGCCACCGGATCGTCCCGGAACGTACCAACGGTTGATCTTGCCAAATCAGATTCGATTGATACCATGCCCGCTATCGGAATAGCCATCGAGGAAATAACGTCTGGCACGTTTGGCCGGGTGATGCAGGTTGGCCTGATGGAACATTTCAATACGGACGCATTTGCAGAAGGGGATGTGTTATATGTATCGGCTGATATCGCAGGTGCTATGACTACCACACCGCCAACATACCCTAATATCCGTCAGGAGATTGGAACGGTTCTGGTCAAGGGAGTCGGCGAAGGAGCGATGCAGATTGTCGCCCGTACAATGTTATATGAGCCTATCATAGATCATGCCGGTCTCTTAAATCTCGAAGAAGGCGATCCCCATACTCAATATGTATTAGAATCAGGATACACAGCGAAAGGTGTTATCCTCGTCGGGACTGCGGCGGGGACGTTTGTAGCACTGTCTGTCGACGCAAACGGAACGGTATTGACAGCAGATTCTGGTGAGGCATCTGGTGTAAAATGGGCTGCAAGCAGCAGTGGAGTAACTGAATTAGCAAGTCTTTCTGATGTTACAATCACTCCTGCTACCTTAGACATAATTCTGTATGATGGAAGCACTTGGGTTAATACAACTTTAAATGACCCAGGAGGAATAACTGAATTAAGAAGTTTATCTGACGTTGTTATTGCTACGCCAGCAACAGTAGACACTTTAATATTTGATGGTTCAACCTGGATAAATACTCAATTCAGCGCTACTGGTTCAGGATTTACTAAATTAGCTAGTATGTCAGATGTTACAATTATTTCTCCAGCTACTTTAGATATTCTTATGCATGATGGTAGTACATGGATAAACACTGATTGTACTTATACTCATAGTTTAGCTGGATTAGATGATGTTACTGTTTCAGCTCCAGCTACATTAGATACTATGGTATATAATGGATCTATTTGGATTAATCAATCTGCGTTATTTAATGAAATAGCAAATGTAAGGATGACCATGGTTGGATCTAATATGATCCAATTAACTGGTATAGGAGGAACAAATGGCTTATTTTATATTAATGGAGAAATTGCTAATTTATCGACTACAATAAGAACACTAGATAATCTTTCAACTATGATTTTAGATGATGGAACAGATTCTACTTCACCTACAGTAGCTGCTACTACATTATTTGTTTACGCTAGCAATTCTTTAGTTACATCTATGCCGAACCAGTTAAGAACTAGTATATATAGTCCAAATGCAAACAAGTATTTAGGAACTACAGGAGATGCTAAAAATTGGCGATTGGCAGGTTGGGTATATTTAGTAACAGCAAGTGGAACACCATTTTATTATGATGAAAATTCAGCTCTTTTTGCTATTAGTAAATGGAACCCTAAACAAAAATATGGCTTTATTAGTAATACAACTTCTCATTCGTATACAACTGCATCTTGGAGAACATGGCTAAACAACATTGCTTTAACTAGAATTGAATTTATTCAACATGAGGATTTTCTTAACTTACATACAATGATGCAGGTTTATTATTATGGAACAGGATCTAGTGGAGCAAATGCAAATTCTGTAGGCTATGATTCTACTTCTGTTCCAGATGACACAACAACTATTTACTTTAGAAATGGAACTAATGATGACAATAGGTTTAGAACAGGAAGTTCCGGTATTCAACTAATGACTCCAGGATATCATTATGTAAATGTATTGCAACTAGGTTCAGCAAATTCATTGCTTTATAATGCATGTTATCTAACAATCAATATTTGGGGATAATAAAAAGGAGAAAAATATGAAAATGATTCCTTGGTGGTTAAAACTTGTTATAATGTTAATTGTTATTATTTCAATAATGATTTTTGGTGCTTGGCTATATAATAAGTTTACTAAACCAGAACAACATATAAGCACTGAATTAAATCCTAATTTTCAAGCAATTCAAACAATGGAGAATAATTATGAAAAAAACAAAGTTTATACAAGGTCTTTGCCTCTTGATCAGCTGCATTATGCTATTAACGGCATGCTACACTCTCAAACTCCCAAGCCCTGACGACTTTATAGTTACTGAAGAAGAGTATAGAGATTCAGTAGCTAAAGATATTTTAGCTGGTAAAGATATCGTTAATCCTACAATTAAACCTGGGACAGAAATCGGAACAACAGTAATGCTAGATGAAGATGCTGCTTCTCTTTATACTGATGCTAAGATGTATCAATTGCAAAGTGATAAGATTAGTGATGTAATGAAAAACAAATCTTTTCCTACATTTTGGCAAGAGATAAAGAGATTAGGAACATCGTTTTTGCTTGGCGTTCTTGTAGGAGCAGGATTAAGTTTATATCTAACTAAGTGAAAAATAGTTATAAATTAATATTTTAAAAAGTATAAATATTAGTAGTTTAGAAATTTATGAAAAATTGGATTTTAGATGTATAGTTACTTATTTTAGTAGATTTAAATTTTTTAAAATGCATTTTTTACAGCTCAAAATTGTAATGATTTTAAATAGTTAGAAAGCACAAAAAGCTAGTTAATTATAATTATATATAATTTAAATATAACTTTCAAAAATCACTCCTTTTTTGCTTCAAAATTGTTCTTTTTTTTAAAAAATTTTAAAATTCTTAATACTTTTAAAAGTTAGTATTAATTCTTATTTTATATATTTATAATATTTAATATAATCATTATATTTTTATATTAATAGAATTAAATTATAAGTTTAAAAGTTATAAATAAGTTAAAATATAAAAAACTTTAAATAGTTTTGTTTTTATTATAATATTTTTAAATAGATTAACTTAAATTATAATATCTTAATTATTAAATCTAATATATAAAAATTTTATATATTAACTTTTAAACTTTTATTTTATAGTTATTAATTAACAGAACAAAATAAAGAGCTAAATAGAAATTATTTAGCTCTTTTATAAATTTAAAGTTTAGAACTTAAAATTAAATCCTTTTTCTTTTTTAAAAACTTCTTTGTCTTTAGTCTTATCGTTTTTCTCTCTTAAAAGAACTAAAGATCTTTTAGCTTCTTTGCTAATTTTACTAATTCTTTTTGTTGGCAAATCAAGTCCGTTAGCAAAAATAGTTATGGCATAATTTAAGTCAAGTTCTTTACTAATTTTAGCTGAAAAAGCAAAATAAGTATTTTTAACCTTTTTCTTAATTATTTCTTGTAATCTAAAGAAACGTTTCATATCAATACATTGTTGGTTTTTATATTCTATGAAAGCTAAAACTCTTTTTGCACTTTTCCAATTACCAACCTGAAATATATCTGTATCTACTTCAATAAATTGTTCAAAGATTCCTTCTACCATTTCGTTAGTAAGTTCTTCAAACTTGATACTGTAACATTTAAAACAACCATTTCCTGAAAACAAAACTTCATCAATTTCATTATTGTCAACGCTTGAATGAGTTTGAGATGTAAACCCGTCTAATGAAAATATAGAATCTAATCTATGAGTAAGAAAATCATTTGCTTTATCATAATAGTTTTCAACATCAACAGTTTTTGAGAAGCTTTTAAACAGTTCATCATTGTCAATAATAATCATGTTACTAAGCTTAGAAGAATATTTGAAATAAATTCGCTGAAGATTAAGAAAGCTATTTGGATTAGCAGGAATTTCTTCTGAAAGTTCTGGAAGAACTAAAATTGCTACAATTTTTTCATGACTTGGTAAACTTTCAACAACTTTGTCAAAAATAGTAGAACCAGATCCTCCACCAAGACAGGCAATAATCATATGAAAATGAACTTTGTTTTCAGCTGTTATAGCTTCGACAAAATTTTGAATTTCTTCTGAATGATTAGCAACGATAGTTATTCCCTTTTCAATACGCTTTCCAGTTCCTTCGCCTTCAAGCATCAAGATATTATCGCCTTTATGTTTTTCAAGATCTTGTGACGCTGTATTGATAAAAGATAGATTGATATCATGGTGTGATTTCATTTTTTTATAAAGTTCATCAGCAATTCTAGAACCCCCTTCACCAAGTCCAAACAGATTAAATTTTCTTTTTCTTGTCATTTACATTCCTCTTTAAAATTGTTAAAACTATTTTCTGCTTCTATAAGATGTTCTTTATAAAGAGCAAGCTCTTTTTTACAAATTTCTAAACATTTTTCATAACTTACAATTCTTTTGCCATAATATCCAACAATGCAATTGTTAAATTTAATCTCTAACCAAAAGAATGCTTTTCCTGTGAGATAAAACAACTTTTTCATTTTTTTACCTTCTTATATCTCTTGTAATCATAAACAATAACTGCTATTGTAAGCATAGTCAAAGCTAATTCAGAATAAAACAATAAAAAGTTTTCTATAACTATACCTAAAACTGAAGCAAATAAACAAAATCCAAAAACAAGAACTACTAAATAATAAGTTTTCATTTTTTTTCTTCAATTGGTTTTAAAAAGAACATAAATTCAAATTGAAAGAAAGTTATATTTAATTTTACAGTTCTAACTACTTGAAAGTAAAATTGATTATTATAGATATAGTTAATATAATAGAAATGAGTTAAGTAATTTAAAAGTGTAAAAGTAAATGAAAATAGATTGCCAAAGTAGTTATTGCTCATAAATAAAACTGTTTTAGTTTTCATTCTATACTCTCTTTAAAATATACAGCTTCTATTGGAACATTAAGATCAAAAACAATTTCAAATCCAAGCCATTCATATATTTTATATTTGTTACCATATTTAATATGAAAGTTTTCTTCAAGTGGATCTCCATAGCTTATAGAATCTATAAAGTCTCTATGACATGGATGCAACCAAAATTTGTAATTTTTTGTGGGGAAAGTTTGTTTACTAACTGAATCATAGAGCTTTGTAAAAGTATCTTGTGTAATCATTTAATTACCATACCAATAAACATTTCTTAATTTGTGGAATCAAGTTTTTTCTTGTTTTCCAGTTTACTTGCCGCCCTTCTAAAATAAAAGGTCTTAACTTTTCCATTAAGACCTTGCTTGAACCATTGAGAGGAATAATTTTAACATTCCTTATAGAGCTTATTGAATAACTGAATTCACTAAATTCTAAAGTTGATTCTGTAGCGTGGTGGTTCACCTTATTTTTCCAATCAGTTGTTGTCAGGTGTTTTTCTTTATAATGAAGGAGTGCTAAGAAATGTCTGAATAAGCAGATTTGTAGAAATGTTACAAATTTAACATTTCTAGAAGGATCGTATTTCTGTTTACATTTAGCAAACACTAAAACGCCTTCGTGAAAGAGGTCTTCTATTGTGTATGCTCTAAACTGTTGGTGAAATTTCCATGATTGTTGGTAAATAAGTTTTTCATAAGCATCAAAATCACTCCAAATCTCCTGATTTTCCATTATCTTTCTCCCGTATCAACAAAAAGTTGTACAGAGTAATTGAATCAAATTCTTCACCCTTCCTAACACGAGCTAGAAGAGTAGACACTTGCAGATTATATTTTTCTGCCATCTCTTTGACGCTTAGAAAATGTTCCCAACCTTTAATTTGGAAAACTTCTTTTAAAGTTAAAGATTGTTTGTTAATCTTGTTTCGCATTTGAGTTTGTTTTCTCCTTTTTATCTTCTAAAAGGCTCCAAAAATAGTTATTACATTTTAAACATTCTATTTTTATATAAATTTTGTCTTCAACTGTTTTTGTTTGAAAAGTATTTCCTTTTAATAAATCGCTTCCACAATAAAGACAAAAATTAGCTTTTACTTTTTCATTCATTATGTAACCTTATTTTAATCCTTCTGATTTAAATCGCTCAAGTTCAGCAATAAAATCAGTTATTGTAGAATAATGCTGCTTGATTTTTAGTAGTATTATAATTACGTCTTCTATAGATATGTAAAGTCTCTTTTTATCATCTTCTATTGAATTAAATATCATTTTTATTATACCTTTCTTTTAAATATTCATCATATAATTCAGCGAATTTTCCAGAATCAATTTTTTCCTGTATAAGTTTGATAAAATCTTCAGCATTGAATCTGTCTTTAGGCTTCCAATCTTTACTTCCCATTTTATTTCTCCTTAAAGTTAATTGGTGGGCGAGGAGGGATTTGAACCCTCACGTCCGTAAAGAACAACGGATTTTAAGTCCGAGGCGTCTACCAATTCCGCCACTCGCCCATTATAGTTGGCTGACGGGGAAGGATTCGAACCTTCAAGACTCTTGGGTCAAAGCCAAGGGACATTACCAATTCGTCTACCCGTCAATAATTCTAGTATAATTCTATATGTCTACTATATTTTCTAGCATAATTTTTATACCAACAAGGAATAAATTTTCTTAACCATCTTGTTGAATGTTGAGAATTTATATTTAATAGTTTTGCTAACTCTACTCTCCATGTTTTCTTCGAAAAATCAATATTACTATTTATAACCAACTCTATTCTTTGTTTTTGTATTCTATTAAACCACGTTATTGAATGTATTCTTTTTTCTTTTTTAGGACGTTTTATTCTTTCAACTTTATTTGCTAAAAGCTTTGGCTTACTATCATAAGAATATAGAAAATTAAGAAATTCATTTATTTTTGTTTCATTAGCTTCATCATATCTTATTCTAAAAACAGACCAACCATTTTCTAATAAAAAAGCATCTTTCTTATTATCACGGTGAATTTGCTTTTCAGCTAAATGAAATGTTCCATCTAATTCTACAGCTATTTTTATATTTGAAAAAGCAAAATCTATAAAATATGGATATATAGAAAGTTCATTAATTATATCATATTTTGAAGCCAGATTGTACTTAATAATAACATTATCATAAAACCACTCTTCCAAATAGCTCATTTTGCCAGCATTTCTTCTTTGGTAAGCTGTTTCGCCAGTGTTCTTTTTTATATACTCAACTCTAGCTTTCCTAAGTTTCTCTCTTGTTTCTTCATTAATATTTGATGATGTATAAGATTTTCTTTTAATAAAACATTTTTTATCACAGCATGTTAAATAAAACTTCTTATTATACCTATATTTTGCATTATTAAAACAATAAGGACATTTTGGTATTTTAAGATTTTAAGATTATCATATTGAACAAAATAATCAAAAATTGTTATATTATGTATTTTAAGATGTAAAGAGAGCCCTAAATTATTTTTTATTATTTTATTACAAATTTTACAAATCATTAGCTTTTAATTTTTAGACTAATCCAATTTTTAAATTGTTGAAGTTTATTTATAATCCATATGAAAGCATTAGCAATACCAATAAGACCAACGACTTTCGCATCATGTTTGCAAGGAAGATTTTCATATTTTATATAATCCATTTTAGTATCTCTTTAAATAAGAGGTAACTACTATCCAAGACGCTTAGCGACTCAGGTAGTAGCGATGTAGACATTTAGCGACTACTGCCTCTTTTTAACTTTGGAGCCGAAGGAAGGACTTGAACCCTCAACCTACTGATTACAAATCAGTTGCTCTAACCAATTGAGCTACTCCGGCTTTGTTAATATCTTGCGCTCTTTATTACTAAGAGCTTATGTTTTATTTCTTCTAAATCATTAATAAAATGTTTAATGTCATCTAGTCTTTTATTAATAGAGCCGTCAAAAATTAACTCACTTAATAATTCTTGTTCCATAACATTTTGATCGCCTGTTTGGAATAAAATAGACATCTTTGGTAATGATTTGTTACTTTTTGTAGAATTTATTTTAACCCCCAAAGTTATTTGGCCTTCTAAGGCGACTCTGCGAATTTTCATTATTTTATCCTTTTATATTCTTCTTTAGCTTTTAACTGTTCTGATAGTCAAATGCTGTGTTTACTTATTATTACTTTTTATTCTTTTTTGAACAAAAATCACTTCTTTGTTTTTTAAAATTAGTTTTCCCTGTTCCGTTGCAAATTGTGCAAGTAACAGGATAAGTTGAAGGAGGATGATGATATATAATACTTCCATCTGATTCTTGAACTTTTTCACCTGGATCAGAATATAAATAAGAACCTTTTCCTTTACAATCAAAACATTTATACAGTCTAGGGCCTTCCCATACCCAATACCAAATATTGTTTTCACAAATAGGCTTAGCATCTGGATGTGGAGGTTTTACAACTCTATAAGAAAGCTCGTTTGATCTTGCTTTATACCACCCTGTAGATTTATATAAATCCCAAACTTCATCTTTATCATTTGTCATATGATGAACAATTCTATCGCCGGCTTCTAATGATTGAGACCATAGACCGCCAAAACCAATTGGCTGTTTTCTCATTTTGAGTTTCATAATCTATATCATATTAACAATTAAAATTCTGGTAGCGGGTCAATCTTTTATTTTTATAACTTCCTCAATAGTTCCATTCTCTAAGAAAGATATCGGGAGAAGAATTATATCTTTACAAAATTCTCTATAAGTCTTACCTATTTTATGAACATGAGAAATTAAAATTTTCTGTCTTTTATCCTCTTTACAATCATAATATAAACGTCTAATTGCAAGATAGATTCCCCTAGATGTGTTTGCTGTATATTCAATAAGATAATCAGAAGAAGCAAAATCAATATATCTATCCTTTATTCTTTCTTTACGAAACTCACAGTTAAATATTTTTTCTAATTTCTCTTTAACTGGAAGTTCATCTTTTCTATAACTTAAATTACCTGAATAAGAAAGGACAAGTAAATAAAAATCATTTAAAGGTCTGTTGTAATTAAAAAATTCTTTCCTCCTTTTTATGGCTTTAGCAACCCACTCTTTTTTGATGATTATATCTTCAGGAGTTTTAGGATTATTTTTCATATTTAACATAAATAATTCTTTAGCTTTTATCCTAGCTTCAGGTTCTTTTTCATACAAATCTTTATAGAATTGTTTTAATGTTTTAGAAACTTTTTCATTCATTTCTTTTTTTTTTCTTTTGAGGAAAAGCCTCTAGCACATTTAACAGAACAAAAACGTCCTGAAGCATAAGATCCATCATGCTCTTGATCACAATACTCACAAATCATAAAAGAAACCTTAAAATTGAAATTGGTGGGACGAGAGAGAATTGAACTCTCATAGACAGATTAAAAGTCTGCTATTCTTCCATTGAATTACCGTCCCCAAAATATTAATAGGTCCTTACTGGCATTACAACACCAAATGTTTTTCGACACTCTATATTGCTACATGTTTTATGAAATGTTCCGTCTTTGTGAATCATTGACCGTCTAACTTCATAAAGCATTGTTTGCCCACAATGAGGACATTCCATCTCTATAGAAACAAAATTGAGTTTTCCATTAACTATATTATCAAGTATTTCTACAGTATCTTGAATAGCTGCTTCATTATATGTTTTGAAACAAGCTAAACAATCATATTGCTTATTAGGAGGAATAATATTGTTCTTTCCACTTCTATGAATAGAAAATGTTAATTGTGAATTTCTATTATTTGGTGAAATATAAACTCTTTTGCAAAGTGACTTTCCATTTTCTGTAAAAATATGATTTAGTTTACATTTAGGTGGCTTTGCATGAAACATTTTCTAAACCACTATTAATGGCCTATCTTTCATAACAACTTTTAAATCATCAAAACTTATAGGTCGTTCTAAAACATCTGCCCCAACATCTAAGGACTTTCCATAATGTTCTAACTTCCCGTGAACATGTCCATATAGGTGCCAAGAACCATGAAAAGATCTATTCCAACTTCTATGAGGATAATGATTAAGCCAAATATATTCTTTATCAATTTGTAAGCCAATTGAATCCCTTATCTGTAACCAAGGGAGTTTTAAGACATCATGTTTATCATGGTTTCCCACAACTAAAAACTTTTGACCATTTAGAGAATAGAATATTTCTTTAGCATTATCAAAAGCAAAATCGCCTAAAAAGTAAATTATATCATTAGGTCTAACAGTAGAATTCCAACGTTCAATATAAACATCATCCATTTCTTTTATAGTTTTGAATGGACGATTACAATACTTTCTGATATTGTCATGACTAAAATGCGTATCAGCCCAAAAGAAAATGTTGTTCATTCATCTCTCCCACATATCACAAAGATCACTCTTCTTAAGTCTATAATCATCTGGTTGAAATAATTTGCAAATTATAACTTTATGATACTCATTTTTGTTTTTATTTTGATTACAATTATAGCAACAAGGAGTTTTATTTGAATCTTTTTTATTATCCATCTTACCACTCCTTCTCAAATTTATTGAAAAGATTTATCAATCTCCATTTCCATAGTGTTGGAGAAAATATGTTTGTCAATATTTTTTTAGTCTTATTTATAAGTACTTTATAATACAACTGATTATATTCTTTGATAGTTAAATTTGGAATTAATAATACATCAGTTATGTTTTCTTTATTGCCGAGATTTTTTAACCAAACATAACAATTATCTTTCATTATTTCAGTAATAGTGTCTGTTGATCCATCAAGATAAGTAGCATAATGAATTACTTTCATACCAATTTTAGGCTTTATAACTGATTGAATTTTTTCATATTTCCTCATAATTCTAGGAATATAAGCTTCTGTTTCTATTAATTTCATTTTAATACCTATACTAGTAAGTTTTTTGCCCAGTTAACGCTGGCTGTTGACAATAATAATTACCTTTTTTGTCTACTAATTTAAAGTTTCCATTAATCAAAATCATTGGATAATAATTCATTTCTCCTGGAAATCTACCTACGCCAATAAATTGATTCTCTTCTTTCTTTTGTTTGATTACAGATTTTTGAGCTTCTGTAAGTTTTCCGCACCAATATTCAGAATATTCAAGCTCATCCATATCTAGTTCTCTATTTTTGCGAGTATAAGCTTTTTCTTGTTTCATTTTCTATCTTCTTAATGCAAAGTTCTATTTTTTACAATATCTTCTATTATGCTTAAGAATTGTTTAAATATACATTCTTTTCCTATAGCATTTGTGGTTTGAACATTAATATTTTGTCTTATAAAAATAAGATCTTTTTCACAATCTATTTTATTTTCAGAAGAAAAGTTCTTAGTTTTAACAATTTTAATCATTTTTCTATCCTATCTCACAAATCCAAAGCAATACTTGCCATTTCCAAAATATTAATGTAATTCCACGAACAAGAATTCTGTCTTTTATAAAAACATGATGACATTCATGTTCAAACCACGTCCCATATTTTTTGAAGTATGGAATTATTGGTTTGTCTTCTCTATTGTTAGGATAAATTCTTTTTACTTTAGAATCTTCAATATACACTTTTAACCTCATTTTAAAACTGGCTGCGAAGTTAGGAATCGGACCTAAATTTCCTGTTTAACAGACAGGCGTAATACCATTATACCACTTCGCATTAACTGGTCGGGATGCTCCGATTTGAACGGAGGATCTCTCGGCCCCAAACCGAGTGACTTACCAAACTAGCCTACACCCCGAATTATTCATCATCCCAAAGATCTTTCTTGTGAATATCAAGCTTATCACAAAAAGTATGGGCTATATTGTTAAACCATATAGAAGTATCAAGGAAGATTAAAGAAATAGAAAATAAAATTTTGATCCATGTGATCTTAATTTTTCTCATAATAGTTTACTGTTTAAGAAAAACATTTTTTAAGTTTACCGTTTGTTTTTCCAGGACTTTTAAAATCTTTTTCTACTAATAGTCTTTTTAGTTCTATCTTCTTGCTCTTTGTTAAAAATTGGTCTGGCTGGTAGGAGTCGAACCTACATCAAATGGCTTAGAAGACCATTGTTCATCCATTGAACTACAGCCAGATATTATAATCTTTTCTTCAATATTAAAACCGAACATTTTTAGATTACACTGGTTGTTTATATTATATATAAGTATGCTGTTTATGTAAACCTTTTTTACGACTTCAATTATTATAATTTTTTAATCTAGCGCATTGATTTGTTATAATTTTCTTCTTCAAAATAATATTTTTCTAAGTATAATTTTCTTTGTTTATTATGTAATTTATGATCTATTTTTTTAATATTTATTGGTGTATCTTCAGTTTCTATAATTGCATTTTCACATTCTTTACATAATTTAGGATGAGCAATACTATAGATATTGCATGATTTTTTAGATGTCATTTTACATGAGAATCTTTCGCATAAAAACAAGTTTATCTCCTTTATAATTGTATGATATGTATTATTATATTTTAAAATGCGATGTATATAAGTTCTTTTTTATTTTTCTATGATGTACAGTTTAAAATATAATACTATATGTAATTCATTATGGAGAATTGTCTTATGGAAACTAATGTAAATCTTTTAATGTCTAAAGAAATAAAACGTCTTATCAAGTACGAAAATCTTCAGCTTAATAAAAGCGGGTATAAAAAGCACAAAAACGGAACAACTAAAAAAATAGTTGAAAAGTTTCTTAAAAACAATAATATACTAGAACAATATCAAAATTGTTTAGAAGAACAAGTAAATATTGTAAATCTTTTACATAACTATATAGAACTTTTAATTGAGCATTTCAAGTTCTATTTTGATAATGTTAAAAATAATGATGAGTGTATTGAAGATTGGAGAAAAGTTCCTGAAATGAAAAATGATGAAATTAAGAGTAGAATAATAGAACGATTTAGTGCATATTTTGTGTATCAAGAGGCTAGTTGAAAGAAGAACATATAGGCATATTTGCCTCGCTTTATTTCAAAAATAACTTTATACAAAAATTGCATAATACAATTTCGCCTTCTGCATGGACAGCGTTGTCTTATTTTTTATCTAAATTCGTTAAAGGCGAAGACATAATTTTTACCATAGCGTTGTCAAGCTTAAAAATTTCTGGCAATACTTTAAAAAAAATTATTAATGGTTTTAATTTTCTTGGGTTAGTATCTTTTTGCCAAATTAGTGATTTGCATTCAAAAATTTCAAGTCATAACTTTCAAATATTGAATGCAAATGAGCAATTTAATAAGCTAAGACTTAATGAAACTTTTAAAATAAATTTAAGCGAAGAAGCACTAATCAAATTTGCTTTTCTGTCTGAAAAAGATATAAATGATATTTTTTTACGCTTCAACTTGTCAAAAGATATTGATTTCATTAACAAAATTAATTCTTTATTCTTAAATAGATTTAAAAATAGTGAGTTAGAAGAGTTATTATTTCAAGTAAATAACATATTCTTGTCAAGCGAGCATAATTCAATTGGCGATATGGATTATTATATAAATCTGCCAGAGTGTAATAACATTTCTTCCAATGCACTATTTCTATTATTCTATTATTATAATAGATCTTCTCTTTTTCTATTAAAAGAACTATTAAAAGAAAAAGAACTAATAGAAAGTGCGAAACTCTCAAGATTTGAAGGAAGCCTCACTGATAAAGAAAATAGATACGCGATTGATTTTATAGATAAGATATCTCTTGAATTTGCTTCTATATTGTCACATTATATGAGATTTAAAAAATTTAAAAAGCTATTCAAGATTGATGATACACATAGGGATTGGGAATTATTTAAGAAGTTTGCTGTTCAATTAAATGATGTTGCTTTTGGTTATGATATTGAAGTTAATAATATATTTCAAAAATTCTGTTCTTTTTTGTTTGATGAGAAAAAGAGAATAAACGTGAGGCTGTTTAAAACATACTACGATTCTTTTATAGTTTATCTTGAGAATGAGAAAGTTGTAAATATAGAATTTAATGAAACTGAAAAAGATGTCGCAGAACATATCTATGAAATATATAAGCAAAAATTAGAAAGTGCTGTATTAAGATCAAAAACAGAAGAAGAAAAAGTTGTGTTGAAAAGTATTAGAAATATAAAAAAGAATTCTAAAGCTTATAAAGATTTTCTTATCTGTGCTAAAAATTTAATTGATTCAAAAATATATAATAACGGTTTTGACTATGGAGTTTTTGTAGATAGTCAAATTTCTGGTCTTGCTTTTACCGGTTCATTTCCAAAGCACTTTCATTTTAAAACAGAAAATGCCTTGTCAAGATACATAGAGTATACAAAAAAGAATTTGGGCATTAAAGAAAGTTTAATGATGAGAAAAGAACACGGGGCAGAGCATGATAAATGGGAAGAGTTCATTGCTAAGAAGATTAAAGGTGAAGCTAAATGAATGAAGCTATAAGATCTCTTCAAGAACTCAAATGCTCAAACTACTATGCTATGCTTCCAAAATCAATGCAGAACAAATCGTTTGTTAATTTTGATTTTACTAATAATGAAGAAGTAGCAGAAAGCTTATTTGATTTTATTGTAGGAGACAAAAAAGAAAATATAATATTGCACGGTGACTTTGCTACTGGAAAGACGCACCTTCTTTGTTCACTGTTTAAAGTACTGCTAGCAGAATATAGTAGAATTGATAAGGTCTATTTTATAACATTCCTTGATTTTGATGACACAATTTCAAAGTTTCTTGAAACTAAAGATAGCATCTCAGAATTTATAGGGTTCCTTAGTAATGTAGATTATCTTTTGGTTGATGATGTCTTTTGTGTAGACATTTCTAAATTTTCTGAAAAAGAATTTGTGAAAGTTATTGACTATAGATTCTACAATGAGAAGCCAATAATCATAACTTTGAATTTACTTGATAAATTAAAAGAAAGATTATCTGCTCATGCTACTAGTAGAATTCTTGGATCTGCAAAGCTAATAAAAGTTAACAATTTCTCAAATGAGATAAGGAGATAAAAATGGATAATTTTGAAGAGCAAGTTCTTAAACCAGTAGAAGAAGAAATGAAGAAAGAAAAATCTGAAGAAAAAGAAGTTTATGTTTCTAAGCAAGGTTTCGAACAAGCAAGAGTCATGAGAGGTTTTACAGAGATTAAATCACTTTATGAATTCCTCAGAAACAACTTTTATGAGAATAAGGCATTCATCTGTGGTGGATATGTTAGGTATATGTGTTCGCCACGAAAGAAACCAGAGCCAGCAAGCGATGTAGATATCTATGTCTACGATCAAGAGTTCTTTGATCCTTTCAAAGATAGAATTACATCTTACTTTGATTTAAAATTAAAACACGAAAATGAAGTATCAATCACATATGAAGGTATACTAGATACAGAACGTTCTCTTTTCGCTTGTCCGCCTATCCAGTTAATTAAGCCAGAAAACAAAGGTGCTATAGTTGCTACTGGAACAATGGAAGAGATACTTGAGAATTTTGACTTCACTGTTATTAGAGCAGGACTACTTAATGATACAAGAGCATTAGTAGATGCTGATTTCATGCATGATGAAAAGTTAAGACTTCTTAGATTAAAAAACATCCATTGCCCTGTTTCTTCATTGCTCAGATGTTATAAGTATGCCCGAAAAGGGTATTTCATGAGACCAATCGAAGCACTTAGGTTGTTTAGCGATTGGAACAACAGAGATGATGAGTATAGAACAAAAATAATTGAATTTCTTACAAAATCAGATTCTGGTAATGGATTAACTCAAGAAGAAGTCGATGAACTTGAATCTTTGATGAGGATAGATTAGATATGATTTATCTAAACTTAAAAAATAGTATAAGGGTATGTGCTCATTGCAAATATATATTTTGGATAAATAAGAAAGGTTGCCCAAAATGTGATTTTGGTGCTGATTATGGAGCATTTGCTATTTATGATTCTTGGAGAACAATATTTGTTTCTTTTGTTATGCAGTGTTTTAGAAAATTAGGTAGATAAAAAATATAAACATGATATCAATTGAGTTTGAAAAAGCACTTCTTAAACTTGTGATTGAGAATGAACAAATTAGAATTCTTTGTTTTGGAAACATAAAGCCAAATGATTTTTCTAAAAAATATTTAGCAGAGATTTACAATTTTGTAGAAAATTATTATAAAAAGGGAAAACAGCTTACTTATGATATTCTCAAAATACAATTTGAAACATATACTTCTTATATTGAAGAAATTAATAATTTAGAAGTTAATGACACAGAATACTATTCTGAAAAGTTAGTTGAATTTGTAAAACGAGCTAGGATGGAAGAGTTAGTTAATAAAGCACTTGGAGATTTTCAAGATGGAAAATTTATTAATTATGATTTGTATTATAAAACTATTAACGATATTTGTTCTTTTAATCTTAGTTCTACGTACTTAGGAATAGAATTATTCGACGATTTCGATTCATATTTTGATCTTCTTATAACTAAAAGAATTGAAGATCATATAAGAACTGGAATAACAGAGCTTGACAAAATGCTGCATGGTGGTGTTAATACTGGCGACTTGTCAGTTATGATGGCTGGGTCTGGTCAAGGAAAGACTACATTTCTTATTAATATGGCACACGGTGCATTAAGTCAGAGAAAAAGTGTTTTGTATATTACACTAGAAATTGAAGAAAGTTATGTTCTTGAAAGACTAATCCGTAGAATAATGCACGCTACATTTAATGATATTCTAGTTGATCAAGATAAAGTAAAAGAAATTCTTGGTAAGTTTTGTGAGTATACAAAAAGCAAGTTTTTGGTTTATGAATCTTTAGAAGATACACTTACTACAAGTAATATCGAGTCTAAAATACTTCCATTACTTCAACAAACAAAAGAATTTAAACCAGATGTTATTTTAATAGACTATATCGATCTTATGAGAAGTAATGATGATCGTTATGGTGGTACTTTTAAATATGAAGAACAAGGAAGCATTGCTCAAGAAATGAAACAGATGGCAAAGAGAATAAAAGTTCCAATATTTACAGTGAGCCAAGTAACGGCGAGTGAACTAAGCAAAAAAGTCTTGACTGAAAAATCAATGGCTGGGTCTAAAGAGAAATTTAGAAAAGCTGATAATGTTTGGGCTCTTTTACAAGAAGAAGCAGAATTAGAAGCTAATATGGGAAGGCTTTTTGTATCAAAGGCAAGAAACGTAAAAGGGCGCGGTGCTCAGATTCCAGTATTAGTGGATTTAGATAGAATGCTAATAGGCGATATTTAATGCTAAGTACAATTGAAACTTATTTTAAAAAAGTCAAATATCAAAACGGTGAATTCCTTACTTATTGTCCTTATTGTCCTGACAAAAAAGGCCACTTAACAATAAATCTAAAGAAGAAACTCTATCACTGTTATCGTTGCGGGAGAGGTGGTAAGCTTGAAGAACTTTTAAATGAACAAGGTATAAATGGAGTTTATTTTGGTAATGTTAAAGAAAGTTTTAAAGATAGAAAAACTATACTAAATGGAAAAATCAATCTTACTTTAATTCCTATTTTACATAATAATTCTCATATAGCAAAAATTGCTTATGAATATATAAAAGGCCGTGGCATTTCAGATGAAATAATAGAGAGATATCTTTTAAGTTATACTGATGATAAAAAGTATCTAGGAATGCTTATTATTCCGTTTTTTGAAGATGGAAAATTAGTTTATTTTACGACTAGAAGATTTTTAGGTAAAGGTAAAAAGACATTACATCCAGCTAAAGAAGAAATTAATAAGGCAAGCTCGCAAGTTCTTTTTAATTATGAGCATTTGAAAAACGAAGTTATAATAGTTGAAGGACCATTTGATTGTTTGAAAATGCTTTCATTAGGATTTAAAAATACAACATGCCTTCTGGGAAGTTATTTTAGTGATGAACATATAAAACTTCTTTTAAAAAAGAAAATTAATCATATTATTTTAATGTTAGATTCTGATAAATTTAAAGAATCTTTGTTATTAACTCAAAAATTGATATCGTATTTTGATATTGTAGAAGTTGTTAAACTTGAAAAAGGAGACCCAGGAGATTTTGAGACAGAATATGATTATTTAAAGTTAGAAAAATTTAAGTTTACAAATAAATTAGAGGTTTCTATAACTTTAAAGAACTTATAAGGTGATTTTTTTGCTTTATTTTAGAATAAAGTAACTAGAAACGAAAGCAGCAAAAACTGCTTTTTTCTTTTCTATGATGTGCAATCTAAAATATAATAATATATGAAACAAATTAAATTTGTCAATTTACATTGTCACAGTCAGTATTCTTTTCTTGATGGTGTTGCTTCTGTTGATGACTATATTTCTAAAATTAAAAGTGATAGTTTCTATGATAGTATTCTTTGCATTACAGATCATGGTAATCTTTGTGGTGCAATGGAAGCTTATGTTAAGGCAAAACAAAATAATCTCAAATTTCTTTTTGGTTTTGAAGCATATATAAAGCTTTCTGACAAACTTACATACCACACAACTCTTTTAGCAAAAAACTATAAAGGTTATCTAAATCTTCTCAAACTTCATAATTATGGTTGGCGTCATTTCTATTATAAGCCTTTAATAGATGAAGAATTTCTTTTTGAAAATGCTAGCGATCTTATCGTAACTTCAGCATGTATTGGCGGAGATATTCCACAAGCGATTGATTTAGATGCAGGCGACTATATAGAAAAGAAAGTAGCGAAATTAAAAGAAGTTTTTGGAGAAAATTATTTCTTTGAGTTGATGTTATATAATGTTCCCCGCCAAATTAAAACTAATAATAAATTATTAGAACTTTCAAAACAATTTGATATTAAATGTATTATTACAACAGATAGTCATTATGTAAATCCTGAAGATGTTAAGGCTCAAGAAGCATTAATAGCAATCCAACGAAATCAAAAAATTGGTAATTCAAAACTATTTACAGATTATAAGGATTTGTATGTTAGAAACTTAGATCAATTTTTAGAGTCATATATTATTTGTAAAGAAAATGGACTTGAACTTTCTGAGAACAAATTGCTTGAATTTATTAATAATACAAGTGAAGTTGCTAATGAATGTGAACAGTTTGAGTTTGACGTTTCAACAAAGCTTCCAAATGTAAAAATAAGCCTTAAAGAAATAGAACAAATTCTTTTAAATGCAATAACTGAAAATTATGAATATAAGCTTTTTGGTGTTGAAGATTTAGAAAAATATAATGAACGCCTTGAGTATGAATTTTCTATTCTTAAGCAAATGAAGTTCTTAAGATATTTCTATGTTGTTTATGATATAATGCGCTTTTGCAGAGATAATGATATTATGGTAGGTCCTTGTAGGGGAAGTGTTGGCGGAAGTTTAGTTGCTTATTTGCTTGACATTACAAAATTAGATCCTATTAAATATGACCTTATGTTTGAGCGCTTTATTAATAAGAATAGAAAAGATTATCCTGATATAGATATTGATTTTGAAGATACAAAAAGAGATACAGTAAAAGAATATCTGAGGGAGAAATATGGAAATGTAGCAGATATAATGACAGTTTCGTCACTTGCTTCAAGAGGAGTACTTAGAGATTTAGGAAGAGTTTTTGATTTAGATGACAGACTTGTTGATATGACTTGTAAAAGTATTTTTTCTTCTGAATCGCTTAACGATGCAAAAGTTAATCACAATGAAATTAAAATTTTTGCTAAAAATTATCCTGAAATTTGGAATATAGCTAAAAAGCTAGAAGGAAAGCCTAGACATATATCAAAACATGCAGCAGGTATTGTTATAGCTCCACAAAATATTGATGAAGTTATTCCTATTGTGGTGAAGAATAAAATTGAACTTACTGGGTGGCCAGAATCAGAAGGAACACATGAAATAAGCAGAATAGGGCTTTTAAAATTTGATATATTAGGTCTTTCAAATCTTACAATTATAAAAGATACCCTAAAATTGATTGATAAAGATATTGATTTAAATTTAATTGATATTGATGATAAAAGAGTTATTGAGCAATTTGCAAAAGGTAATACAAAAGGTATCTTTCAATTTGAGTCTAGAGGAATTACTGATTTACTTATGAAATTGAGACCTACAAAGTTTGACCATTTAGTAATGGCAAACGCGCTTTACAGGCCTGGTCCTCTTTCTTCTGGTTTTGTTGATGAATTTATTATTCTAAAAAATTCTGCAAGGAGAGAGCAAAACGGAATTTTAGACGGTATACTTGGAGACACATTTGGTATTCCAATCTATCAGGAACAGGTTATGAAGATAGCGTCTAAGTTTTTGGGTATTGACTATCATGAAGCCGATAATTGGAGGAGATTTGTAACTAAAGACACTCAAGATAAGCAGGCCATAGAAAAAAGAAGAAAAGAATTTATTGAGAAATCCATATTTGATAAAGAAATTACTTTAAAAGTATGGAATACTATTGTAAATTTTGTAAACTATTCTTTCAACAAAGCGCATTCTACTGGGTATGCACTTTTGGCGTATTGGGATATGTGGTTGAAGGTGTATTATCCTAGAGAGTATATGGTATCGCTTTTAAGTAACACTTCATATTCTGATAAAAGAGAACTCTACTTAATTGACTGCATAAAAAGTCATATATCAATATTGGGCGTTGATATTAACAAGTCAAAGAAGGATTTTTCAATAGATGGCACTAGTATAAGGTTGGGCTTTTCTCTCCTCAAGGGTTGCGGAGACAAAGTTGCTGATGCTATTGTAAGTAATCAACCATATGATGATGTTAATGATTTTCAGAAAAAGCTAAAAGGGAAAAGGGTTAGCAAAACAATTACTGAAGCTTTAGTAGATTTAGGAGCATTTGGCGGGAAGCCAACAAAATTTGATAAAATAGATTTAGGAAGAAGTATTATAAGCCAAATTTATGGAGTATGAAAATTGAAAAAAGTTGATGTTAAAAATTTTAAAGAAGCAATGGAAGAACAGCAAGATTTTTGTGAAACTATTTTTAAAAAAATTAAAAATGAAGATTATAATTTGCTTACAAATAATGAAGTAAAAGAAGAAATAAAGCGGTATGCGACCAATATAATTGAAGAGGCAGTTGAAGTCCTAGATCTTATTGGGTACAAATTGCATGAGCCAGAAAAAGAAATTGATTTTGATCATTTAAGAGAAGAATGCGTCGACGTTCTAAAGTTTTTATTAAATATAATAAATTTATGCTGTAAAGATGAAGAAGAATTTTGGAAAGAATTTTCATTAAAATCAAGCGTTGTTAGGGATAGACTGGAAAGTGAGAATAGACAAGGATTTAAATGATAATATATTGTAAGCAATGTAATAAAGAAATCATAGTTAAAGAAAATGCTGGAAAAAGAATATTTTGTAGCAGAGCATGTATTAATAAATGGCATAATATTAATAATCCAAATTTTGGTTTTAATGGAAAAAATCATTCAGAAAAATCTAAAAAACAAATAGGTGATGCATTAACTGGCAATAAGAATCCAAACTGGAATAACGGTATATCAAAAAGCGGTTCTCATTTTTTAATAGGTATAGGTAATGGGAAAAGGCAACAAATGCATCGTTTTGTATGTGAAGAAGCTTATGGATTAATTCAAGAAGGGTATATTATCCACCATGTAAATGGTGATGGATTTAATAATGATTTATCAAATTTGCAAATAATGACTCAAAGTGAGCATGTTGCTTTTCATAATAAGAAAAGAAAAAATAGTAAGTATAAAAAGAGAATTAGAAATAATGATTCTGAGTAATATAGACAAGCAAAAATTTTTATCTTGTAGTAAGTGCTCGCAAATAAATGGGTGGATTATGCCGCCGCAATATGGCATAATAAGAGATAAAAATTTTATAACATTTATAGGTATCAATCCTGGGGATTGGAAATCGAACCTAAATAAAAATACGAAAACGTCTCAATATGATAAAGAAATGATAGAGGCTTTTTTAAATAATGATTTTGATGCAATGGTTTCTTCTTATGAAAAAGTGATTTTATCAACAGAAATAGGAATGGTTACAAATATTTTTTCTAATATATTTTATGGTAAAGATAATAATTGGAATTTCATTAATGTTGCAAAATGTCCTTTTGAAAAAAATAATTATACCGATGAAGCGTTCAATAATTGTTTTGAATATTGGACAAGAGATCAACTTGATTATTTAAATTTTAATAATACTAATGGTAAGGTCTTTATTGCTATAGGAGATAAAGTAAAAAATTTCCTTGCAGCAAGCGGGCATGAAAATCTTAGCCTTTTCAAGATAAAACATCCAGCGTATTTTAAATATAAGAGAATCACTAAAGAAGAACAATTTGAATATTATTATGATGAGGCGATTAGGATAAAGTCTTTATATGACAATTTTTGCGGATAAATTATGATTTTTATATTTGAAGGGTTTGATAAGACAGGCAAGACTTCTATTTTAAAGAAAGTAATGGAAAGGTATCCAAAGGCTTTTTATTATCACCCAACAAGACCTTCTAAAAATGAATTTGACTCTGATTTTACTTCACTAATAACTGGCGAAAATTTATTAATGTTAAAACTTATTCCGTTTATAAATGGACTGTCTAAAGGAAATCCTATATTTTTTGACAGGTCGTTTCTTTCTGATATAGTTTATCCAAAAATAAATTTGGATTTAGATAAGAATAAAGTTTATGAACAGTATTATAAATTTATCGCAGATAGCGTTGTCTTTTTATTGTTTTGTGCTAATCCAATAACTATTTTGCAAAGAATACAAAGTGATAAAAAAGGAATTGATAGCAATTATAGTTTTGATAAAATTAAAGCTTTTATATTTGAATATGAGAAGTTTTTGTCAGAATCTCCTTTTAAATTTATTAAATATGACACAACATATAATGGCGCGAACGCAAATGCAGATATTGTTTATTTAGACATTATGTCTATTCTCGAAGAGGAGAAATAATGAATATATTGTGGTATGGTGTTGGAAGATATGACGCTAAAAATATTAGTGTTGATGGTTCAATAACTCTTAGACTAGAATTGTTTGAGAACCTTTTATCAAGAAATAATAATATAACCTTTACTGGAAGGCTTTTAGAAGACAATGCGGATGAAGAAACTAAAAAATATATAGATAATAATTTTGCGAACATAATAAATAAAATAGCATATGTTGAATGTAGCAATATTAATGTTAATAATTATGATTTGTTAATTGCAGAATCTAGGCCTGCTATGGGGTTTTATAGAAAGATATACGCTGAGCAATTTGATAGTGATTATTTTGTGCTAATTGATCTTCTTAAAAAATTTATTGATAAAAAAAGCGTGCTTCCATTTATTATTGATACTGATTTTTGGGTAAAAAACTATCCAAAAAATGTGCTTTCAAATGCAATTGTATTAAGGCCGCATAGTGAAGATGCTTTTTTTAAAAATTCTATTTTTTGGCCTTATTTTACTTTTACAAATAAAAGTTTAATTGAGAAGAAAAGAGCAGCTGAGTATGAAGATTGTGTGTATGTAGGTAATGAATATGGAAGAAGAAGAATGCTTTATACTTTTGCTAATCCGTACCCAGCCGACCTAAGATCAATGAAGATTTATGGTAATTGGTTAAGGGAAGAAACAAAAGAATTTTCTAACAATCTTATGAATGAAGCTAATGTGCAATTCAAAGGTAAAATATCTCCTATAAATGTTATTAAAAAGCTATCAGACTCTATGTTTTCTTTTCAAATAGCAAGGAATATATATGAAGTAGTTGGCTTAATGACAATCAGAACTTTTGAGTGCGTAAGCGCAAACATACTTTGTTTTTGTGATAGTAACATTCTTAATGCAGATAAATATTTTCCTAAATACATGCTTGTTCAAGATGGTTTCGAGATGGCAAAAAAAATGCGAGAAATTTATGATACAAATATCTACGGCGAGTTGCTTGAAGAATTTATTAGTATGAATAAAAGAATTGCAAAAGATGCTGTTGATGATATTCTAAATAATATTTTTGAATATAGAAAGTGGGAGATGTTATAATGACTTACTTTAATAGTGCTACCAATATGGATTATATTTATCAAGATATGATAGACGCAATATTTGCTTTTGGTAGCAAAGTAAAATGTAGATGTCTTGAGAACACCGAAATTTTAGCTAGTGGATTTTGCTTAACAAATATTAGAAATAGACTTATTTTTTCTAAAAAGCGCAAGATTAGTTTGCCATTCGCTATAGGTGAGTTTTTATGGTATTGGAGTGGAAGAGATGATTTAGCCACAATGAAATATTATTCTAAGAATTTTGATAATTTTAGTGACGATGGCTTAACTCTTAATTCTGCTTATGGAAATAGAATTTTTGGCGCAAATAAGGATATAGGATTTGATCAGCTTGATTTTGTTATAAAGAAATTTGAAGAAGATCTTTATACAAGGCATGCTATTATTCATATAAAGACTCCACAAGATTCTCTTAAGCATACCAAAGATCAAGTATGTACTTTAGACTTGCAGTTTTTTGTAAGAGAAAATAAATTGCATATGATTACACATATGCGGTCCCAAGATGTTATTTGGGGAACTCCTTATGATGCATTTAGTTTTACAATGTTTCAAGAGATTTTAGCAATTTTATTAAATGTTGAAGTTGGTGCATATACACACATCTGTAATTCATTTCATATTTATGATAAATTCTATGAAAAAGGGCACAATATTGTAGATGAAAAAAACAAACAATATTTTTCAATGCCAAAAATGGAATTTGTAAATAGCGATATTTATAGTGAAGATTGTGATTTGAATATTATATGCAGATTAGAAAGGTTGATAAGAAGTGCAGACGCATCTATTAATGCTAGCTATTTTATAGATGAAATAATGAATTGTAATATTTCAATGTATTGGAAGCAGTTAACTTTAGTTCTCTTATGCAAGAAGTTTAACTTGCCGCATGAAAATTTTATTTACGAATTAGAAAATTGCAATTGTTACAAACACTTTTTGAGGTCAGAAAGTGAAAGATCCTGATAAGTATTTTTATGATATAATGATGCGCGTTAAAGAGCAGTCAACATGCAAAACTAGAAAAGTTGGATGCATAATTGCACTTGATGGAAGAATTGTTTCTGAAGGATGGAATAGTCCGCCATTTGGGTCAGATACTTCTTTGTGTAAACGAGATAAATGTAATGGCGGAAGTGTAGTTGTTTCTGGTAATAATATGGAGACAGTTTTATGCGTTCATGCAGAGGTTAATGCAATAGGAACATGCGCAAGATTTGGTATACAATTGGGTGGTATGCATAAATCTGTTATTTATACTCCAGAAACGCCATGTTCAGAATGTGCAAAACTTATAATAACTGCTGGAATTAAAGAAGTTGTATTTGAGAGTGAATATAATACGATATATTCATTAATTATTTTCAAAAACGCTGGAGTTAAAATTAGAAACTTTTTTAGTGAGGATTATCTGTAATGGAGAAAGTAAAAATCTTTAACCAAGAATATGAAATTAACATTCTTGATGAGGCAAAATTTGATGAAACTGATTTTACTGGTGAAGCTACTAAACTTCCTGGAACATTTTCGTGGTATGCATTTCTTTATGCAAAAGCTCAATGGCAGGCTAGTAAACTTAAATCAGCTATTGAGCTTTTAGAATCTAAACTTGATATGACTATTAGAGAATCTTATGAAACAACTAATAAAAAAGTTACAGAAGCTAAAATACGGCAAGAAGTAATTGGTGATGAGACTTTAGTTGAGTTAAAAGAAAAATATAATGAGGCAATTTATGTAGCTGAAGTTCTAAGAGCTTGCAAAGATTCATTGCTTATGAAGCGAGATTCTATGAAAGCTTATGGGTATTCAATGAGGGAAGAGTACAACAATGATGTGAAAGTTACAAGGTAAGATTGGGTTTTTAAAATATAATATAGTATAAAAACTAAAGGAGTTTACAATGGTTGAGTTTAAGTATGGCGGGATTGATGTTAATTCTTTACAAGCTAAAAGAGATAAACTCTCTAGAAGCAAGGGAAATCAATGGGCGCCTAAAGAGAACGAGAATTCTATTAGAATACTTCCTGCTGGAAGTGCTCCGCCTCTTTCAAGGACATTTTATGTTGAATATTTTAAACATTACAATATTGGCCAAGGTGATGTTACTTCTTTTTTCTGTCCGCAGCAGATTGCTAAGAAGCCATGTCCTATTTGTGATCTTGTTAAAAATCTTTATGAAACTAAAGATAGTGATGACAAGCAACTTGCAAATAGCATTCGCGCAAAATCAAGATTTTATATGAATATTATCGACTTGAAAGATGTAACAAAGGGTGTGCAGATTTTTGAGGCTGGCATTATGTTGTTTGAGGATATTCTTTCATATTTTGTAAATATTCCAAAGTATGGTGATATTCTTAATCCTAAAGAAGGCCGTAACTTTACATTGATCTATACACCTAGAGAAAAAAGTGCGACAGGGTTTGCTATTAGTAGAGTCCAGATTGATATTGATAAGTCGCCTATTCCTTCATTTAAGCTTCTTGAAAAACTTCATGATTTTAAAAAAGAAGTTCTTGTTCTCAATTCTGCAGATTATTTGAGGGCAATGTTAGAAGGCGGAGATGTTGACGAAGACAGTGCTGTTGACGATTCTAATGATGATGTTACTTTTATAGATGAATCTGATAGTGGCGCTGAAGTAGCAGTAGAAGAGGAAGAGTTTTTTGAAGATGAAACTGAAAAAGAAATTGAAGTAGAAGAACCAAAAGAAGAAATTAAAACAAAGTCTGGTAAAACTATTGAAGAAATGAAAGCTGACTTAAAGAAGAAAATGGGGATTAAGTAAATGGCAAAAAGCATAGTTGATGATCTTATTAAAGGCTTTCTTGACGATAATGAAGACGTAGTTGTTGGTTTAGATAAACTTCCAACTGGATTTGTTAGCACCCAATCTCTATCAATAGATTGGGTGCTTGGTAAAGGTATTCCTTTTGGGAAGATTGTAGAGATTTTTGGCGATACATCTACTGGAAAATCTTTGCTTGTTTTTCATATCCTTTCTGAGATGCAGAAGAAAGGAGGTTTTAGCGTTTATATTGATACTGAATCTTCTTTTGATCCACATTTTGCAAATATTATTGGTCTTGACGTAGATAATAATTTTCTTTATCTTCAAATTAATGCAATAGAAACAATTTTTGATTTTATTGACTATTTCTGTGAATTGTTTGGAAAAGAAAAGTATACTTTTCCAGCAGCAGTTATTGTATGGGATTCTCTTGCTGGAACATCAACAAAAAAGGAATTAGAAAATTCTGTTGAGAAAGCTGAAATGGCAGAGCGAGCAAGAATTATTGGCAAAGGTATTAGAAAAATTAGCAAGAAGCTTTCAGATAAAAATATTGGATTTGTAATCGTAAATCAAATAAGAGATAATGTTGGCGTTATGTATGGAAATCCAATTTCAACTCCTGGCGGTAAAGGAACAAAATTTGCCGCTTCTATAAGACTTGAGTTGAAGCATAAAAAAAGAATTAAGGATGATAACAATAAAGAAAAAGTTATCGGGATTCTATGTCAGGCAGAATCAGTGAAAAATAGGGTTGTTGCTCCATTTAGAAAAGCACAATTTGAAGTTTATTTTGATAAGGGGATTATCAAAGAAAGTGGAATAATGGAAGTTTTAGAAATGGCTGATGTAGTTGATAATAGTAGGGGCTGGTATCAATTCAAAAATAGTTTTGATGGTTTAGTAGATACTGAAAAGAAGATCAGAGAAGATGAAGTAATTTCTATAATGGAACAAAATAATCTATGGGAAAAAGCTTTGAACAGTAATAATGTAATTAATAAAAGCGAAGACATTGTTAGTATAGACGAAGACGAAGAAGATACTGAATGAAAATTTATATTTTACACCCTTCTGATGGTTGGCATCGACAATGGTCAGAATTAGACGATTCAGAATTAGATGAATGGAAAGCTGACGGCAGTTTAATTAAAGGTGATCTTATTATTTTTCCTGAAAAAATATTGATTGTTGAAGAAAAAAATACTCTTTTATTAAAGCAAATTGGCTAAATGCAAATAATAAAAACTAATCTTAAGATATACTTCAAGAATATTTTTCCAAACGAAAGAAATATCTTACTAAATCATTTTGCAGCTAAAATACCAGGATATCAATACAGTCGTGCATTCAAAATGGGCGGCTGGGATGGGTTTCATAGATTCTACGATCGTAAAACAGATTCGTTGCCTATTGGGTTTTTTAACCAGCTTATAGAAGTTTTAAAGAAAAATAACTTTGATTATGAAATTGTAGATGATTCTATAATTTCTAAACCACAATATAATGAATTAAATGTTTCATTAGATTTAAGAGATTATCAAATTGATGCAATTAATAAAGCAATCGAGAACAAGCGAAGCTTAGTATCAATCGCAACGAACGGGGGGAAAACTATAGTTGCTTGTGGAATAGTTCAAATACTTGGGCTAAAAACTCTTTTTTTAACTCATAGGCAAGAGTTATTAAAGCAAACACACAAGCTTTTCGAAAAAGAATTAAAAACAAAAATAGGAATAATTTCTTCTGATACAAAAAATATCCAAGACATAACAATTGGGATGGTACCAACTATTCATAATAGGATTAAGAATAATGACAGAGATGTTATAGAATTTATAAAAAGTGCAGAGATAGTTATCGGTGACGAAGTGCATAGAGCTGGCGCAGCAACTTGGCAGAAAATTTTCAAATATTGTATAAATTCCGACTACGCTATAGGGATGTCGGGCACAATCCCAAATATAAAACACTTTACCGGAATGAAAGTGGCTAGCTTTTTTGGTAACATCATAATCAAAGTTAGTAATGATGAACTTATTGAGCAAGGATTTTCTGCAAAACCTACAGTTTATTTGCTTCAAAATAATGACGAAGATATAGATCGTGGCATAAGAAATTATAAAGATATTTATGATGAATTAGTTGTTAGATCTGATTTAAGAAATTCTCTTATTGTCAATGCTGTGAAAGATAATTTTGTGAGTGGGACATTAGTTATTGTAAATTTGTTGGAGCATGGAAGAATTTTAGAAAAAATGTTAATCAAAGAAGGCATAGAGTGCGTCTTCATACATGGAAGTGCTGTAGATAGAAATGCTGCTTTTAGTGACTTCAAAGCGGGAGCGCTCAGCACCCTTATTTCATCTTCGATACTGGATGAGGGGGTTGACATTGACATAATTAGAAAATTAGTCTTGGGCGCTGGGGGTAAGGGCGGAGAAGCTAGCAGACAGATACTACAGCGTGTTGGCAGATCATTGAGAAAGAAAAAAGAAGGAGAAAATACAGTGCAAATATGGGATATAATTGATGCCAATAATCGCTATCTTTCGCGGCATAGTTTTCATAGACTTAGTATATACGAGCGTGAAGGATTTGAGATAAGGATAATATGATAAAATATTGTGATAGAAATGATAAGATAAAAAAATATTGTTTACAGTGTAATAATGAAATTGTAATTAAGTTTAAAAGTAAAGAAAGTAAAAAGTTTTGTAGCGTTTCTTGTTCTAGCAAATGGCAAATTATTAACAATCCTAATGTTGGATTTAAAGGAAAGAGCTTATCAGAAGAGCATAAGCGAAAGTTAAGCGATAAATTAAAGGGAAGAATATTTTCAGATGAGACTAGAAAACTATTAAGTGTTAAGTTAAAGGGCAGATGTATTACTGAGGAATGTAGAAAAAAAATAAGTAATACATTAAAAGGTAGGCATTTGCCAGAAGAGCAAAAACATAAAATAAGCGAATCTCTTAAGAGAGAAAAAAATTATATGTGGAAGGGTGAAATTATTGATACAAGCACATATACTTCAATATATGTTAAAGGTGATAAAAGAAAATCATTGCATCGTTATATATGGGAAGAAGCTAATGGTTTGATACCAGAGGGTTACCATATTCATCATATAGATGGCAATAGAAAAAATAACGAATTAATAAATTTGCAACTAGTAACTCCTGGAGAGCATAATAAAATTCATCATGGCAAAAAAGTAATAGAGGAAACAGAATGACCATTTGTATTATTGATGGAAATAATTTCGCATTTCGTGCCAATTCTACTTTAGATTTATCTAACTCTAAGGGTCAGAGAGTAAGCGTTGTTTATGGAGTTTTGAATATGCTAAGAAGCGTACTCAAAAAGTTTTCTCCATCAATGGTTGTGATGTGTTATGATTTTGGGAAAGTGCATTATCGTCTTGATCTATTAAATACTTATAAAACTAATAGGGCAGAAAATAGAAAGAATAATCCAGGTTCAGATGAATTTTATTTAGAATTTTTAAATCAATTAAACGAATTATATGACATTCTTAGCCTAATAGGTATTATAAACGTAAGAATCAAAGGCATAGAGGCTGATGACTCAATTCATCTATTGGCAAGTTTCTTTAGTAGTAATGAAGAGGTCGTAATTATTTCTACTGATAGAGATCTTTATTTAGCAGTAGACACAAATGTGGCATGGTGCAATCCAAATAAAAACGAGCTGGTTACTGTAGATAACTTTTCTGAGAAAACTGGTATAAATAGTATTGAAAACTTTATTTATTACAAGATACTTCTTGGTGATATGAGTGATAATGTTAGAGGAATCGATGGCATAGGGCCAAAAACAGCAACAGATTTAGTAAATACTTATGGGAACGTTATAGATAATTATGAACGAATAAAAACAGATTTAATTGAAAAGAAAAAGTATAAGAATCTGTTTACTGAAGATGCTCTAGATCTTTTAAAAAGAAATTATAAGCTTTTCAAATTAGGAGAATTGGTAAAAGAGTTAGGATATGAAGAGTTAATATTTGAAGAATTTGAGCTTCAATACTTAAATAGAAAAATTGATTTAGATAAATTTAAACAAAAAATAGAAGAGTATGAGTTTGAAAGCATTTTAAATGATTGGAACAAGTTTGTGTTTGATTTTAGGAATATTTTAGTTTAATTGTATTAAATGAGTAAAATTATGTCTTACGAAACTTATGACCAAAAGAAAAGAAGATTCTGGAATAATAAACAAAATTATAGAGTAGCAAAAACTTGTACTACGTGTAAGTATTCAAAGGATGAATTTTTTGGTTCAGCAATGAAAGAAAAATGGTATAAGATTTGTTACCAAGATGATTATCATGCTCTTGTAAAAGAAGATACTGTTTGCAAATCTTATAAGAAGAAAGAAGTTGTTTGAATATATTTTAAGTTGTTGAAGGTTATTCAAATTTAGATGTTTAGATTGCCGTAAAGGATTGGTATAAATAAATGATTTATGTAATATTTTAATCTAAAAAGGATTTTAAATGGATGCGTTAGAAAGATTAGCTAATAGAAGTGTTTGGTTAAATGAGACTGGCTATAAACTAGTTGATAGTTGTCGTAAGTGCAAATATCATAAGATAGATTTTATTGAAAACGTAACTGAAAGAAAATACTTTTTCATTTGTGCAAGAAATGAAAATTATTCTCCTATGGTCAATGAAAACGCTATTTGTAAATATTTTAAAAAGGAATAAATTATATTTACTATTATTATTGGAACAAGTTTGTGTTTGATTTTAGGAATATTTTAACTTAGTGAGCATACTTATGTTTGATAAAGGCAAAATTCAAATTCTTTTTATATTTGATTTAGTTTAAAAATGTATAAGAGCTTTGTTTCTGCTGAATTTCCTTTTGTAGTAGAATTAATATAGATCAAAAGAAGTTCACTTTTTAAAGAAACGCAGTTAGCATAATTTAAAATGAAAAGAAAAAAAGTAAAATTTGAAGATACTATATTTATTGTTCGACCCAAATATTTTTGGAAGCAATGCTGTTTATGCCAAGAAGATTATAAGAAAGAAGATATGTGGATGATAGAAAAATATCAAACAGATTATTATCTTTGTTTTCATTGTGCTCCAACAAAAGAGCAAGCTATAGATATTTTCTCAAGGATTCAGTGAGGAAGCCAAGATGTTCAAAAATGCAGAAGATCTTATTGAACCGAGTTGTCCTTTATTTGGTATGGGGTGGGACAGAAAAATTTGTAGGGATTGTATATATGAAGATCCAGAACAATGGCAATCTTGTAGAGAATTTACATTATTAACTGAGTGCGTTTTAGATAAGAAAAATATAAGAAAGAAAAAGTCAGCCAATTATTTTGAAGAGGAGATTTAATTATGCAAGAAGAAAGAATACAATTTGTAATTAATGGTTTAGACCAAAAAGATATAACAAGTCTTTATTGCCCTCGTTGTTATAAGGAAATAGAACTTGAATTTTCTAATGAAATTATAGGCAGAGAATTTCATCACTCTTGTGTAAACTGTGGATGGGAATTTTCAGTTAATACATATAGTTATCACTTCACAACTAAAAAATGTCCTTTATGTTCTGCTAGAATGCATGCTTCTGCAGATAAATGGCTTTGTGGGTGTAGTTATCTTGAGATGCGAAATTAATTTTAATGAGGAAGTGAAATGAAACATGATTAGAAAATCAACTATATCTATTAATAAAGCAAACACTGGCAAATTACAAATTTTAGGTTCTTTGCTAGAGGAATCAGCAAAAGTTATTAACAAGTATATTTCTATTTTCTATGATAATAATGTATTTGAAGGGAATTATGTATATAAATCTATTTATGATCTTGTTGGAGATACATGGTTATCTCCTGCTTTGAAACAATCTCTAGCTCAACAAGCGTTACAAATAGTCAAGAGCCAAAGAAAAAAGAAAAAGAAGATAAAACCAGTTTTTAAAAAGAAAAATATTATTCTCAATTCAAATTTTGTTACTATTAATTTTAATATTTCAACTTCTTTTGATATATGGATAAAATTTTGGAATATTGGTAATCATTTTGTCTTTAAAATCCCATCTAAAAAACATGAGCATTTTAATAGTTTTGAAAGTTGGAATCTTAAAAAGTCAATTAGACTTAGAAAAAGATCTGATGGAGCATTTTTTGTAGATTTATTTTTCCAGAAAGATGTTACATTAAAAGAAACAGGAAAAGCTATAGGTCTTGATTGTGGATATAAGAAGCTGGCAGTTCTTTCTACAAAACAACAAATAGGAACTGAATTAGAAAAGAAAATTGAAAATATTTCAAGAAAAGTACAAGGTTCTAAAGCATTTAAAAGGAAACTAATAGAACGAGATAATTATATTAATAGAGTAACAAAAGAAATTCCTTTTGAAACTATCAAAATTCTAGTTGTGGAGGATCTTAAAAATGTAAAGAAGCACAGTAAAGGTAAGTTTACCAAGAAATTTAATAATAAGTTACAACGGTGGTCTTATTCATATTTTTTAAATAGGTTAAGGCAACGATGTGAAATAAGTGGTGTCCACGTTCACAAAGTTAATCCTGCTTACACGAGCCAAGAATGCTCAATGTGCAAAGCAGTCCACAAGGAGAATCGAAATGGTGAGATATTTAAGTGTAAGAGTTGTGGTTACACTACCGATGCAGATTATAATGCGTCTTTAAATATCTTGAATCGATTTCTCTTACAGGAACCTACGGATCCTGTGCAAGAAAACTATAATACTTTATAAGGATGTAGTTCCGTGATGGCTACTAAAGCAATACATAAACTTGGAGACATTAGCAGTAATAAACCAGATATATTCCATATAAGAGGAGTTCGTGAAAGTTATTATTTAGGAGAATGGTTAACCGGATTTGGTTTTATGGAAGTAAAATTCCCTAAAGAAACTACCAGAGATTTAACTAAAGAAGAAATAGAATACTATAATACACGAAGTATTCATTTTTCTAATGGCGCTAGCTACAAACTAAATATTTTAGAAAATGGTGATAGGGGATGAGAATTAATAAAGAAAACGTTGACAGAAGCAGATATAAAGTTAAACAAGGTATTTGTGAAGATGATTTTTGTGATATTTGTGGTGATGAGCTGATTAAAGAGCCTATTTGGATTTGTATTTGGTATTATGGAACAGAAAGGTTACTTAATCTTTTTTGCAAATATCATTGTAAGAATGGAGTAGAAGTAGCAGATTATATAATAAAAATACAAGAAGCGAGTATTCCGTACAATATATATTGGAATGGTCTCGATAGGGATAAAGAAAATAGGAATATTTTTGGTTATAAAAAGAAAAATTCTTATAATTATTTTGCAGCTGTATCAACTCACAATTATAGTCTTGATAATAAAATAAGCAAAGATAAATCTTTAAATTCTAAGTGTCTTTATTGCGGTTATTCATTTACTAAAGAAGAGTATAAAAAAAGTAAATATTGTGGCCGCTGCGGGGCTTTATTAGAAATTTAAATTTAATAGATTAAACATTTTACATAATAGTAACAATGGAGGAATAAAGTAATTGCAATACTATATTAATGGTTACGGTGTTAGACACTATTCAGATAGGATAGTTGATCTTTTTAAATATTTACCCCAAGATGAAAATGGCAAACCTAAAATAGAGCTAAACGAACAAGCTCTTCAAGAGTACATTACATATCAATACTATACTTCTTCTGAAACATTATTTAAAGGTATTTTTAGAGAAAGACCTTCTCAATTAGCTAATTTCTATTTTAATTATGATAATCTTACAGAAGATAGAGCAATAAAAACACTAACGTATCTTGTAGAGAACTCTATTAAAGAATCTCTTTCTTATAAAAGCGCTGATGAAATAGGCTTTTCTCTTTCTGGCGGAATAGATAGTTCTTTTGTAACTGGTGTAGCAGCAACTCAAAATCCTGATTGCGACTTTAATGTTTTCTCAGGATTGTTTCTTTATGAAGGTTACAATGAATGGCCTTATATTAAAGCAGTAACAAATAAATATCCAAATCTTATTTTGCATCCTGTAATTATTGATGAACAAGATTTTGTAGATAATATACAAGACGTTATTTATTGGTTAGAAGAACCTTGCGGTGGTCCAGGATCTTTTAGCCAATATATTGTCTACAAAGAAGCTTCGAAATGGGTAGACATACTTCTAACAGGTGAAGGGGGAGACGAACTTTGGTTAGGTTATACAAGATATTTGGATTTATTACAATATAATAATTCTATTCTTAGATGCAAAGTCCCTAGTATATATGCTAAAGATCGTTTTCCAATGAATATATTTTATCCTTGTATGGAAACAAAAACTCTTGAGCAAGTAATGGTTGGAGAAATTCAATATGATCTACCAACGTTATTAGCTATTGATGAAAAGCTCCCAAGAGCTTTTGGTATAGAAACTTATGCACCTTTGCTAAGTAGGGCTATTGTTGAGTTTGCTAAAGAAGTCCCAATTGAGATTAAATTTAAGAATCAAGAATTAAAATATATTCTTAAGAAAGCAGGAGAAAAGTATTTGCCTGAGAAAGTCTTAAATAGAACAAACAAGATGGGCTTTACAACTCCTTTTGTGAAATGGATACAAGGAGATGGTATTGCAAATGAATTTGTTAGCGATTTATTTAATGATCAAAGAACGCGAGAACGTGGTATCTTTAATTGTGATGAAATATTAATAGCAGCATCATTGGAATCAGAATATGGTAGGACAATTTTGGGTGCTTTGAGCTTGGAATTATTTTTTAGAAACTTTATAGATGGAGAAATGTTATAGAATGGATGACAATAAAGAGTGTTGTAAACAGTGCGGAAAAGAAATTCTAAATAAATATAAGTGTGGAAAAAAGAAGAAGAAAGAGTCATTATTTTGTTGTCACTCTTGTGTTTCTAAGTGGAATGCTAAAAATAATCATAATTTTGGCATGAAAGGTAAACATCATTCTAAAGAAACAAGGCAACAAATAAGTTTTATTAATAAAACAGAAAATCTTTCCGAAGAGACAAAGAAGCGTAGAAGTGAATGTCATAAAATAGAAAATCTCTCTTTAGAAACTAGAAAGCGGATGAGCGAAGCCCAAACAGGAAAACATCTTTCCGAAGAAGCAAAGAGGAAAATGAGAGAAAGTACTATAAGGGAGAAAAATTCAAGGTGGAAAGGTGAAGTACTTGATAGTGGCAATTATATATCAATTTACAATGAAGGAGATAAAAGAAGGTTAATGCATCGTTTAGTTTGGGGAGAAGCTTATGGAGAAATACCAAAAGGTTGCGTTATTCATCATAAAGATGGGAATAGTAAAAATAATGATTTGACAAATTTGCAAATGATGACTGTTGGAGAACATTTTAGTTATCATAATAAAAAAGAAACTAGAAAGAAAAAAGATAGGGAGGAAACTAATTGAATGTCATAATAACTGGGGTTGCTGGATTTATTGGTTCTCATTTAGCAAACAAACTTATTGATAGGGGACATCAAGTATATGGAATAGATAATTTGTCAACAGGTAAAGCTAAAAACATTGATGCTAGAATGGAATACTTTGTTGCAGATACAATAGAGAATATTGGCAGGGTTAATGAACTTTTTGAACTCGTTAAACCAGAAGTTGTAGTACATTGTGCAGCGTCATATAAAGATCCTGAAGATTGGTATCGCGATAGTGCTACAAATGTACTTGGGACAGTTAATATTATTAAAGCAGCTAAAAATAATAAAGTGAAAAGAATTATCTATATGCAAACATCACTTTGCTATGGATGGCCAGAGATAGTTCCAATTCCAGTTGTACATAAAATAGCCCCAACTAATAGCTATTCTATTTCAAAAACAGCAGCTGAAAGATATATAGCAATGTCTGGAATTGATTATGTTTCTTTTCGATTAGCTAACTGCTACGGCGAACGTAATTTATCAGGTCCTGTGCCCACATTTTTCAAGAGATTAACTGAAGGAGAAGATTGCACAGTAGTAACTGGAGTTGAAAGAGATTTTGTTTATATAAATGATTTGCTTTTTTATTTGCTCCAGGCAATACTTAAAAGTAATGGACATGGAGCTTACCATGTATCGTCAGGAAGATCATATAAGATTGTTGATTTGTATAATGCGATGTGCAAGAGTTTGAATATAGAAAAAGACCCTATTTTTAAAGAACGTGGTGACGACGATATACCTTATTTGATTTTAGAGAATGATTTAACTATCAAAGAATTTGGACAACCAGTGCTAGGTTTCACACCATTACAAAGTGGAATTGATAGGGCAACTGATTGGTACAAAAATAATCCAGTAACAGAAACTTATACGCATCTTAAAAATTTGAAATGATTTTAAAGAATCCTTCTCAAGAAGATATTAGATACTATATTAAAGCTTTTGACTGGATGTCTAACGAACTTAAACTTGAAGAATGGTTAGAACTTACACAATATCAAAAAGAAGAAATGATATTTTTTTGTTCCTGCACTACAAGATTGAAAGAGTATCCAACTGTATTAAATATTGCTTCTAATTTTCATGGAGGATTAAAAGGAAAGAAAGTTTTAGATATTGGTTCTGATATGCTTTTTGTTTCAGCTTTATTAATGGAGCAAACAGATTTAACAATCCATAAAGTCTTTTCTTCTGATTATGAACATCTTACTGATATTCTTATTTGGGCTTTAAGAAATAATCTAGAAGCTGAATGGACATCTTTTATGTCAATATTAAAAGATTATGAAGCAAAAATGGTGGTCGGTTTGGTAGAAGAATTACCATTACAAAAAGAATTTTTTGATGTAGTTTTTAATATATCTGTTTTAGAACATATACCAATTTGCTATGGTGTTGATAAATATGAAAAACACTTAAAAGCATGCTGGGACTTAGTGGCTCCTGGAGGTATAATTATTTTTACTATAGATTATCTAATGAATGGGGAATTAGGATATGGTGATAGAGCTAAGAATATTACAAATATAAATGTTAGGCATATACAAGAAATGTTTTTAGGATCTGAATTGATTTATGGTTATGTGAACGAACTTCCAGGATATATAAATTGGGATAAAAATGCTTGGAAGAAAGGATCTTATTTTCTATTTCCAAACAATGGAAATGTATTAGGCGTTTTATGTTTTGCTTTTAAAAAACAAAATTTACTTAATCGTATCTAAGGAGGTTAAATGATTAATGAATCGTTTAAGAATATTGAAGGTTATGAAATAGATTCTTTACCTTTTTATTTTCAAAAAGAAAAAGATAGCGATATAGATCGTCATATTTGTATTTGCGTAACATACTATAAAGAGGGTGGTGGGGAAAGCTCTTTAGACAATAAGCTTCATTTTGTAGTAAGACATTTTTGGTTTAATTGTGAAATTTCTAAAGAAGCTCAAGATAGAATACTTGAGCAAATATGTCGTAATATAAAAGACTATGGTATTTGGGATAAGTGTAGATTATATCCACCAGGAGGAATTAAATTTCTAGCTATTGATGCTGCCTATGCTATACCAAATGAATTGTGGATTAGGAGTTTGAATGATTAAAAAGAAGTTTCTATTTTGGGGAGATTCTACTGTCGATGGACAACATATATCATTATCAAATAAGTGGATATATCTTGTAGCTAAAGAATTAGAAGAAGATTATTCTATTGAGATTTCTGCAAGGAATGGTGAGACTACAAGGCAGGCTCTTGAGCGCATGCCGCATGACGTACAAGAAGCAAAAGCAGATTACTTATATGTTCAATATGGCTTGAATGATTGTAATAGATGGGAAACAGATAAAGGATTATCAAGGGTTTCTCTTAATTCTTTTAGGTATAATCTATATGAAATTATAGAAAGAGCTTTTAATTTTGATATTAAAGTTGTTTTTGTTGCTACAAATCATCCAGCTATAAAAAACACTATCTACCCACAATGTCATGTATATAATGGTGTTATACGAAATGTGGTTGAGGATTTTATATCTGGAAGCAATTATAATCATAGAGTAATTTTAGTAGATCATGAAAAAGATTGGCTCACTAAAAACAAAATTGTTCAAAATCTTTTACTACAAGATGGAGTACATTTAAACGATGTAGGTCATATGGAATATTATATTACTTTTATGAGGACATTCAGTGATTTTTTACAGACCATTCTTTAATAGTTATTTGTTTGCTAGAAAATTAGTTCAAATTCATTTAGATACATTCTATGATTATGAATTTACTAAACTTTTGGGCGAAGAATATCTTACTTTATTTTATAACTATCTTGTTTCTTCAGGATTAGCTTTTGGTTTTTATGCAGAAAAGCATGGTAAGATAATTTGCTATGCTGTTGGCTATTTTAATAAAGCTTTGCTCTATGAATGTTTTAATAGAAAATATAGATTTAGAATACCATGGATCTGGATAAAGCGCATGCTTGCCGGGGTATTTCATTTGCGTTATGTTCTCAATGCCTTAATGCAATTATTTTTTAACACTATGGATAAGAAAACTAGGAAAGCTAGAGATCCTAGAGCTCATCTTGGTTTTATAACCATGATTCCTGAATATCAAGGGACCCCAGAAGGAAGAGAAATGGTAAAAACTTGTATTCAAATGGTTATTGATGAACATAAAAAGTTAGGCTATTTTGCTACTTGGGGATCAATGGATATAAGAAATATTAAAATGACAAAAATGCTCTTGAGACTTGGTATGGTAGAGATTGATAGGTTTACTGTTCCGGGAAGAGAGATTTTGGTTTTGGAGGTTACACATGACCCAAGTTGATGAATACTGGAATAAGCATCTTATTTATGATAAGTATTTTACGTCAATAAAGGAATCGGATGATTATTTAGCTTGGAGAAGTGCTCAATATCCAATGGCTATGAAAATGCTAGAACTTGAGAATGTAGATTATGCAGGGAAGAAAATTCTTGATTATGGTTGCGGTCCAGGACATGACGTAATTGAATTCTTAAAAGCTGGCGCTGACTTTGTAGTTGGTTGTGATGTTTCTAAAAAAGCTTTAGATATTACTAATGAAAGAGTAAAGTTATATGGCTATGAAGATAAAGTAGCATTAATTCTTAATACAAATCAAAATTCTAATATTGGTGACTTTTCTGGAGAATTTGATCATGTTCACTGCGGGGGAGTTTTGCACCATGTAAATAAACCAGTAGAAATACTTAACTATTTATATGATTATTTAAAAGAAGATTGTCATGCTAATTTAATGGTGTATAATAGAGACAGTATTTTCTTTCATTTTTATGTGGCTTTTGTTTTAAGGATTCTTTCTAGTAAAGAAAGCGGTTATCCAAATTCTGATAAGTATAGTGCATTAGATAATACTGATTATGTATTTTCAAAATCTACAGATGGGGAGGATTGTCCCGTTTCAATTGCTTATAAGCCTGAAGATTTTATCAAATTGTCTATAGCTAAAATAGATTTTATAGGTGGATATCCAAGCAAATTAGATCTAAAAGATTTTTTTGATTCTAAATATATTTCTGATAAATATAACTTACTTGAAAAAGAGCATACAGATTTTTTAGAAGCAGTAACTTTTGATGACCAAGGTTTTCCGTGGTGTCAATACAAAGATGAAAGAAAGCTTTGTGGCTCTGGCGGAGTATATAGGATGGTTAAAATTTAATGAATACAAAAAATATTGAAAAAGTAAGCGTTGTTTTTGCGGTCCATAATAGATTATGGGCTCTAGAAAATACACTATATTCTATGAACAGACAAAAGACAGATATTCCCGTTGAGTTTTGTATTTGGGATGATTGTTCAGACGAAAGCGCTGAACCTATTGTTAAGAAGTTTTTAACTAATTTTGAATATAAATTTGGAAGATCAGAAGAGAAACTAGGTGTTTTTCAAGCTGTTCCTGCTGCTTTTAGATTATCATCTATTAAGTCTAATGTTGTAATCTTGACTTGTTCAGATGTTATATGGGCAGATGAAAATACAATCAACATTCTTTGTGAAGGAGTAGATAATAAAAAGTTCTCTTTTGCAGACGTTATAAATACACCAATTTTCCCAGATTTTTGGAAAGAATTTGAAATTAATCTTAATGATATTATTTGTCATTGGAATGACTACAAAAATTATTATTGGTCTGTAACTTTGAAGAGTGAATATAATAGTAAGGTTATTTCTGGTTGCTGGAATCTTTTTTCTGGTAAAGAAAGAGACAGCTGGCTTTTTTATCTTGGAGCAATAATGAAGAAAGATTTGCTTTTTACAGGAGTCCAAAATCATTGGTGTGATGCTATTTTAGATCAAAAGACTAGAAAAGTTAGAGTTACTGAAGGGTGGGACGCTGTTTATCCAGGAGTTAAAGCTATTCACCAGCGTCACAATAAAGGAATACATATATGTTCTGAGGTTGAAAAGTGCAAATTTGACTGCGTCAAAAAACAAGAAAAATGGATTAATTAAAAATGTATTTATCATACTACAATAAAAAAGAACTTTTACCATATAAAATTATAGAAGTAAATGATTTTGAAAAAAGAAAGGTTCCTATAAAGAAAGCGTCAATATTCTTTTGTACTTATAACAAACAAGCAGTTTTACCAGGAACACTTTATTCTATAACTAGACAATTAAGTGATGTTGATTATGAAATTTGTGTTGCTGATGATTGTTCAGATATAGATCCAGAGTCTATAATAAGGAAATATGTTCCAGATGTTAAATATTATAGATACACAGAAAAACAAGGATTTGATGTAATTTATTGGAACAGTATGTTCAGTCTTATTTCTGTTGATAGTGAAATAGTTATTATTCAATCAGCAGATACTATATGGTCAAGTGATACTCTTTTAGATATGATGAGTACTTATGTTAATAAAGGACAACCTGTTTTAGTAAATACATATAATGCCAATACTTTACTAAATTTTATTAATGATGATTATGAACAACTTTTTAATTTTTATGTTAATCATTTTTATGATGTTTTAGAAGAAGAAAAACCAGTAATTAGATCTAATCAAGAAAGACCAATGTATCCTTTTTTAATGGCTATAATGAGAACAGATCTTGAAAAAGTTTTAATAGGAAAACCTATGTGCGATGTTTTATTTCATTTAGCTTTAGTAGAACAAGGATTTAATCCATTATTTATAGATACTCCTATTGCTATCCATCAACCACATTCTGATACTTGGATTAAATGCTCTCAATTAGAGACTTGTGAAGTTGATTGTAAATTAAAGAGACATTTTGAAAAGGAGAAAGATGAAATCTAAAGTATCTGTGTTTATGGCTACTTGGAATAAGAATAATCAACTTCCAAATGCTCTATATTCTCTTGCCAGGCAAAAAACGAATTTTGATTTTGATGTTTGTATTATTGATGATCACTCTAATGTTAATCCAGAGCCAATAATAAGAAAATTCTTTCCTCACGCAAGATATAAAAGATTACCAAAAAATGAAGGTGTGACGCTTTCTCATGGGCATTGTTTTGATGTGATGGATAAAAATACAGATATTGTTGTTTTACAATCATCTGATGTTATTTATACTGAAGATCATATTTTGCAAAGAATAGTAGACAATACTGATTCTAAACAAATAACGATGACAGAAGTTATTGATATTCCTATTGATGATAATATGTATTTAAATTTTGATTCTAATATAGAAAAATATATAAATAATTGGGATAATTATAAAGTATATGTTGATGTTGTGTTAACAAATGGATTGCTATGTAAAAACAGTTCTACATTTTATACTGGCGCTCCTTATCACTCGTGGTTATTTTTCTGCGGAGGTATTTTAGCTGATGATCTTAGAAGCATAAGAATTGAGCATAACGCTTGCGATGCTACGCTGCATCAATTGATGAAAGAAAAAAATTTCAAAGCTATACTATTAAATGACTGTAAGGTTATTCATCAAAGGCATCCTAAAACAATGTATGAATGTAAGATTATTGATACTTGTCCTTATCACTGTATACGGAAAGATGAATTTTGGCTGAAGCACTTGGAAAAAATAGACCCTAATAAACCAAAAAAGTCTTTTTGGAGAACAGTACCTATAATAGAAGTAAAGAAACCGATCGTTGAAGAAAAACCAATTTCTAAAATAGAAATACCTGAAGAGTATCTTAAACTTTTTTCTGATGCAAGTAAGAAATATGGCAAAAAATGGATTGAAGATAATAGAAAAATAGCGATAATTGTTTTTAAGCTTTTAGATATTTGGAAGGAAGAGATGGAGAAAAAATCTTGAAAGTTTCTATTTTAACTGCAATATGGAATAAAGAAGACCAACTAAGAAACTATTTGTTTGGCTTGGGTAAGCAAGAAACTGATTTTGAGTATGAAGTTTGTTTTGTTGACGATCATTCTGATACTGATCCTTATAAAATTATTAAAGAGTTTTGTATTAATGAAGAAGTTACTTATAAATATAAAAGACTTGATAAGCATTCAGCATTTAATAAAACTCAAGGTATTGGAATGGATTTGATAGCTGAAGAGTCAGATATTATTGTTCTGATTGGAGCTGATATAATTTTAACTAGATCAGATGATTTGCAAAAGCTTGTTGAGAAAGTTGAAGATAAAAAATTTACATTAGCTGAAGTAGTTGACATACCTATAGATGAAGATTTTTATAAAAGTTATGATGAGAATGTTAAATGGATTTTAGATGATTGGGAAAGTCATATTCATCAACTTGAGCTTCCTATAGACAAAAGAGTATATGAAAGGCAATGGACTATTTATACTGGCAAAAATTGGACAAGTTGGCTTTTGTTTTGTGGAGCTATAAAGAAAAAAGATTTAATAGATATAGGATTTATAGAAAATAGTTGTGATGCAGTTGTTAAACACAAAATGAAAGAGCAAGGGCTTCAGGCAATTTTAGTTCCAGAGGTAAAAGCTATTCATCAGCGCCATCTTAAAAAAGTTTATGATTGTCCAGATATTGAGTCTTGTAGTTATCATTGTATTAGGAAGTTGAAATGAAGAAAGATTTAAATAAGATAATAGGTAGAAGTTGATTTTGCCATGCTGTTCTTCTTTTTCTGTGAGGTACTATGATGGAATTTGAAAATAATAAGATAAAAAAGACAGAGTTTACTACTGTAGAAATTGAGATTATTAATAAAGAATCATGCCATATGTGCTTTGGACTAGGAAGATTTCAACCAGGTGGTCATGGTTGGCCAGTGCCATGTCCGCTTTGTAATGGTGTTGGTTATTTGTTAGGTAAAACATATATAAAGTGAAAGCAGCAATTTTTTTAGCTACGTACAATAAAAATAATCAATTTGCAAATACTCTATATTCTATCAGCAGACAGAAAGTTGATTTTCCTATTGAAATATGTATTATAGATGATTATTCTGATATTGATCCTAAACCTATTATTGATGAGCTTATAACTAATTTTCCCGTAAAATATAAGAGACTTGATAAAAGAGTTGGAACTCAGTTTTCACATGGTAAATGTTTTGGATTAGCTTCTGATGATATTGATATTATAATTCTATCTGCTTGTGATGTTATTTATGTAACTGATAATATAGTTTCTGATCTTGCTTATAATACGTTTGATTCAAAGCCTTCTATTGCTGAAGTTGTTGATATTCCTATTGAAGATGATTTTTATACAGACTTTGATAATAATACAAAAGATATTTTAGATAACTGGGAACAATTTGATACTGAAATCGATATATTATTTGGTAATGTGGTGTTTAATAAGCAAAAAACAGTTTATTCTGGGAGGTCTGGACAAGATCCTTATTTCTTTCTTGGTGCTATGACAATACACGATTTTATTGAGCTTGGCTTTACAATGAATGCTTGTGATGTGATAATAAAAGAAAAAATGAAAGAGTTGAATTACGAAGTTAATTTGATGTCAGATTTAAAAGGTATTCATCAAAGACATTTGAAAATTCCTTATGGTTGTAATGTTTTGAAAAATTGTAAATCTCACTGTGTAAGGAAATTAGATATATGGAAACAAAATTGGAAGTGATTAAAGAAAAATCTAAAAAAGTCTGCTTTACTTGTAATGGGAAAAAGTCTATAGAAGATATAGTATATGTTCCAATGCCATTTGGTCTAATATGTCCAATATATAATAACAAACAATGTTTGAGATGCAAAGGAAAAGGCTATATAGAAAAATGAACATATTTGAAAGAAAACCACTTGGTATTAAGAATTATGGATCAATTCCACATCTTAGCGGATCAAGACTTGGTCCATCTGACAGTAAAGCTTCTCCAGGTCATGAGAAGATGGCTATTGAGAATGATAAATTACCAAAGCGTATAGTTTTAGTTACTGAAAAAATTGATGGTTCAAACGTAGGCATTCTTAGATATGAAGATACTGTTGTACCATTAACTAGAGCTGGATATGTAGCAAATACATCACCTTTTAAGATGCACCAGATATTTCATGAATGGGTTTTTGAACAGAAAGATAGATTTCTAGAATTGCTTAACCCTGGCGATAGAGTAATAGGTGAGTGGTGTATTCAAGCTCATGGAACAAAATACAATTTTAAGAAAGAACCATTTTTCATTTTTGATTATTTTAATTCTGAAAATGAAAGAATAACTTTTGAAGAAATTATTAACAAGAATCATGCTCTTGGTAATAGTAGATTTAACATTCCTTATTTACTTTATAGAGGTGAAACAGGTTATTCTGTTGAAGAATTTAATTTTTATCCTAAAGAAGGTAGAGAAGGAGCTTTGGAAGAATGTGAAGGAGCAGTTTGGAGAGTTGAATATACTAAACAGAATAATAATAAAAGACATTTTATATTATTGGTTAAATATGTTAAATCATGGAAAGAAGATGGAATTTATTTAAAAGAAGAAAACCCTGTTTGGAATACTTGGGTTTCTGACTCAAAGATATTGAGGAAAGTAAAATGAAGAAGGTAATTTCTAAAATAGTTCCGGACGAATTAATTCTAGAACATGAGGAATTAATAACAAAATATTATTGCGATAGATGCGGAGAAGAAGCTAAAAACTTATGGGAGTGTGGTCAAGCTGGTGGATGGGGAGCAAATTTTGATGGTTGTAAAAGAGAAGTTTGTGGCAATTGTTTTGGAGGGGAATGGGAATTAGAGGCTGATACTTGGGGTGGCGACTATAGAGCTCCTTATTATTGTATTGATTGCTTAAATGTAAGAAAAAGCTACGAGCGGCAATTAACGTCTATAAGACATCAAGAAGAAGTTATTTTGCAAGCTATAGAAAATGAATCTAAAAGATTTGGACGAGAAAAAATTAAATGAATGAATGGGAAATGAAAAAAGCAATAATGAGATGGAAAGCTAATATTGGCTTAATTGCTCCTAATATTTGGCTACCTAGCGGTGAAGCAGATATTCTATTAGTTACTTGGTCTGGATTTGCATATGAATATGAAATTAAAACAAGTTTAGCTGATTTCAAAAATGATTTTAAAAAAATCTCTAAACATCAAGTATATAAGTTGGTATCACAAGATAAAAATTGGTTTAAAGAAATTTCTTCTGCATTAGTTCCAAATTATTTTTGTTATATATTTTCTCCTAATGTTAATATCAATAAAGAAGATATTCCTGATTATGCTGGAGCATATAAACTTAAAAAAGATTGTAATCCTTATTACAATGATTCTTGGGAAATAATAAAGAGGAACAAATATCTACATAAAGAAAAATTAGACTGGACAATGTTTATGGCTAAAAGCTTATCTTCCAGAATGGCTTATAGATATAAGTATGAACCATATTATACTTGTCCTCATTGTGGAGCTTGTTTAGAACAAAAATAAATAAATGGTTTAGAATAATGAAAGTTTCAATTTATATGCCAACTTACAATAAAGAGAAGTTGCTCCCATATGTACTCTATTCTTTAACAAAGCAGAAAACTGATTTTGAATACCAGCTTTGTATAGTAGATGATAATTCTACTATAGATCCTGAGTCAATTATTAAAAGCTATTTTCATAATGTGAAATATAAAAGACTTGATCAACATTATAGTTTTGATACAATGATGAGCTTTATAGTTGATTTTGTTCCTGAAGATACTGATATTATAGTGATGCAGTCTGCTGATGTTGTTTATATGAGCGATAATATTCTACAAACTTTGGTTGATAATTGTTTGCCTGACCAAGCTTCTTTTTGTACTGTAGCAAATGTGAATAAAGAATTAACTGAAAAAGCTAACAATGTAAATAATTTTTATGGATGGCTAAAATTAGTTAATGAAGATTGGCAAATTAATCCCCCAACTATAAGATCTGGAAAAGTAGCGATTCAAAATTACTTTTTTCTTGGTGCCATTAGAAAGAAGGATATGGAGTTGTTAGATGATATTAAACGTCCTTGGTGTGACATTATGCTTCATTATAATATGGCAAACTATGGGATTAAAGCAATCTATCCAGATAATATTTATGGCGCTCATCTTTGGCATGAACCAAGTTTAGTGATGTGTCAAAACATGGATCATTGTAATCTTGTTTGCAAACTTCGTTATTATTTTAAAGGAAGATTTAGATGAACAAAACAATAGCTTATCTTGAAGAATTTTCTAAAGAAGCAAAACATCAAGAAGAACTTATAACAATGATGCCTCCTCAAGCGAGAGGTTTGAATGATTATGCTGATGAAGAGAAAGAAAAACTTAAAAAAGTTTCTGCTCAATATTTTCATTTAAATAAAGCTATAAGTATTTTAAAGTTGTGTGAAGGTTTTATTGAAGAGTATAATGAATTTGGAAGAAAGAAAAATAAAAGCTTAGAAGACCATGCTGATTTTATAAAAGATGTTTATGTTTTTGTTGAGAAGCTGAAGGAGAAGATGGAGTGACAAATATTAAAAATCTTATTGTTCATAACCCACCCGTTCCTACCTGGGGATTAAGATTTTCTAAGCTACCTGTATATAATCCTATTAGATCTATAGAAATTATACAAAAGAAGGTTGGTTCTTCTTATTCATGCTGTACAAATTGTGGTAGACTATTAAATGAGTATATTAACTTTAATCAAGACGTAGAAGTTCATGTAGGCAAAGTAGGGATTTGTTATATCCTTACTGGGACTTGTATTTGTGGAAAAGTTTATGATGTGTGTATACAAAAGCCTTTTGATATAGTTGGTGATGATTATTTATGGCAATTAGATTGGATAGGAGTATAAATGATTGTTTTTTGTATTGGTGGTAGACCTAATATTGTAAAACTCTATCCGTTTATAGAGTATTTTAAAAAGATTAATTTTACTAACTATAAAATTATCTTTACAGAACAACACTATTCAAATTCTATGAGCCAAGTATTCTTTGATGAATTTGGTTTCCAACCTGATTATAGATTAGAGCGTTCAGGAAAAGGTCATGCTCACCAAACAGGTTCAATTCTTATTGAACTAGAAAAGTTATATTTTGAAAACCTTTCTCTAGAAAGCTTTACTGATTTGTTTGTAGTATTTGGTGATATGAATTCTTCTTTGGCTGGAACTTTGTTTGCTCAGAAAAAAGACTTTCCCATCGCTCACGTAGAAGCAGGCTTAAGAGTTGGAAGATTTGACTTTCCAGAAGAGATAAACAGAAAACTTATTGATCATATGTCAACATATAATTTTGTAACTGAAGAATCTGGAATGATAAATTTGAAGAGTGAGACCTTAGCAAATGGACATCTTGTAGGTAACGTTTTAGCTGATTCAATAAGATTACACCATACAAAGTGGATTGATTTTAATAGCAAGCAGTATTGTTTAGCTACTTTTCACCGTGTAGAAAATGTTGATAATGGTTTTAGAAGTATTTTGGAAATCTTAAATAATGTAGCAGATAAGATTCCTGTTATACTATCTGCTCACCCTAGAATAAAAGAAGTCTTTATGTTTGATAAACGATATTTATCAAAAAACATAGAGTTAGTTGAGCCAATGAGTTATTCAGAATTCATTAATAAATTATGTAATGCTTCTTTTGTTATTACAGATAGTGGTGGAGTTCAATGTGAATCTTATATTTTACATAAACCTTGTATTACATATAATTATCATACACCGCATAAAGTTACTACTTTGCATGGGAATAATTTTGTAACTGAAGATCAAAAAACCATAAATGATTTAGTTAATAAATTCTTAAATTTGAACATTTTATATTATAAAATTAATAAATTATGGGACGGTCATGCTGTAGAAAGAATAATGGAAGTTTTAAACAAGTTTTTGTAAGACAGTATTTTTAAAATATAATATAGTATGAATAAGATTAAATGTTGTCCAAATACTGGTAAGCAATGTATTAGAGACGAATGCCTATCTTTTAGATTAATAACAACGTTAAAATCAAATGCATATAAGTATCTAGGTAAATATGGTGAACATGAACTTCTTTTTAGGCTTAAAGAATATAATAAACCTTATTGTTCTTTATTTAAGGAATTATTAGATGAGTAAACAACTTGTAGCAGTAATTATTGGGGACATTCATTTTGACTTGTATGCTAAGTTCAATAAGCAGCTTGATAATGGAAAAAATTCTCGCGCTCAACTTCTGATTAATGAAGTAGCAAGAATATTCGATTATGCTAAAGAGAATAATATTGGGAATATAATTTTCCTTGGCGATATTTTTAATTCTTCGGAAGTTGTGAAAACAGTTTTGTTTAATGATGTTTACGATTTATTTAAAAATAAACCAAGAAATATTGATTTACATTTGTTTCCTGGTAATCATGACTATTTTTCTTATTTTGAAGATAGTGTATTACATTCTTTCTATAATATTCCAGGTATATGGCTTTATGAAAATTTTCATGATTGTATTATTGGTGGATTAAAAATAGCTTTTCATCCTTATGTTTCTGATGGAGATAGTATTTCTAATATTAGTAGAGAAGGAGATGTAATTTTTATTCACCAATCTGTCCCGGGAGTTGTAGTTGGTAATTATGAATTGATAAAAGCTAAAGACAATATTGATCCTGAAAAGCTGTTTAAGAAATTCAAAATGATTGTTTCTGGTCATATTCATACTAAGCAGATTTGCCAAGATGTTATTTTTCCAGGTTCTATTGCTCAAAAAGATTTTGGAGATGAAGGAATTAAAAAATATTTTTCTGTTTTATATGATGATTTATCTATTGAATATATTCCAACTCAACACCCAGAATTTCATACACTTGATTATATAGAAAAAGATGATGGTGAAATAGAAATAGTTTGTGAAAAAGGTGTTCAGCCTACAAATATAGACGAGAGTTTTGTTAAGGTAAAAGCTTCAAAAGAGTTATGGAAAGAACTTAGCCAAACGGAATATAAAGATAAAAATAAAAATGTTGTTGTTGATTTGAAACCAGACAAAAAAATTTCTGCAGTTAGAATTCAAACTGAAGATCTAAGCGATAACAAAAAAGTACTGGAAAATTATCTTAATTTTGTAAGCAAAAATGATGAATGGGTTAAGCAAAATAAAGAAAAGTTACTTAAAAAAGGGTTGGAGTATTTGGAATGAAATATGATCCAGATGATAATTGTGAAGTAGAGCATAAAAATAAAGTCCAACATAATTATTGGTCATGTCCTACACCATATTGTTCTGCTATAGAATATTATTGTCCAGATTGTAAAATGTATTTAGTTGAATGTGGTTGCGGGTTTGAATCAGGAATGTTTTCTAATAGTTTTATAGAAAGGCAAAATGATTTCTATAAAGATTTGATGCTTATAAAGGAGAAAAGCTAATTATTAAAGAATATTCTATAAATAAAAGAGCAGAAGAAATAGTTGGTAAAAGGAAAATAGAAGGCGTAATTCCTTTTGATCAACCTTGCGAGCTTGGCTATCATTGTCCAATTTGTAAATACGATTTAGTTACTGATGGTAATTTTGACGAGCGCTTACATTGGTCTGAATATGAAAGTTTTATATGGTGTAGTGTTTGTAATAAAGATTATCCTTCTTGCTTATGTATACCTTTTGATATTGATCTTCCAGAGTATGTAACGAGAAATAAAGAATCAAAAAGTTCTATAGATTATGCTATTGAAATTTTTCTTGATAGTATTAAATATGCTAAGGAGAAGTGAAAAATGAAAAAAGTATTTACAGGAGTTATAATATAAAAATGATTGTTTGCCAAAGAAATTTTAGGGATGTTGATAGCAACAAGTTCCCAGATTGTTGTTTTGTTTGTAAATTTGCTGATGTTGAATATGATTGGGAAATTTGCTGTAATCATGAACATAAAAATATTGGTGAATATTCAAAAATTTGGACTACTTGTAATTTATTCGAAAGATGTGATTTAAATATTTTTTATAGACAACGATAAAAAAGTATATTATTATTTAGGAGACAATTAATGGCTGAAGTGAAGGAAGTTACTGTAAATCGTCTTTTAGTTGTAATGACAAATGTTCGTCAGCGTCTTAATGAGCTTATTGCTCTTAGAGGTGAAGTATCAAAAAAAGAGCATTATTATGGTGACACAGAAAAAGTTTCTGAGCCATTGTATGATGTTAAAAAAGTAGATGAAAAAATAGTTGAACTTAGAAAATTTCTTTTTGAGGCAGACGCTTCTTTAAAAGAAGTCAACGCTAAAACAAAAGTAAAAATTGTATATGATATAGACAGCCTGCTTGAGTCTCTTAAGTAGGAAGTAGGAAGTTGCTTTAGTATCAGGTTATGCCTGCCGGAAAAACATTGTGACCAAAAACAAACAAAATATTTTGTTGAGTATTGTTAGGTTTTAAATGCTACGGTCAATTATTTTTTATTGTTGTCATTTGCTAAAGCAACTTCTTCTGTCTTTTTAAAAAGGATATGAAATGAAAAAAGTATTAACTGGAGTAATAACAAAAGAAGATAAGTATTATGTAGCTAGATGTCTTGAAGTCGATATAGTTTCTCAAGGTATTACTATTCAAGATGCTAAATATAATCTTAAAGAAGCAACTGAATTATATCTTGAAAGCTATGATCAAGATGAATTAGAAGAACTTCCAGATAAAGAAAAAGAATCTATTCTTTATAATTTTGATGTTGAGGTGAAAAATGTATAAGTGTAATCAATGTCATGATACTGGAATTTGTATAACGACTTTTATTTGTTCTACTCCACCAGGTTTTTGTTATGATAGTAGAATGAAAGAGGCTGGTAAAGCTATTCCATGCACTTGGTGTAAACCAGATGAATATAGAAATTATAAATATGATAATCGCAGAGTGATAGATGAGAATAATAAAATTAAAAAATGGGATGCTGCTTTTGATAAAGGCAAAGAATTAAGAAGTAGATATGCTGGATAATTTATATGTTTTAAAGGTTTGATTTATGTTCTCTAAAGTTTCAGCTCAGAACTTTATGTGCTTTAAAGATTTTGAAGTTAATCTAAAAGGCCAAGGATTAGTTCAGATTGTTGGTGAATCGGAAGATAGATTTTTTACTTCTAATGGGGTAGGAAAAACATCTTTATCTGAAGCTATCTTCTTTTGTCTTTTTGGAACCACAACAAAAGGCATTTCAGGAGATTCTGTAGTTAATAAAGTAATCGATAAAGATTGTATTGCGACTGTAGAATTTGATGATGGTCTGATTGTTGAGCGTTATAGAAAGCATTCTCAATTTGGAAATAATCTTATTTTACGAAAAGGTCAAAAAGAATTTCAGAAAAAAACTATTAAAGAAACAGAAGCAGTTCTTTATGAGCGCTTAAATATTTCACAAGAAATTTTTCAAATTCTTTCTTATATTTCTCAAGAAGGAGCAAGCTTCTTTATTGATTCAACAGACGCAAATCAAAAAGATTTGTTTGACAAGATTCTAAATCTTATAAAGTTTGAAATTGGTCGTAGTAAAGTAGATCTTGATATTAAAAACATTGATATACTTTTGAATGAATCAAAATATGTGGTGAAAGATCTAAATACAAGATTAAAGGCTTATATAGAAAATCTTGATGTGCTAGAAAAAAACAAAGAAGCTTATGAAGAGATTCAAAAACAAAAGCATTGGGAATTAAAAGGAGAAAAAGATAAAATAAATGTTGCTTTAAAGCCATTGTATTCTGAACTTGAAAAGTTACAATTTAATTTAAGTAATTTAGAGTATGATGAAAATAATGATGATAAAGTTGAAAAGAAAAAAGAAGAAGTTGAAAAGATAAAAACAAAATTACTTTCTGCTGAAAGAGAAGAAATAAAGCTAGAAGGAGAACAAAGGAAATATATAGATAAAATTAAAGTCATTAATGCTGGAGAATGTCCAACTTGTGGTTCAGTATTTGAAGCTAATAAAGAAGAGCTTATAAATTCTTTTGAAGAGTTACTTATTCCTATTAAAGCCGAGCTGGCTGATAACAATCTTAGTCAAACTGAAATGAAAAAGGAGTTGGCTGGCCTAAATGAAGAAGTAGTAAAGCTAGAAAAGCAAGCGAGAGAGTCTTTTAGAAATCAAGAAAAGTTAAAAAATGATGTTAAATTAAAACAAAAAGAAATTGATAATCTAACATCAAGGTTAAAAGACCTTGAAAGTAGAATAAACGAGAAAGACTTAACTATCCCTAATTTAGAAAAAGATATCGAGAAAATACAAAAAGATCTTGTTAAATTAGCTGATGAAGTTGATGAAGAAGAGAAAAAAGAAAAGAAGTATATTGAAGACAGAAAGATACTTTCTTTTTGGGAAAAATCTTTTGGGAAAAAAGGAATACGTAGTTTTATTTTGGATAATATAATTGACGTTTTTAACCAACAAATTAATTTCTATCTTAGTGAAATAGGTTATACAAATATAGAAGTTTTATTTTCTAATAAAGCTATACTTAAGTCTGGGGAGGAAAGAGAAAAGATTTCATTTAATATCAGTATTGATGGAATTGAATATGATTACCAATCTCTTTCTGGTGGTGAAAAAACAAGGTTGAATTTGTCTGTTCTTTTTGCTCTTAGAGATCTAGTTACTACAAATAAAAGTAACGTTTTAATTCTTGATGAAACGTTTTCGTTTCTTGATTTAAGTGGGTGCGAAGCTGTAATTTCTTTGTTAAAAAATAAATTAGCAGAAGAAGGTGGATTAAATTCTATTTTCTTAGTTAATCACAATTCTTTGCTTGATCCTTTAGTTCCTGACAAGTTGACTGTTCGTAGGGAAGGTCAATTTAGTAATGTGATTCATTAAAGTATGAACAATCAAGTAAAAATAGCAGTAATAGGAATGGGATATGTTGGTCTCCCGTGCGCAGCATTATTAGCTGATGTTGAAGACAATCATGTTGTAGGTTTAGAGAAAGGAGCAAAGAATAGTGAATGGAAGATAAAAACACTTAATGCTGGTGAATCTACTATAAATGGTGATGAGCCTGAATTAGCAGAATTAATTAAAAGAGTTGTGGATAAAAAGTCTTTTTATGCTACTGATGATTATTCAAGATTAAGTGACAGAGATATTATTATAATTTGCGTTCAAACTCCAGTAAATCAATATAATGAACCAGATTATATTGATCTTAAAGAAGCAATTCATGAAATGAGTTGGAAGATGAAGTCAGGAGCGCTTATAATTATAGAATCTACTCTTGCTCCAGGAACTACTGAAAACATAATAATACCAATTATAGAGCAAACAGGTTTAAAAGCAGGAAAAGATTTTTTATTGGCTTATTCATTTGAAAGACTAATGCCCGGAAAGCTATTACAATCTATAAAAGAACTTCCAAGAATAGTAGGTGGGTTTGATAAAGAAAGTGAATATAGAGCTAAGAAGCTATATTCATCAATAATAAAGGCTCCAATTTATACTACAAATATAAAAACAGCTGAAGCTACAAAAACTATTGAAAATGCTTATAGGGACGTTAATATAGCTTTTGCAAATGAAATGGCTTTAATTTGTGAAAGTCTTGGAATTAATGTGTATGAAGTACAAGAGCTTATAAATACTAGATCTGAGAGAATGATGCATTTGCCAGGAACTGGAGTTGGTGGCCACTGTCTTCCAAAAGATACTTGGTTATTGCTATATGGTCTTAAGTTATATGGAAAGAAAACTGTTCATACTCAATTCGTAGAGTTAGCAAGAAGTATTAATAATTCTATGCCTCATCATATCATTAGTTTACTATATGAATGCTTAACAATTAAAGAGAAACGTTTTACCAATATAAAAGTAGCTATACTGGGAGCTGCTTATCTTGAAAATTCAGATGACATTAGAAATAGTCCTACTTATGATTTGGTTCATCAATTATTATCTTTAGGTTCGGAAGTTATAGTCCATGATCCTTATGTAAAAGAATTTCATGGTGTTAATTTAACAAATAACATTAAAACTGCTTTGAAAGATTCTGATGCCTTGGTAGTAGCTACTAAGCATAAAGAATATCTAGCTATTGATCTTGAAGATATTAAAGGTTTGATGAATACTTTTATAATTGTAGATGGAAGAAATGTTTTTGATTCTGTTAAAGTAACAGAGTTAGGATTTTTATACAAAGCAATAGGAAAGGGAGGACTATAATTGGAAAACAAAAAGGATAATATAGTTAGTATTTCAGAAAAATCAAAGAAGAAAAAGAAATATAAAATAAATATTAGTTGGATTGAGGATAAGATTCCATTTGAAGTTGAATCTACTGAGGGGATAGAACTTCTTGACTTTAACTGCCCATTTATTATGATAAAAGAATCTGAAAAAATTATTCATTATATAAATCCTTTTGAAGTTTCTCACGCTGTTGAGGAGGAGGTTGAAAATGATTGAGAAAGATAATTATGATAATTATGATAATATGCTAAGAAGAGTTCAATTGCTTTCAGATCAGTTTAATTATCTTTTGCAAGAATTCAAAAGATATGTTTCGCCAGAAATTTATCAAAATGCTATTAAACGCTTGAATGAAATAAGTATAGAGGAGGAATAATGGAAAAATATTCAGAGTATTTTCATAGTTATCTTAGGAGTTCGCCGCTTATATCAGAACTAGAAGTAATAGAATCTTTTAAAAGAGTTTATGGGCGGTGGGATGAGTGTTCTTATAAAAATTTTGCTTTATGTAAAAATAATAAAGTAACTTCTGGAGTGTCTGGTAAATATGCAATTGTTAGAGAAACAAGTCTCTGCGAAGGTTATGTGAATGGTTATAGATCTTTTTTTATAGCAAAATTAAAATGGATTTTGATAAAAGCTACTTATGGTAAATATGCTAGGATAAATATTTGTGAAAAATGTAGAAAGAAAATACCTATTTTAGATATGATTCAAAATAATCATATTAAATGGTCTAGGTTTGTTGTTTTTGGCTATACAGGAAAGGTATGCAAAAAGTGTTTTGAAGCTGAAGAAAAATACGGAAAATATATACTAAGGGAGGAATAATGGAAAAAAGATCTTTTTATGATAGGATGACAGAGTGTGAACAAGCAGCAAAAATTATTCATTCTGGTGTTCATATCAAAACATATTGGGAAGGATATATAGCAGCAATTCAAGATCTTAAAAAAGAATATAAGATATTCATAGCTGAGGAGAAATAAAATGGTTTGGATTATTTTAACATTAGGAATTGTTGCATTATTTATTTGGATATTTGGTTGTATTTTTGATAATGATAGTATGCAGATATTTGGTGGAATATTTTCAGTTTTATTGTTACTTAGTTCAATGGGAAGTTGTATAGGTAAAACTAGTGATTGGAATAATTATGGAAGCATGCAAGCTCTAAAAACAAATATTGGGGTGTATACTACTAGTAATAACATTATTGGTGAATATGAGTATCATGTACCTTCGGGTGTAATTACTGATCTTGCACAAAATAATACAGGAATAAAAAGAGCTGAAAACGTTATTACACTTCAAAATCATATTATCAATCATAATGATAATGTTGCCAATTGGATTATGCTTAGAGACAACTGGCCTTTGAGATTTAAGTTATATAGTGCTAAGTTACCACAAGATTATGGATATATTATTATTGATAATATGCCTGCAGAAGAAAACGTTGATGAAAAGTTTATTAATAATGAAAGAAATTAGATCTAATTATAAAGAGATAAATTTGTCTAAATTTCCTGATTGCTGCTATGTTTGTGAAAAATCAAGTTTTGGTTGTGAAGGAGAAATTTATTGTTATTTAGATAGAATACAGCCTGCTTATGCACAAATAAACGGTTTTTGTGATAAATTTGAAAGGAGTAAAGAAAATGATTAAAGATTGGTGGGATGAATTTGTATTTTGTAAAAGATTGACTATAGAATATGGTTATAATCTAAATAGTTGCGAAATTATTCCAAGGTTAAATTTTATGTACGCCGAGCTTGACAAAGAAATAAGTTTCATTTGCGGATGGTTATTTTTTGAATGTATATTAACTTATTATAAAGGTGAGTTAATTGATTAATGAATATAATAATTATCCTCAGATAGAAAATAATAAGCCTAAAAATGCTTTTTTAAAAAACGGAAAGTGGTATGTCTCAGATCACATAACTTATTCTGAAATAGCCTGCAGTTGTAGCCATAGATATGGTAGGCGTCAATGTGCTGAAGTAGATTGGTCGCAGATTATCCATCCTTATATTCTTAAATCATTTGAAGATGAAAGGGCTGAGAAAAACAAAAAATATCCAGGACCTATTATTATAAACTCTGGTTGTAGATGTCTTAATCATCAAGAAGATTTGAAACGTGAAGGTTATGATACCTCATCTGGTCATTCTACACATTGTCCTATTTTTAATACTAAAACTGGTAGGTGGGAATGTTATGCTATTGATAAGCTTATTCCTGTTGTAAATAGAAAAACTATGAGCCCGGATCTATTCTTTTCGCTTATTACTTCTATTCATCCTGAATTGAGATTAGGTTTTAAAATTTATGGAAAAACACTTGTTCATGAAGATTGTGCGTTTTTATATGAAGGCCCAAATAAAAGTTCAAATTGGGTAACAGGTGCAAGATGGTAGGAGAATATAGATGCTGGATAAAAGATATTTATATAGAAGCTATTGATGGCATTAATAAACTAGCTATAGAGAAAGAAGATAAGTATGGTGTTCTTGTTTCATATGCTAATCCAATTCATACACTTCTTTTTGATTATTATGACATTAAATTTTTCTATAATAAAGTTTGGCTACTTTCTAGTCCATTTTTTAATTGTAATAAACCTTCTAATAAGTATAGCAGCAAACACTTAACGCTTTATAAATGCTCTTCTTATAATGATTTTATTGGTTGGGACGGATTAGCTTATTCAAATAAGTATTATATTGCTGTAATGGTAAAACTTATTAATTTTATTACAAGAGTGTTTAATAAAATATATGGGAAACTATTAAGGAAGTTTGTCAAATGGCCAGTAGATTATAGGGATTTAGATATTGACGATGGATATATATCTTTTTGGTATTTTAAACAAAACGTTTTAATAAGGAAGCTTTTATTAGAGGTTAAAAAAAGAATAGCCATTTACTTAAAGAGGATATGAGATGTTTAAAAGAATTACTATTTTAGTTTTTACTGTTTTAATGCTATGCTCATGCAGAAATTATTATGATAATAATTATGCAGCAAAAATGGCTTGGATAAAGTCAATGCCATGTACATTGGAAAAAGTAGATGAAGAATTAGTATATGTTATTAAAGAATCAGATCTAATTTCATTGAGTAATGATTTGAATTCTTCTTTAACTCCTGACCAATATTATATAAAACCTCTTTTAGCAACTATGCATGATAGAATAAGAGAAATAAATACTTTTTATTATGAATGGAAACAAAAAGAAAAAATATATACTCATTTTGATGGAGTACCACCTATGCCTGAAGATTTTCATCCAATAATAATAATTTATGATGGTGATTAAAGATGAAAAGAATGAAAAATGCTAATTTTAGAGAAATTGATTTAAATGCTTTTCCTGATTGTTGCTACGTCTGCAAGCATATGGAATTTGGTTGTTGTTTAGAAGATGATTGGAGATGCAAATTTATTGATGAAGAGCTTAAAGAAGCAAAACTTTTAGATGAAGAGAATGAGGATGAAGAAGAAACAAACTTTATGAGCGTTGTAGATGAGCACGAAGGAATGTATATTCAAGTATATACTCTATGTGATAATTTTGAAAGAAGTATTTATGAGGAGGTTCAAACTGATAAATAATGGCTAAAAAAGAGAGAGATAAAGTTCTATTTGGTATTACTAGAAAAACAAAAACAGGTTGTGGGAATGCATATATAACAATTAATTACTCTGAGGGGAAGCCAGTAGAAGTAATGATGAGACTTGGAAAGGCTGGTACTTGTCCAAGTACAATGGGCGAAGCTATTGGCAAAATGATTTCTACAGCTTTGCAACATGAAGCAGAATTAATTGAGATTGCCAAAGATCTAAAGGGTATTCAATGTCTTTCACCTACATTTGATAAAGAAGATAAGAATAATACATCATGTATAGATGCGCTTGGAAAATGTTTAGAAGAAGCTACAAAAGAAGAAATAAAGACAAGAATAAACAGTAGTAGTAAAGAAGAAAAGAAAGAAGTGGTTGAAAAAATTGAGGAAAAGAAATGAAAAGAGACTATAGCAACAAATTTAAAAATATTTCAGCAGGAAATTTACCAGAAGAACTTACTATTAAAAATCCTATTGAATATGAGAATAAATTTGGTAAATGGTATATTGACTTAGTAAAAAGAACAGAAAGTCCATATGATATACCTAAAGATATTAATAAGAGGCTTATGCATGCTATTCTTGGCATCTCTACTGAATCTGGAGAACTTGTTGACGCTATAAAAAAATATATATTTTATAATAAGTCTTTAAATAATATAAATTTAGTTGAAGAAGTTGGGGATCTATTATGGTATATAGCAATTATTTGTGATGTTCTTGATATTAGTTTTGAAGAAGTAATGAAAAAGAATATAGCAAAATTGAGAGTTAGATATCCTGAAGAGTTTAATGAAGCAGAAGCAGAGTTAAGAGATTTAGATAAAGAATTAGAGGCATTAAAATGAAACAGCGTATCGATGAATTTGGAATTGTTTTAAACCATTCTACTTTGCAAATAGAAGATGGTTATGAAAGTGGCATAACTACTAATGATATTGTAGATTATATCAATAGTTTAAAACAAAAAATATTAGATCTTGAAAAATGGATTGATAATCTTCAAGAAGGCACAATAATTACTTGTGTCTATTGTGGTCATGCTTATCCTCCAGGAACACAAACTTCGAGAAGAAAAGTGTTATATGAGCATATAAAGATTTGTCCAAAACATCCTTTAAGAGAAGCAGAAGAAAGAATTAAAGAACTTGAAATGAGGTTAATAAAATATGGAAACATCTAGAAAATGTAGCGATTGTATTTATTGGACTCATGATGATTATAGAGATTCTCATTATGGTAGGCGTTATGGTAGTTGTCATTATGAAAGAATAAAGATGCAAAAATACGAGGATGATTTTTGTCATCATTTTGAAACTAAAAATGAGGTTAAAGAATGAAACCAATAGTAGTTATTGATTTTGATGGTGTTATACATTCGTATAAGCAGCGCTGGATTGATTTTGATAAAATTCCTGATCCTCCAGTTCCTGGAGCAATTGACTTTTTAAGAAATCTTATTGGGTGTGATAAGTTTCAAGTTTATATTCATTCAAGTAGAAATGTTCCAACAAAAAATGGTGGAAGAGAAATAGACAGAAAATATCAGCCGTGGTGTGGTAAATTAGCAATGGAGCGTTATCTAATTGAAAATGGTCTTGAAATAGAATTTGTAAATGAAATAACATTTCCAGATTATAAACCGCCAGCACATGTTACCATTGATGATCGTGTTATTTGCTTTACCGGTTCATTTCCTAGTATTGAAGAAATAGAAAACTTTAAGCCTTGGAATAATAAAGATGATGCGTATGAGGAATAGAAAATGAAACTTTCAATTATAAAAGAAACATCTGAATATAGAGGAGATCATTCTAGAGATTTGTTAGTTGCTTATGATTATATAGAAAATGAATCTATAGAAGATCTTTGCAAAAGAGTATTTGAAATAAAAGTTGATGACAAGAAAAATCATTATTTTGAAACTATTACAATTAGATTGGTCAAAGAAAATACAGGGAGGAGTCAAATAAAATGAACAGTGAAGAAAGATTATTAGACGTCGTTATTGACATCATTATTAAATTGACAAAAACTAAAAAGTTGATCTGGTATATGGATAACAAATATACAGCTATAGCTCACTCAATATTAGATAACAGATATGAATTTACAATTTTTTATTCAAGAGGCATTAATACCAGTGATTATTATAATTTAGTAATTAAACAATGTGGACTAGTTATAAAAACTATTTTCTTTGATACCAATACAAAGAATAGTAAATTGTTTGAGCTCTATTCTATAATTTTTAATAATATAGAATATAAAGTTGGAGAAGAAAAGCTTATAGAAGAATTTAGTAAGTTTCTTTAAAGGAAAGTGAAATGAATAGTGAAGAAAAGTTATTAGATATTGTTATTAAATTGACAAAAACTAAAAAGTTGATCTGGTATATTAATAATAAGTTTTTAGCAAAAGCAGTATTAGGAGGTAGAGTTGAATTTACATTGGGAACTCCAATAGATAGTTTATCTGGATTAAATGTTTTTGGTAGTGATTATTATAAATTGACTATTAAACATGGTCAAGAAGAAACTCACATTTGGAAAAAAGGTAAAAACAATAAGTTGTTTGAGCTTTATACTATTGTTTTTATAGACGAACAGAAAAATATTAATGAGATGTTTATAGCGGAATTTAGTAAATTTCTTTAAAGATAAACAAAATGATATATTTAAAATATTTTTGGTATGTTTTAAGACATAAATATTATGTCTTTATAGAATGTCGTAAAGAAGGAATACTATGGCGTGGAATAACTCATGATCTAAGTAAATTTTTGCCAGATGAATTTATTTCTTATGCAAAGTATTTTTATAGTGATTATTCAAAACTTGATGAGTATGATAAACTTTCTCTTTTAAAGGCTTTTAATAAAGCTTGGTTAAAACATATTCATAGAAATCCCCATCACTGGCAATACTGGATTTTACATTTTGATGATGGTGGATATGAAGCTATTTATATGTATGGAGATTATACTAAAGAAATGTTATGTGATTGGATAGGGGCGGGAAAATCTATAAAAGGGGGTTTGCCAGTACTTGAATGGTATAAAAGGAATAAATTTAATCAAATAATTCATAGGCTTAGTAGGGAATGGATAGAAAGAAGTTTATATGGAGGAAGAGGATGATACTAAGGAGAGAGTTTAATATAGAGCACAACTTTAGAAAAGTATCTTTACCAGATTGCTGTTCAAATTGTTTGTATTTTAATAAATACTACTATGCTGAGGGAGAAGGTTTTTGTAGTATGATGAATAGACTAGATGTGGAATCTTGGAAAGTAGACTTAAGTTGTTCTAATAATGAAAAGACTAATTGGACTTATTATTACTATATTTGTGATTTATATGAAAGGAAGCAAGATATTGTTAACTCTTAAACTTTTGAAAGAGATATTATAAAATGGAAGTTATAATGATCCCAAATGTAAACATTTTAGATTTTGAAAAGCAACATAACTTAAAATTAATTGTGGAGGAGAGAAATTTACCTATTTCTGATCCAGCAAGGTTTTTTGCTACATTTGAAAATTCTTGGGTTCCAGATAATAAAGGTTTTTTGGTTGGTGTTTATGGTAATGGAAATACAATAGAAGAATCTATAAAAGAGTACTGCAAAAAGATTTCTACTAAAGAGTTGCGAATAGGTAATAATAGTATTGATGTTCCAAGATTATTCTATTAGATAATGTAAGTTTATTTGAAGGAAAGAAAAATGTACGAAGAAGTAATTAATGCTCTTGTAGTTGTTATAGAAAATCTTCCACAAGATAGTAAATATATTGAAGAAGTTAATTCTCTGATTGAAAGAGTTAAAAAGCTTGATAAAAAATATACTATAGAGGATTATAGGACTATAAGAAAGGAAATTGAGAACACGATGATGATTTTTAGAGGAGAACGTGAAACTCATTGGAACTTAACTTGGAATAAAAGCGGTTCTAGGATCATAAATAAAGAAGCCTATAAATTATCTAGTAAATATTCATCTGCTTATCTTAAAATGGGCGATGCTTTTAATATTATAGTTAAAATAGGTCCAAAAGATATTAATCTTAGACCAGCAAAACACGTAGATTGTTGTTTTAATTGTGTATATGGAAGTGTCATAACATTTTGTAGATATCCTATGCGACATGATAACCCATTTATTTGTAATGAAAAAGTAATTCTACCAAAGCATTTTAAAGATAATTGGTTAGTGTGTAATTTATATGAAAGGAAACAAGATAATTAAAATAAATAAATTAACTTATATAATACTTTAAATTAGTTTAAATTTAATATAATGAGATAGAAGTGGAAACATTTTATAATATATCAGCTTTTACAATTTTAGGTTTATTTTTACTATTTGTAGTTGTTTGTATATTACAAGAAATAGGTATAAAGACATGCTTAAAACTTTTAGTGCTTAGTTTTTCTATCTTATTAGTAATTGCCTCTATTTTAAGAATTGTTTATATTATAATTAATTAACTTATATATAACTATTATCTTTAAAATTTAAACTATTAAAATTTAAATATAGGATAACATGAGAAAATCGGAATTTACAGTAGCTGATCATAAAAAAGCTTACTTAGCTTATAGAGAATGTAAAAATGTATTTTCAGAAGTAAAGCGAAAATATAAAGAACTTCCTAGTGTAGTTAGCTTGATTAAATGGTCAGATGAAAAGTTTCAGTGTAATTGTATTTGGCACAACTACAAGCGACTTGATTTTATACTTCAAAAAGCTCAGAAGGATGTTGAAAACTATGCCAGTTTAACTCCGGCTGGCAGAAAAAAGATATTTACAGATATCACAGGAGCAGTAACTATATTAGATGATATTGATGCTATAGAATTAGCTTTGTTAAAAAACATAGACACTCAAATTGAACTTGGATCAGTAATAGATAAACAGAATATAAAATTAAAGAAGCAGCAAAAGATACTTGATCGTGGTTATTTCAAAGAACTTATAGTAGATGATGCTCAGAAATTAGCAGATTATCATGCTATTAGGACTTTAGTTTTGACTTATATTTTTAATGCTAAGTTTCCTGATATCCAAAAGTTTCTTGATATTAAAGAACCTAAATGGACACAGAATCTTGGCTTTAATAGTATGGGTGAAGCAGTAAAGACTTTAGCAGAAGTAGATAAGCAGATTAGTTTGCTGACAGGAGAGCATCCAACTGAAATAACTGAAACGCGACACGATGGATTTGATTACGAGTTTAATAAGTTGATGCTAGAAGCAGTTAGGTCTACAAATAGAGAGCTTGACCAAGAGGAATTGAAAAGAAAGTTAGTTGAATTAGTAAGGCATAAGAAATGAGGAGTGAGAAATGACAAAAAGAATGCTTAATTATCCTAATGATAGCATATGTCCTTGGTGCTTAGGCTATGTTATTTTAACAGGCAAAACACCAGAACACGATAGACATCCAGAATTAAAAAAACATGGTATAGAAAAGCATATTGAATGTCAAGATTGCCATGCTGAATGGAGTGTTTTATATATTAGACCTAAAGCGGAAAATTACTTTTTTAAAAAGTTAGTTGAATTAGTGAGGCATAAGAAATGACAGATAGATATAACAGTTTTATAGTTGTTTTAGAACAAGATATTAGATCAGATGACGCTAAGAAGACAACTAAAGCTATTGAGCAAATAAAAGGTGTTTTAAAAGTTACTCCAAATATAGTTGACGTATCAGATATTGTAGCAGAAAGCAGAGCAGAGCAAGAATTAGCTAATAAACTCTTTGATGTTATTTATGGAGATAAGGAATGATTAAAGAAGTACTTTCAGAATGGAGAATAGTTGTTATATCTATATTATATCTTGTGTTTAAAGTATTAGCAAAATCCCATTCTATATCTGATATTGATTGTATTCTAACCTATATATGGATTTGCTTATTAATTATTTTAACAGTAAAGAGATGAGACATAAGAAATGGGGAGTAGAAAATGAAGTTTATAATTAATCAGTATTCAAATGACATTCCGCAATGTCGCGATGCTATTTTGGAGACAGTTATACGTCATGAACGGTGGAGAGAAACTTTTAAGCATATGAAAGAAAACGGTAGGAAGGATAAGTTTATGTCCACTGGCTTTAATCATAGAGAAGAAGGTGATTGGTCATACAGAGATATAGAAGAGGAAGTTTGGACAATCGAAATCACAGCGTTAGAAGATTTGATATATTTTATTTCTAAATATGGTGATAGTTTCAGTGATGGGACTTTAATAATGCTTCCGTGATTAAAATATAGTGAATATAATATACCTGTTTTAGAAGTTAGACATTATTGTGAATAAAGGAGTAGAAAATGAATAAGATGGAGAGAGCGAGAATTATTGTGTTAACTTTATTCTTACTTATTAGTGTAATATTTTGTTTTTATGTAGAAAAAGAGCGACTAGAACGCCAAATAGTAATCAACAAAGATGAAATGTATTTGTGGGTAAGTAAAAGTTCTTTTAATGTTAAATATGTTTATATATACTTTACACCTATCGAGTTATTTGAGAAACGCGATGTACCTAATGGTATTTATCTTGGATCTGTTGGTCATTATGATACAGAATATCTATACTTAACTAAAGAAGGATTTCTCGTTAGCAGTGGGGAACCACTTGAATTGTTTTTTGGAAAAAAAGATCTTCGGAAGTGGAGTTATTGATTGTTTTTATACATTTCATATATGGAATATTGAAAAGGTGTTGGAGTAATAAATGATTGAAAGAATTAAATATGCTACTCAATGTCATGTTATTTGTCCAAATTGTGGATTCTGGAATGATTATAAAAATTTTCTTTTACATACTCCATTAGGAACTATTGAGACAAAATCTTATATTTGTATTGATTGTAAACATTTAATTGATTTTCCTAATGAAGGAAAGATAGTTGCTAGTTAAAAAGAAGGAGCAGAAAATGAGTAGCAATGATTTTTTAAAATATAATATAGTATGATAGAAATAAATCTCCCAGATTGCTGTATAACTTGTTTTCATAAGATATTTATTGATGGGACATTATGCTGTGGCATTACAGAAAGAGCTCCTGCTTTGTCTATTGGTCCTTGGTATTTTGTAAAAAATAATAATTGGTGTGAATCTTTTGAAAGAGAAGGTTGAGCAAGATATAATATGAAAGAGATAAGAATGAGCATAGAGCAAAGAAATAAGTTAATACAATTACATTTAGATTGTATAAAACCTATTGGAAGAAATAGAAGCACTGAAGAGTTACAAATGTATGTTAATAATAATCTATTATTTTTCTGTGGAAAGATTAAGAAATGAAAATTGAAACAAAATATTGGATATTAAAAATCTTCTACTCTGGATTTGGCTGGCCATTGTTTAAAATAAGAAAGCAAAATAGAGAATGGAAATTTGAGCTTTACCTCGCTCCATTTTTTGTATGCTTAATTAAAAACGAAAAGAAGTATCCAAAATATCTTTGCTTGTTTTGCATAAACGAATTAAAGAAAGATATGGATTTTATTGGTTATGATTTTTATAGATGCTTTAAGAAGAATCCAAAAACTGGTATGTGGTATGAGTTTTGTGAACAGTGTAATAGTTATGGAATGGGAGCAGGAGAGAAATTATATTATGAAAGTGTTCATACATTGGCCCATATAGAATTTGGTAAGGTGAGTAAAAATAAGATTGAGCTTTTATATAATCATAGTCAAGCAATAGGAATAGACTTTGGAGATAAGAAATGAGTATTATTATGGAAAAGAAAAAAGCTTGGAATTTAAAGTCTCTTGGAATTTGTGAAAAATGTGAAGTATTAAATAAAAGCTTTTGTATGTATAATAATATGCATTATAATCGTTGTGCGATAATTGGTGTTATTGCTCCAATTAGACAATGCTTATCATATAAGAAACTAACTTCTAAAACATAATTTTTAAAATATAATATAGTATGAGGTATAAAACTCATTGGAAGTATATATAACATTCTAAAAGAATAATACATTTTTTTATTTTTAGGACTATTTTGAAATGAAAAAAAAATTACGTTCAATGACATTGATAGAACTTGAAAAAGTTATAAAGAAATTACTTAAAAAAACAGAACAAAATAAAATTGAGTGGCTTAAGAAAAGTGATCAATATAACGAGTTTGAATGTTATATTGATAAAGCTAGAATATTTGTTAATAAGTATACTTTTTCAATAGAAACTGAAGAATTATCAGCTTATTATTATGTTGTGCGTGGAACTTCTAACGGAAATGAAGATCTTAATAATTTAATTTCTTATATAGAAAATCATTTAGAATTATTAGAACAAAATCCAATATTAGGCATTGAAGAGTTTAATTTATTCGTCAAAGCCTTAGATAGATTATAGAAAAATGAAAGATTTTCTAAAAGATACTTTTATGTGGATGTGTGCTTTGAACGCAATATGGTTTATTCCTATTGGATCTTTATTAGTTGGAATAATTAAATTCTTTATTACTTGGAATCCTGATATATTATTTTTTGGTTTATGTTTGCAGGTTGTCTTACTTATTTGGTTTGTTATTATTGACAGGATAGGATGTTGGATTGATAATTGGTAGGAGATAATAAATGTCAAAAATTGTTTTTTCTAAAGAGCAGATTAAGGAAATTAAAGTTACATTGAAAAAAGCATACTTTTCTGTTGTAGATGCAAGAGAGAGTACTCCGATCATGGGATGGGCCTATGATACTATAATGGGAGATATACTTTGTAGGAGAAGATTCACTCCAGAAGAAGTACAAGCTCTTAGAAAGACATTATGGGATTTTACCCCATCTAGAAAGCACATTACTGAGTTTATGAGAGGGGTGGAGAAGATAGATCACTTGTTGAATGAAGGACGAAAAAGTTGGTTTTAATTTAAAAAATATATCTATTCTGTGCTGTTAAGTTAGTGTAGAAGCAAAGACTCTTAACCAAGCTATTTACAATATGGCTAAAGAATATATCAAGGAAAAAGAGAAATGGATGATAAAAAAGTAAGAATCTTTTGTGAAATGAAAGACTGCACAATGTTAGGTGATATGCTTAGAAAAGCAAGCATATCTTTTATGACTGGAGGACAAGATTCTGAAATTCCTATGCCTTACATTAAACATGAAAATCAATTGTATATAGGTTGGTTGGAAATTAATTCTTTTATTGGTGGATGGAATAATGGAAAAAGCTAAGCAAATAAGACTCAATTTATGTTTTACAAAATTAACAATTTACTTTGTAAAAAGAAGATGGCCAGAAGCTTTTTGTCTTTGGCCAATAGTTTATTTGGGAATGGATAATAAGTTCTATGGAGTTGGAATTCAAGTTTTCTATTATGTTTTATTTATAGGAAGATAATGATGAAGTTATTTGTTGAATTAAATAATTTTAAAGTTAAATCAAAAATTAGTTCTATTGTCTTTTCTATAAACGATGATTTTGTATATTGGAAATATACAAGTGAAAAATATTTATTTATGATTTGGTTTCTATGGTTTGGCTTCTATATTTGGTACAAATCTGACTTGCAGTTGTCAAGAGAAAAATCTATTTGTAAAGATTGGAAAAAGAAAAGTGGAAGATGATCCTAAATATAAACCTCCCAAACGGCAAATACCAAAATCTATTTCTTTTTTATTAAGAAAGTTCCCTTGGGATTTAAGGAAAAGAATTTATTTTAGATTTTACAGACAATGGCTTAAAGATAATTTAGATTGTATGTATAAATGTGACTGTGGAGGAATTCAACCTTATATATTTATGTTTTACAAAATATTAATTAATCATATGTATGAAGATGGTAGAGATATTCCATGTCCTCATTGTTCAAACAACAATTATGGTTTAAAATATTCTTTTCCTGAAAATACATGGAAAGATCATTGGTTATATAAAGAAATAAAGGAGTTGTAAAATGGAAACAAAAAAGGTCTATACTATAAAAGAAAAAGAACTTAAGAAGTTAATTAAACTTTTAATGAAAAAGACAAAAAGCAAAAGTTTAGTTTGGGAATTTCATACTCCCACAAGTGGTTATTTAGGAATAGAATATTTCAAATGTTATATTGATAATATTGAGATTAGATTAAATATTCATATGGAGACAGAGTTTTTGTCTTATGATTACTCAGTTATTTCTATTTTATCAGACGAATGGGAAGCTTATAGTAATAAAATAGATTTTGAGATAGTATATAATCTCTATGCTTATGTTAAGAACTATTTAGATGAAATTAGCATGAAAGAATCTTTGGCTGAAGAAGAGTTTCATAGTTTTATGAAAGGTTTAAATAAAGATGAAACGAGTAAAATGTACTGAATGTAAAATTGGAAGCGTTGTAATCGATGAGGCGTTTGATGCTGATAGAGCTTATACTGATGATATAGTAGAACGCTGTACTAATCCAAAATGTGGTTATTGGGCAAGGTGGTCAAAATGTGGTGATAGAGGTATTATTGGAGGAAAAATTTGTTAAGCTAAGCATGGAAATGTAGATAAGTTTAGAAGGAATAAAGATGAACAAAGCAAAAATATCTTATGAAGATGTAATAAATCATGTTTTAGAAACACTAACTCTTACTGGTTCTATTTATATTAATGAACCACCAGAAATAAATAGTTTATCAAAAGAATCTATTATAGGAGCATTTATTGTTCCCGCAAAATGCGTTTGTTATTGTAACGGTATGTGGCATATTAATGGAAAAGATCAATGTACTTCTTGGAGTTACGGGCTATTTAGTGATTCTCAAAACAATGAATTATATGGAAAGGCATATAAAAAAGTTAAAAGACTTTTTGAAGATAGAGTATTTTATGAAGGAAGGACAAAATATTCTTTGTTCGAAGGTAATGAAAAAGTAAGTGAGTTTATAAGTAATGGGGAGTTGAAAGCTTATTGCACTTTTACTGTTAAAGCATTCTTTAGTTCATTATTAAATCCTAGAGGTTAAGATGAAACCAATAATATTTAAACAACAAAATTGTACATTTGCAGAAAATCAACCAGAATATTTACCTTTACCGGCTTATAAATCAGATGATGGCGAAGTTATATCTTGTTGGGAATTATCGTTGCTCGAAAGAGTTCAAATATTATTTACTGGTAAATTATGGCTCAGAATTCTTACTTTTAATAAACATCTTCAACCGCAACTGCCAACAGTAAAATCACCTTTTTAGATATATAATTTATATAAAGAATGAAAGAAAAGTTGATATAACACAGCTTTTAAAATATAATAATATAAGAGGATGTGTTTTTATAGGGGTTTAAAATGTTTAGTAGAAAAGGTTTTACTTTAGTAGAAGTATTAGTAGCTATCACTATTATTTTTATCTTTCTTGCTGTCTGTACTGCTCCAATACTACCACACTTTACAAGAGATAATTATATTGTTACTGTCACTGACAAAGCCTTCAAGAAGTCTGGTGGTGGAAAAGATGCAGATGACAAGTATTTGATATATACTAAAATGGTTTCTGATGAGAAATCTGTTAGTATGACATTTGAAATTACTGATACATTTTGGGAAGTATGTTGGACTCACTGGAGATATAATTCTTCTGATTTCTATGGATTTATTGAAAAAGGAAAAACGTATTATATTACAACATATGGTTGGCGCGTTCCTTTTTTCTCTTGGTATAAAAATATCTTAACGGCTGAAGAGATAAAGTGAAACAAAGATTTAGCTATTATATTTGTAAATTACAAAAAATTTTATTTGGTACATACGTTTGGATTAATAGTTTAGGTATTGCGTTTGAGTATGATGGGGATGAAGTAATTTTATTATGGTCTTGGTTGAGAAAGAATAACAAGAAATATTATTCAACTTCTTTTTGTGCTTCGTATAAAACTTTACAAGATTTAGATACTGAATGGGTAAATTATTTCAAAGCTGTGAATAATTAAAATGAATAATAAAGAAAAAGAATATCTTAAAAAAATTCCTAAAGGCGTTGATATTGACGAAGTTAGAAGAGGAATAGCTTTGTGTGCTTTGAACTTTCACGAATATACTAACACCTGTAACTTTTGTAAGAATCTGGATGATTCTAAAAGAGTTAGGTTTTGTAAGTATTTGAAAGAGAAATGCGGTTTAGAAGAATTTTATGTTAGAGTGCCATTAAACGGAACATGTAAAGAATGGAGATATAAGTTTTGAAAATAATTGAGCCAAGTTTTGAAATCTTAGATAAGTTTGACGGAATAGAAATCTTAAAGAAGATTGAATTTATTGGTAGAGTTGCTTATCAAAGTTATGGTCAAGTATCTAAAGATAGTTATAAATCTTTTATTCAAAATATTATCAATCGTGGACATCTTTCTGTCATTGAGCACTTTAATATTTCAGTTAAAATTATTTGTGATAGAGGGATTAGTCATGAATTAGTACGTCACCGTTTAGCATCTTATACAATGGAGAGTCAACGTTATTGCAATTATAATAAGAAGGAATTTAATTTTGAAATAGAAGTTATTAAGCCTTTGTTAAATGAAAAAAGTAGTTCTTATGAATTATGGAAATCAGTGTGTATAAATGCTGAGAATTCTTATATGAAGATGTTAGATAATGGTATTTCTCCTCAGATAGCAAGATCTGTTTTACCAAATTCTGCTGCTACAACAATTGTGATTACAGCTAATTTAAGAGAATGGAGACACATTTTTCAGTTAAGAACTTCTAAGAACGCTCATCCTCAAATGAGAGAGGTTATGGTTCCTTTGTTAGAGGAAATGAAAAAAAGATTACCAATAATCTTTGATGGCATAATTGGTGAAGAATGAAAAAGTATTGGAATGATATCAATTGGGATTACAAAAAGAAAATATATATATATGAATTTTTAGTTGAGGAGGAATTATTATCAAAAGAAATTTCTAAAGATGTTTCTAAGACATAGTTTTTAAAATATAATATAGTATAAGACAAGATTAGTTTCAGCAATCAAAAATATGGCCGTCGAAAGACAAAACAAAGCTAATCTGTTAAAATTTACAAGGTTGATTACAGCAATAAAAATACATTGGGTATAAAAATTCAACCTGATTTTATTTTAAAGTTCTTTTACAAGACTGGTTACAGCAAACAAAAACAAAAGCCTGTTAAGCTTTCAAGTCCCAGTCTGTTTTTTAAAATATTTTTATGTGATAGAAAATGAGTAAAAAAGATCTTTATATAACTTTCAATACAGCTAAACTAGGTATAGATGGTTTTAAACATAGATATATTATGATTAGTGATGTAATTATTGCTTTACAAAGTTTTTTATTAAGCTCAAGCGATGAGCAAAATAGATCCTTAGAATCATATATAAAAGAATATATTGGAATGCTTGAAGATAAAAGAGATAAATTTTAAAACAATTTAAAAAGGTTGGTTACAGCAAACAAAATAAAAACACGTTGAATGTTTTAAAAGTTCCAACCTGAACAGGAGTTTAAAATGATCAAGACTCATGAAGGCGCAAATCAGTATGAACATTCTCTTGACCATGCAGTAGAGTTTTTTAGTAAGGCTGGTTCTCTTTTTAAAAAGAAAGAATCATTCTATGAAGGTGAAGAATCTGCTTTGTCGTTGTTTCAGAAGATTTGGATTGTAGACCCTGTAGTAGCCTTTAAGCTTTTACTTTGGCTTCGCGACGCAAGGGGAGGTAGTGGGAATAGAAGCGCCGCAAGATCTATTTATAAATGGCTTGCTCAAGACGAAATTGGATTAAAATGGCTTGAATTAAATATTGGTTGGCTTCCTTTAGTTGGAAGATGGGATGATTTAAGATCTTTATTTAATTCTGACGCTGACTATATAGCAGCTGATATGTGGGCAAGTGCTTTATGCAATAATGATGTCCTTGCTGCTAAATGGGCAGACAGAAAAGATAAGCAATTAAGAGTTGCTCTTGGTATCAAATCAGAAAAAGACTTTCGTAAATTTCTTGCTAAGATTCGTAAAGACCATATTGTTGAACACAAAATGTGTACAAACAGATGGAACGAAATTGAATACAAAACTGTTCCTTCTGTGGCAATGGCCAGATATACTAATGCTTTTGGAAAGCATGACGAAGAAAGATTTGCTAAATATAAAGAAGCTCTTGAAAAAGGTGAAGCGACTATTCATGCTAGCGTTCTTTTTCCTCATGATTGTGTTAGAACAGTAAGAAATGGTGATAAACAAATTGGAGACGCTCAGTTTGAAGCTTTACCAAATTATATGGATACTGATTCAAGGGCAATTGTTATAGCAGATACTTCAGGTTCTATGAGCATACAAGTTAGCGGGTCTATTAAAGCTGTTGATATCTCGCAGGGGATGGCCCTTTATTGCTCTGCTAAAATTCCAAAAGAAAATCCTTTTCATAAGAAATTTATAGGATTTGAAAGCGAAGGTAAATTTAAAGATTGGAATGGAATGAAGTTTTCTGAAGCTGTTTTTAATAATGAAATATTTGATGGTGCTATTGGAGAGACTAGAATAGATAAAGTTCTTGATCTGATATTGTCTACTGCAAAGTTTTTTAATCTTACAAACAATATGATGCCTAATATGCTTATTATTGTTTCTGATATGCAGTTTCATGAGGGGACGGTCGGTGATAATGCTGTAGTTGAAAATTCTCTTGATAAATGGGTAGTTGCTGGTTACTCTATTCCATCTATTGTATATTGGAATACAAGCGGCTATGCAGGTCAACCAGTTACTGTGAAACATAATAATGTGGCTTTAGTTTCTGGGTTTAGCCCTTCTATATTGAAAGCTATTTTTGCAGCAGAAGACCTTACTCCTAAAGGAATAATGCTAAAAGTTTTAGAAAAATATAATATAGAAGTTCCAAAGTAAAACTGCTTTTGTGAAAATTTTGAGTTGAGGAGATTAAAACAATGTGGAAAGAATGGACAGATAAAAATGGTAGAAGAATGCTAACTACTAATCACGGTACGTTTCCTGTAGCTAATCAACCACCAAATGAAAATGAAGTTGGTACATTTGATAAGGTTCAGGGTTGGCTTGGTGCATGTCCATGTTGTAATGGGTTTATTGGAAAAGATTTTGAAGAGCATGATAACGGTTGTGAGTATCGACAAAAATATGGTTATGGCAATAGAGAAAAAACTCTAAGAAAATAAAACAAAGGGAATGAGATGAGAAAGTTTATTTTATATAGTTTAGTAATTGCTTTTGTTCTGTTACTTGTTGTGGCTGCTAATAGTCAAGAAGTAAAAAAATTTACTGTTACTAGCAGGCTAGATAGAATTGTGTTGGATGCTTTGTGTGGAGGTCCCGTTGATAAATACACATATACAACTAAGGAAGGGTTTTTAGTGATTACTTATTATTCTCCTCTCGATGGATATATAGGTAAACAAGTATTGGCAAGCGGCAGCGAAGATAAAGTAGGCAATTTTATAGTGGAAAAGATTATTAAGGTAGAGAAATAAAAGTAGCATTAGTAAAAAGAGCATGCATAGAAAAATAATAATACTAGCTAAAAAGAAATATAAGCATAATGGAAATTGGACTAGAGAATTTCTTGAAACTCCTCCAGATAGGTTTGTGGAATTTTATAGTGAATGGGATGAGAAAGCAAAGTTGTTTAGTGTTTATTTTATGGGTTTAGATGATGAACATTTAAGTGGAGATGAGCTTACTAATTCATTTATAGCAAATTAGAAAAATATGATATATACTTTAGCAAAATGAAATACAAGTATAATGGAGACATGAAATGAAAAAAAGAACTTTTTTCTTATTTTTAAATTTATTTTTTGTTATATCGTTGATCATGGTGGTCTGCTTAAGCGCAGCTCCTCAGCTCATAACAAAAGAAGATATGGCTACCTATAGAGGAGATTTTCCTTATGGGATAGATGTACAGATGGAATTTACAATAACTAGTAGGCTTGAAAAAACTATAAAAGAAGGTCCTTTTTTGCTTCCCACATATATAATATATACGTATACAACTAAGGAGGGATTTTTAGTACGTTCATATGATGAGCCAATGGATGGGTTGATAGGCAAACGCGTAAGGGCATCTGGGGCTATAGATAATGGATTGAATTTTATAGTGATTTATGTAGATAAAGTGTACTAATAAAATAAACAATTATCTATTTAGAAAAATATGTTTTATGTTTATGATGAACAAAAGATAGAATACTTAGAAGCTTTAGCATCTTTATGGTCTATAAGATTTTCATCTATGTCAAGTTTTTATACTTTTATTGATCCTTGGTGTTATATTAAAGTTCACACGTCACTTACTTATTTGCTTCCTTTTTCGTTAGAAATTATTGAGAAAAGCTTCCCGTTTTTGTATATGCTTTGGCGAAATGAAAGAAATAGTTTTGAAAAAGCTTTAAGAAGAAATTCTTATAAATGGTAGATAGAATGAAAAAGAAAGAGCTTCTAAGTTACTGTGAGGAAATTAACTCAAAATATTTTCATCTTCCAAAATCTGAATTACCTTCAATACAGATTGGAGATTTTAAGACAAGTGAATTTGTAGCATTTTTTGTTTTTGATGATAATGAGATCTTAATATCTAGGAAGCTTTTTGCTGAAGATGACGAAATAATAAAAAAAGAACTTAGACATGAAATGATACATTGGTATCAAAGTAAGTCTGGCGAGTTAACTGATGATGTCCATAATAAGATGTTTTGGGATTGGAGTAGAAAGTTAGGCTGTTTTTCTGTGATACAAAAAGATTTTTATGATAAGAATCCAGATTCAAATGTATTAAGAGATGATATTGTTTTTAAGGTTGTGGAGTAGATTATGGAAAATCCAATATGTCCTTATTGCCAAGCTGAAATGATAAAAGCTTCTATTCAAAATGAAGAAGGAGTTTGGTCACACAGTTATTGGATTTGTGAGTGCGAAGAACCATTAGATGATGATAGTGAGAACACTGTTCAGCTTTTCATTCATCATGCTTTAAGTTTTGATAATATTGATGAACTTTTAGTTCCATTGAAAAAGCATTAAAGACAAGCGAAATGAGAAGAACTAACACCATTATCAAAAAATTTTTCCTTATTTTTAAGCATATACTTTGTAATTCATGTTTGGGTGAATTTATTTTTGAAAAATGTTATAGTATATAAGGAGTAAAAAATGCGAACTTTAATTGCTATTCTATTATTTATATTTTTTTCTATTCTTATGCTACCTTGTTTTTTAACAGTGCTTGTTTATGTTATTCTTCGCACAATAGTAGAAACACTTGTTGAGTGGGAAACAGATGTGGTTTGGGGAAATATTAACAAGCACCTACCAACAGATGTGATTTGGGAAAATATTAACAAGCATCTATCATAATAAAGGTGTAATAATGGAATGGGTTCAAACTATAGGATGTAAAATTCCTATCAAATCTTGGTGTAGTCCTTTAGAGCAAGGAGCTATGTCTCAAGCAATTGCTTTAGCCAATCATCCTGTAGTTGTTAGACATGTTGCACTAATGCCAGATTGCCATGAAGGATATGGAATGCCTATAGGCGGAGTTATAGCTTGTAAAAATGCAGTGATTCCCAATGCTGTAGGGAAAGATATAAGTTGTGGAATGCGAGCAGTTGAAACAAATATTCCCGCTGATATTTTAGATAAAGAAACTATTCAAGAGATCCTCCATTCTACAAAAAGAGATATTCCAGTTGGTTTTAGCGTTCATTCAGAAAAGCAAGAGTGGATTACTTTTGTGAATGAAGGCATACGTCATAATATGTTTACTGTTATTTTTAATAACAACAGAGCTGGGTGGAATGAAGGTTATAAAACTCAGGATAGAGCAGAAAAAAGTTTAGGAACTTTAGGCGGTGGTAACCATTTTATAGAACTTCAAAAATCAGATGATGGATTTGTTTGGCTTATGGTTCATTCTGGTTCTAGAAACTTAGGCGCAGTTATTGCTGACTATTATAATAAAAAGGCATTGGAACTGAATAGAAAATGGCAAGCTGCTATTCCTAATAAAGATCTTGCTTTCTTACCCGTAGATGATGATGCGGGAAAAGAGTATATAAAGCACATGAAATGGTGTATGGAATTTGCTGAAGAAAATAGAAAGCGTTTGATGGAGAAATTTAAAATAGCTTTGGAACATACTTTTAACAAAAAAGGATTTTTCCATTCTTATGAACGCGAAATAGATATCAATCATAATTTTGCTCAATTAGAAAATCACTTTGGTCAGAATCTTTGGATTCATCGTAAAGGAGCAACGCAAGCGAGATTAGGTCAAATTGGTATTATCCCAGGGTCAATGGGCACTCCTAGTTACATAGTTGAAGGATTAGGTAATAAAGATTCATTTGAATCTTGTAGTCATGGAGCTGGAAGAAGGATGGCTCGTTCAAAAGCTTCAGATACTTTGACTATTGAAGAATGTAATGAAGCAATGAAAGATATTGTTTATGAAGGATGGGGTAAAACTGAGAAGCGGAAAAATAGAGAGCAAAAAATAGATTTAAGTGAAGCTCCACAAGCTTATAAAGACATTGATTTAGTAATGGAAGCTCAAAAAGATTTAGTAAAACCATTGGTGAAGTTGTATCCATTAGGAGTTATAAAAGGATGACTGCTAAACCAATAATGAAAATGTGGAAAGTATGGGTTACAGAAGTAAAATGCCCTTATTGTGGTTCTCTTTGTTCACATGAATTTACTAAGAAAATAAAAATAATAAAATCTTTTTGTGGTGTTTGCTCAAGATACTTTGAAGTTGAAGTAAAAATTGTAAAAAGTTCATACAACTTCTAAGAATGTGTTTTTAAAATATAATATAGTATAAGAGATAAAAAGTAATGCGAAAAGAGAGGTGCCAGTAAGGTGGTAGCTGATAATAATTTTAAATCTTTTAAAGATTTTGAAAAGTAGAAAACAAGCTAGATGCGTTTCTTATGTTGTAGTATCAGTTAGTTAAGAAGGTCTTGACCACCTCTCTTATATTTTATTAAAGGTTATGAAGAATGAGAGACATAACTGCTTTATCAAGAATTTATAAGATAAAAAAGAAGATGCAAGCTTTTTGTGATAATAGATATGACAGGGAATTTGATATTATAATTACTGATTTTGAATGGTTAATGAAAGAGCTTAAAGAATATAGGAGAAAGGAAATAGAAGATCTGCATCCACATTTAAAATCAAAAGGGTTGTAAGATGTCTGAAATGTTAGAGGATAGATGGTTATCATATAAAGAAGCTAAAAAGGAAGACAATTTATCGGGTTTCTTTATTCAAATTGCTTTTATGGTTTTTGTTTATGGTATGATTATTATTTCTTGTATTTTATTTATGTGTTTGCTAACGTGAAAGCTAAAGAGATAGAATTTCTTAGTGAAAAATTTGGAATAGGGTTTAAGTTTTATCCTTATAAAATTGCTTTTGGTATTTCATTAATATATTGGCCATGCATATTTACTCCAGCATTTGATTTATATTTTGGACCTCTCAAAATATGGGGATATTTTCTTGCTAAACACAAATAAGTACTTAATCAAGTTCTTTGAGTGGTTATACTTTGCAGAAACACATTCAGATTATGGATATAAGATTGTTAAAATTAAAGGTTTTAATAGATTTTTAGTTGATGGATCTTCATCAAGAATGAGTATCTATTGTATATGGGATAAAGGAAGAATTTTAGGTTTATTAAGGAGATTTTTAGGAATTAAAGACAAAGAAGAAGTTTATATTGATCAAGATGGTGATTTAAAAACAAGTAATTGACACAATAATTTAGGAGAGTAAAATGAGTATTGGAATGTTTTTTTTAATTAACTTTCTAATTTTTGTTTTTGCAATAGGTTTATGTATTGGAATATACAATTTGCAGTTATTTTTATGGAATAAAAGCGCTGATCGCAATCGCTATAATAAGCCAGAAGGATTTGCTGTTATAATTGCTACTGTTGTTTTTTGTTGCCTTTTATTTACCTTTTCTGCTGTAGGACTTGCTAATAAAGTTGCTTCTGCTAAATTTTATGGAGAGTATAGAGCTTTTATTAGAACTATTCCGGTTTATGAAAAGACAATTGATATGGCTGGGAATGTAAAATATGAAGTGAATGGCCAGTTACTTAATGCTGGGGAATGGAAACTTGGAGAGAAGGTAGTAGATACTCAAGTAGATTGGAGAAATAATATTGCTAATTACAACGAAAGACTTGGAAGCTATTTAGGATTGTTAGAAAGTCAACCTGAATTCTTTTATTATTTCTATTCTCCAATTCCAGAAGATATTGGATTGATGGAGGTAAAATAATGAATGTTTTAGAAATTACAAAAGACTATCTTATTAAGAATGGCTATGATGGTCTTTATACTCATAATTGTAATTGTCTTCTTAGTAATCTTATGCCGTGTTGTGATGTCACATCAGATTGCAAACCTGGTTATAAACTTCCATGTGATTGCGATGGTGGTTGTGCTTATCATATGAGTCCAACTAAGGATAAAAAGTTTATAATTGATTCTTGGATTGAATTTGGATTGTCAAAAAATCATGATGGAAATCTTGTTCAGTTTTTCATTGATGAAACAAAAATTGAAAAGTTAACAAAAGAAGAACGTGAGTATTTAGTTGAAAGAATAAGAGAATTAGCAACTAGAATAGAGGAAGAAAAATGGCTAAGACAAATAACGCATTTTTAAAGTATTTTAGTAATTTAGCCGGCATTAATTTATATCAAACAACTATTATAAAATATTGTAGGTTGATTTGGTTTACTGTTCTTCTAATTATATCTTTTCCAATAATTCTTTTTGTAGAATTTGTTGTAGGATTTTTAGTTGGCTTAGCAGACACTATTGTAATGTGGGTTGATGAGAAAGAGAAGATATTTAATGAAGAAAATTAAGCAACTTTTCTACAAAAGTTTAGGTTGGTTATTTTATAGACTTGATAACCTATTTTGTTTCTTAAGCTGTAAGAGAATAAACTGGATTGAGAATTTGCTAGATGAACTAAGCTGGCAATGCGAGTTAATGGGGGATTATTTCTATCTTTCAAAAGATCCTGAAATACAAAGATTGATTAAAGAAGTTACAATGAAGTATGAAAATGAAAATTAGATTTTATAGAGCTTTAGCTTATTTGTTTTTATATCTAGAAGATATGTTTAGCAATATTTGTAATTGGTTTGGTGGATGGGCAGAATATTTTGAGCTTGAAACTAATCCCAAACGCAAGAAAAAGATATTAGAAAGATATAAAAGTTTAAAAAAAGAATTAGCTAAAAAGAGTGAGCAATAATAATTTATTATTTTGGATTATGGTTATTAAATGTCCAGGAGATTGGAGATATATTAAAGCTGAACCGCCCTGTATGAAAGGTGAGATTGATATGTCTTTTAAATTCTTCAATGTTGTTATAGGATGGCAAAAATGAAAAAGCAAAAGATTGATCTTAATCTGTTAAAAGAGTCAATGAAATTAGCAGAAGAATTAAAAAAGCTTGGTCATAAGAAAAAAGACCCAGTTATTGTAGAACCTCATAAGAGAAAAAGGCCAATATTAGAAGGAGAAGAACCCTGGCCTTTAGGTGAAAAGGAGAAATAAAATGTATATTATTTTTCCAGAAGGTATTGGATTGATGGAGATAAAATGAAAAATGAGATAATATTTATAATTATATTTGGGACACCTATTATTTATATTGGTATCTTGAGTATTATTTTCTGGCGGTTTGGCTTATTAAAAAAGAATGACCAAAAGACAATTGAAAGAAATGAGTAAGAAATGTGATTATTGCACTGTATTTGATTACCATCAAATACCAGCAGAAGCGTCAGCTTTTGTTTTTGAAAATAGAATTAAAAAGTTAGATAAAAATGGTTGGGAGCCAGTATGTTGTGCTGTAGGAACGTGTTATGCTGGAGTATTTTTTGTTTTTAGAAGGTATGCTAATAAATTAAATTAAATTAAATAAGAGGTATTGAAAATGTTTATACATTTTCCAGAAAATGTTGAAATGGACTTTTACAATGAAACGATAAAGAAGTCTTACCAACCTGGATTTTACATTGGCGGTTCAAGGGATATAGTTGAAACATCTATTGATTTATCTAAAAGTTGTAAGTCACTTACTTGGGAAGAGTTGAGTGTTAAGTATATGAGAGGATTTAAAAGATGGTAATCAAAAAGGAAGAATAATTATGATTTTGTATTGTGGAACTTGCATGTCTGTTATGATTCCTGTAGAAAATATTATTAATTGGAAAACTGGCCGTCCAATAGAAAAGATTGATATTAAAGAAAAAGGCCAAGCATATCAATGTGCTGATTGTGGAATTTTTGTTATAGTTTCTAAAGAGGAGAAAATACCATGGAAAGATATAGCATGGGGAAAGTGATTGAAGAAGGTATGAGAAAAATCTTAGATAAACAATATAAAGAGCGCAAGTTCTTTAGGCTTCCTAGATATGAAAATTGGAAAGATGCTTTAAGTCACCTTCCAAGAAGGCGTGCAGGTGAATAAATGGGGATTAATTATGACAGAGAAAGTGATGTTCTTTATATCTCATTTGTAGAGCCTCCTGTTCCCGCTATTTGTGATGAAGTAGAAGAAGGAATTCTTGTTAGACACGATATGAATACTGATGCAATTGTTGGTGTTACAATAATTGATTTTCAAAAGATGGTAGAAGAATTTGAAGAGAGGCTAGATTTTATAAGGGCTGCTGATAAGTGTTTTAAAAAAGCAGAAGATGATGGATAAAGCTAATCTATGAAAAGCAAAAATCTTAAAGAAGGTGAACTTTGGCTGCTTTTAAAATTAGCATATTCTAGTGTTCCACAAAAGCTTATTGCTAAAATGTTTAAGATTTCTCAACAGCAAGTAAGCATATTAAAATACAAAAACAAGCCAGCTGGCTTAAAAATCTATTGTCATGAAGATACACCAGAGCAGATAAATAAATGCTTAAACTGTTGTCTAAAAGAGTGTATGCCACATTCTAAAAAATGTCCTAATCAGTTTGATGGTAAGAGATTTAATAGAAGAGAAGTAATAAATATGGGAATAAGTTTAAATGATTAATTACAAGCAACATTTATCTAAAATTATTACTGATGTTGTTATTGATTATTATAGACAAAAAGATTTTAATACTTTACATTCTATTTTAGATAAATTAAAATCAAAAAATAAGAACGAAGTCTTTATAAAATATTGTATTGAGGCTGTTTTAAGAGAAAGGTCTATTAAGGATAACATAAATGTCTAGAGAAACTCAATTTGTAGGTTTACCTGAAAAAGCTAAAAAGTTTCTAGTTGAGAATGCTATCAAAAATGAAGATTGTATTTGGTGTGGGATGAAAGGTGGCTATAATAGGGAAGCCTATGATAATGTAAAAGGAATGTTTGGTGAAGATATTTCTATATTTAGTTATAAGTTAAAGAATGGTACAGAGGTCAAAGAAGTTGAACAATGTAGTCCTTGGTCTAGTGGCCCTGTTATCTTTACTAAACTTGTTTTAGAGAATGGTAAAGAGATAAAATGGACTGAAAAAGAAATAGAAAAGTACTTATAGGAAAGTAGAAATGAAAAAGTGGGAATATTATATTATAACTCCTCAACTTTTTCCAGATAGTTGGGAATGTATGATACAGAGAGCAGGCTTAGATGGCTGGGAATTGGTGTGTTGTACACAAAATAATGTATTTGTTTTTAAGAGAGAATTAGTTAAATATAAAAGAAAATGACTAAAAAATCATAAAGTGTTTGATAATTTATGGTAAAGAAATAAAATGGACTGAAAAAGAAATAGAGGAATATTTATAAAGAGAGTAAACATGAAAAAAGTAGCATATTTTTTGTTAGTTATTATTAATTTAATTTTCCTTAGCTATGTTTTTCTATTTGCTACAAGTTGTGTTCCAAACCAGCAGCAGTCTCCTTCTAAAAATGAAGTTCTTAGTGATTATGAGCGTAGTAAGCGCGATGGATATAAAGAAGCTCAAGAAAAAGATAATAACATTGGGCCATTCATGGCTGGATATTGGTATAGAGATTTAACAGGTTTTGGGATAATGGAAGATGATTGGTAGGAGAAAATTCGATTAATGACTAAAAAAAATCCTAAAGCGCTTGGTAATTCATGGGAAAGAGAGTTTGCTAAAAAGCTTTCTCTTTGGTGGACTAGTAATGAAGACAAAAATGTCTTTTGGCGTACTGATTCTTCAGGAGCAAGAGGAACAGTTCATTCTGATTTGCAATCTCAAAAAGGTGATATTTCTTATAATAAAGAAATTGGTAGGCCGTTGATTGAGAATTTTGTATTTGAATTAAAACGATATACAGGAATAGATCTATTTTGTTTGATAAAAGGAACTGATAAGCAAGTATGGGGTTGGTGGGAGAAACTAGTAGAAGAATCTATAATTATTGAAAGTGTTATATTGTCTCAACGTAATACTTTAGAATATGAATCAGACAAAGAGCCTTCTTATTTCTTATCTGGAGAAAGCAGCATTTCTGGTGGAGGAGATAGAATTCCTTTTCTTATTATAAAAATAGTTAATCGTGGTGTTGTGGGATTTTTGCCTGTTGGATGGTCTGGTGTTTTAAATGAAAATAAAATAGATCATTTTAAATTTAAGAATGCTTGTATATTTGCTATAAATAAGTTTATGAATAGTCAAGAGGTATTGGAATATGTAAGAGGAATTTGCAAATGATTAATCAAATTTTACTTTTTATCTTTGGTTCTATTATTGTCTGTATATTTTTCTATATTTTTATATCTAGATCAAGTAAAGTCTCATCATTGAGAGAATTAAGAAGACAATCTAAACAGTTTGATTATGAATGGAAATGTTTTGATAGAGGAATTGAAATACATAAAAAAGATCTTGATGAAGCTATAAAAAATAATGATGATGAAAAGCTATCTAAATTAGTTAAGTTATCTGTTGAAGATATTAAAAAATTAGGTAGAAAGGATTTCGTAAATGAGTGAACACTCTTTTGATGCGTTTGAGCGTATGGAAAATGGAGAAGGTGATGGCTATGGATATACTGGTAACGGTAGAAGTTATCGAACTTTAGAGGATATGATTATTGTGAGGGAGACTGATAAGGCAATTTTGGTCAAAGACAAAGATGACGAACAGGCTTGGATTCCAAAGAGTCAGATCGTAAGTATTGTTGCAGGTGTTGCTTGGAAAGACGGCATTGTAAGAATACTTATTACATATTGGATTTGGGAAAGGTTGATATGGACAACAGAATCTGGTAAGGCATTAGTGTTACTTAAACCTGAAATAGGTATGCGTGTAAAGGTGATCGAACTTCATCATGGAGCAGAAGTTGACTCTATAGGTGAGATAGATCTTATAGAAAATGACGAAACTTTTAGAGTGAGGTTTCGCAATGAGTCTTGGTGGCTCAGCAAAAAATTTGTTAGGCCATCAAAACGCTCAATAACCACAGACGGGAGAGAGTGATGGAATATGAAGAACTTAAAGCCGAAGTAGCGGAAATAGAGAAAAGCGGGAAATATTTTCCATCTATGCGTGTGTTTAACTACGCATGGAGAGAGCTACTTCTTTTTGATGATGCTATCATGTTGCTCGACGACCTCAACTCCCGCCTCACCGCCGAGATCGAGGCGAGAGAGAGGGCGGAGAAGGCGTTGGAGGAAATATGGAACGAACTTTATCATACTGATCCAGCAAAAAGAAACACTGCAAAAATCCTCAATGCCTACTACAAGCCGGAGGACTAAATGGACGAACTTACGCTGTTACGAAAGGTAGTCGAGTTTGTGGGGATAGACATCAGTACAGAGCTGATACTTCACGAGGATGCCAGCAAGATCGAGGCAAAACTTCTCTCCGACGCCGGGTGCGTGGCGATGATGAAGGCGCTCGGTTTGAAAGGTGTCTCACCCAAAATCATCCCACCTACCAACAGTTACGAGCTGGGAATGTGGGGTGTGCGGTTATATGAAGCCGGTAAGGAATGGGAGGTTGGATTCTATGCCCCCGACTTAAACCACGCCATCCTTGAGGCGGTAAAGAAATATGTAGGAGGGAACGATGCCTAAATACCATAAATCATTAGATGAACTGCGAAAAGAATTAAGTGAAATAGTCGATAGTATAGAAACAAAACCAAAAGTGAAAAGAAAGCGTCTTTCTATACCAGAATCAGCATTTGATTCCCCAACCAAACCAAAATTCATTTTCTGTAGAGATAGTGATTATAAAAAAATATAACGGAGGGAATGATGAGGTTAAGTGAGGAAGTGATGAGGTTGAACAGGAAATACATAGACAAGGAATACGAGAAGGAAGATTACAATAACATCGATCTTGATTTCCTATTCAATACTCTATATCTGTACGAACTCAATCTTAGCGAAGCTTACAAGCGGGAGGACAAGATACTTGATATGATTCCATCGGAAGATCATGATGCGATTAGTTATGAGTTAGGTAGGACAATATTAGATGAGGTCGAAAAACTGGCACGTGAACGTAGGGCTACCGCCATTCTTGACGAGAACAAGCCATGATAGAAGAGATAAGAAAGAGGGTTAAACACATGATGGATCAGAGGGAGGAATATTATGATGATGATACCGATAGGGTAGCCTATTATCTCATAGATATTCACCTTCCCTTAATTGCCGATGATGTTAATATGCTCCTTGGAGTGGTGGATAGGATACGTCCACACATCCCATGTTCTGGTAAGACCGTGAGCGTCGCGCAGACTATAGACCATTACGAAGCGATCTGCAAGATCATCAACGAGGTGGAGAAGTGAGCGAAATAGACTGTAAGTATACCGAAGAAATTGTTTGTCCATATTGTGGATATATAGTAGAAGAATCATACGAGTATTTTGAATATGGAAATGATGATACTGAAATCCAATGCGACGAGTGCAATAAAACATTCATTGCATATAGACATGAAAGGGTGAGATACTCGTCTTTTCCAATAGAAGTGGAGAAATGAAGAGTTGGTGTCTTATTATTAAGATTTGTTTCATCATCATAATGTTTGAGTGGGTTTATTTGACTATATGGCTATTAACTAGATAACTGAAATGAAACATGAAATTAACAAACAAAATATGAAAACTAAAGTTATAATATTTCTTATAAAAATTCTTAATAAACTTATCAGAAGTCAAAACAATCCATCTTTAATTATGTATATGTTTAATGACGAAGGTAAATTTTATTATACCATGTCTGGTGGTAGATCTGAGCCAATAGCTGATATGATTTGCTTTATATTGAAACAAGAACCAATGATTATAGAAGATATTATTAAATATGATCAAAGAGCTTTAAGTAATATGGATGTTCAATTTTTTCAAAAATATATAATGTGAGGATCTAATATGGCTGGAAGTTATAATCATGTAAAACATGGCTGGTCACTTATAGAAAATATGGGTGATGCTTATGAAGTTGTTGAAGAATTAATGTGACTGGTAGAATCTCAAATAGGTTCCAAAAAAGTAAAAGCTTTATTAGAAAAAGAATTTTATCCAATGTTGCGAGAAGAAAAGTCAAAGGATAAATCTTTTATTGCTGTTGAAAAACTTATGAATAAATAATGACTAATGAAAAATATATAAGATAAAGACGATGTTAGAAATATTACTTTGCTTTTTTATATTTATTGTTTTCTATATTGCTTTTGCAAGATTTCTACTTAATTTTAAAAAGGCACATAAAGCAGAAGCTTATAGTTATATCATTACAAAATATAAAAAGAGTCTCCTTGATGCTTGTGAAGAAATAGAAAAATTATCTATGATGTGGGAATTATTTTATGAATTAAAATTTTATGATAATTTGGATGAGTGTAGTTTTACGACGACTGAGAAAGATCCCCATTTTATTGTTGAGGGGTATAGTGCTTTTGTTGGATGGAGTACTAATATTCTAGATTTATTGATTAACAATAAAATGTCCATTAAGGGCTTTAAACTTGCAGATATTTGTATTCCAAGTGCTGTTAAGTATTATTTAATCCAATATAAAATAGATAACTTTTTTGATGATTTAACAAGTCCATTTATGCAAGAGAAGTTTTGGAAAGCATATCATAATGAATTTAGATGTCTGTTGACTTTTAAGGATTATTTAAAATGAAAGAATATAGAGATGAAGAAGGAAATCTTATAGCAGAAACACCTGAGTATTCTAATTTTATTTTAGGTAAAGACGCTAGGGATATTGGAAAAGCTTTAGACAAGAATCCAAATTCAAGAGCTAAAGCACGAAAACTTTGGAATTCTTGGAGAATGGGTTGGCATTTTATGGATAAATACTTTGAAAATAAGAAAGCTAAAAAGCAAGAAAAAGTAAAAGTGTTTGTTGATGCTTGTAATAGTTTTTCTAAAAGGCACTTAACTGATGAAGAGATTATTGACTTTTTAGATGATTGGTTTTAATAAGGAAGCAAATAGTGGATAGTAAAAATGAAGCTGCTCAAAAGGCAGAAAGAGCTTTAATAAGTTTTAAGGATGTAGAGGAATTTGAATCAGCAAGCCCCGAAGGAAAAATAGTAAAAGATTTTGTATTGTTGCTGAAGAGGCTTGAGTATACTGATAATGAAATAAGAGATGTTGTTAGTTCTTATATTAAAAATATAAGAAGGAAAGAGAAATAATTTTAAGGAGAACCAATGTCTGATCTTGATCAAATTACAAAATATCAAAAAGCTCTTCGTGAAATTAAAGAAATGCTCCCTACTAACGCTATGGTAGACGTCTTAAAAGATGAAGCGCGAGAGAAAAGTAGACCAACAATTTGGTTTATGAGTACTACTTTAGAAAATATTAAAAGAGTAATTGACGAAACTATTTAATTTTTATAAAGAATAATGGGGCATAGCAAAACTTTACGTAAAAATGTTCACTTATCTGATGGATGCATTAATGTACAATTGTGGAGAACGCTTGGTTTTGCTGGTTATAATATAGAAGTTATTATTCCTTGGGTATGGAAAAAAGATATTAAAGGATTTTTAAAAAGAGCAGGTTATACTAATTGAAGTTTATTAGACAAATAATATTATATTTAATAACTATGGATACAACATGGATACTCTAAATAAAATTATTTATGAAAAAATATATAGAATGGAATGGGAACATAACTTTCAAAAAGAAGTTAAAAAACAAAATTATTTTTCAGAGAGGAATAATATGTCAAAAGAAGAACGCATTACAAAATTAGAGGCTGAAGTTTGTCATCTTAAAACTATACTTCAAAATAAGGAACTAGAACCAACTTACTATAAATTTTCTAAAAAAGAAGATTTAGATTCGTTAAAGTTTACAGTAGATTCTGCTATAGCCGCGCTTATAGGAATTCTAGATGATAATCAGCTTATTGCGTTTGTAAAATGGTGTCAAGAAGGTAAATTATATCCTCAAATAGAGTGGCTTGAACTTGCAGAGAAAGAAAAAGCAAAGCGTTGGTGTAAGGAGCATTCTAAATGACAGTTCTATCATTTCAATTAATATGTGTGTTAATACAAGCAGTGTGTGCACTTATTGCTGTTATATGCGTGCTGATTACTACTTAACTTTTTAAAGACATATAAAAGAGATAAATGATAAGAATGACTAGAAATAGATATTTTGCTAATAGATATCTAAGATTAAATAAATGGCTACCTTGTATTTATAATGGGTTTTGGATAGAACACAAAAACGAATTTTGGAATAGATTTACCGGAAGTTTTAATTGTTGTTGGTATAGAGTTATTGCAATTGATTGGTATATTCAACTATCTGTTTCTTGGATTGTTAGAGGAATAGGACTTGAATCATCAAAATTACATTTAAGGAAAGAAATATTCTTTTTAGCCAGGAACAGATTTTATTAAAGATTAAAGGGAGGTGAACACAATTTTAAATTATATAGTAAATTGGTTACTTATAGTTGCTTTTATATGTTTTGTTGTAGAGGTTGCTATTATTAACTATTTTCTATTAACTATTTTCTATTAACTTTTTAAAGGAGTGAACATGAAGAAAATTCAATTCACGGTTTTCTTGAGCATTTTGCTCGTACTTCTGTTTATGATTACATCGTCATTTGCAGGAGAAACAATTTTTCGATCCAGGGCAGGTTACATTTTCAACTATAAAAACGCTGATGTCAAGGCTCCTCCTGGATTTGCTAAACTTCAACAGCATCTTGTAACTGTTCTTGCAGGAGAAGAATATCAAGTTATTAAAACGCTTGATATTAATAATACTGTAGTTACAAGTAAGGATTTTAATTGGAATCCTGTCGTTGCTATTGAGGTTGCTTCTAGTCCTTGGGATTGTTATATTCCAGGTTTGTATGCTACTTTAGGTGTTCAGTTTGAAAGTGGTTATGGAGGATTCAGAACCAACCAAAATATTAATGAAACCACTACAGAAAAGAATCGAAAGTGGAATCCAGAATGGGTTGAACATCATCCTGGTATAGGTTGGCACTGTGGATGGACTGAGCATCATAAAGCTACTGGGTGTCATGAAGGCTGGACCGAACATCATCCAGGCGTAGGTTGGCATGACAAAGTAAAGGTATGGCACGAAGGTTACTGTGATGTCCCACCTTATGATGAAACTATTCCTGCTTGGGATGAAACTATTCCAGCATGGACAGAACATCATGAAGCTTCTAATTGTGAAACTGGTCATTTTGATCAAGGTCGTCCAAGAACACGAAGTCATTGGCATCAAAGTAATTGTCACCCAGCTGGAAATAATAATTGTGAAGAGATATGCTGGACCCCAGCATGGGATGAGTATCATGAAGCAAAAGTGATTCATCACCCAGCAAAGATTGTGCATCATCCTGGTATAGGTTGGCATTGCGGCCATTGGGAATGGAAAGAAGGTTATTGGGATACACCACCCTGGGACGAATACCATGACGGTTATTGTGAGCACCCAGCTTGGGATGAATATCATGCTGGCTATTGGGACACGCCACCTTATGATGAAGTTCACAAAGGTTATTACGATGACTGGAAAACAACTTCATTTACTGAAACTTCTTTTGGAGTTGCAGGAGATGTAGATTATGATTTCTATATCATTTCTATTCCTGTTGGACTTGAATATGTAAAAGACTTTGGGAAAGGTTTTAGCGGAGTTGTTGGGGCTCAGTGGCTTCCAGGATACTACAATGTTTTTATTGTAGTTCATCCTAAATCATTTGTATTTGATGGAGCAATCTATTCTGATACTGGATATTCTGACACAGATCAGGGATATATTTTAGGAAGAGGCAGGGCTTATGTTGGGTTGAATTATGAGTATAAGAGATTTGTTATTGGTGTTGATGCTTCTTATACTGGAGGTCAGGACATTAAAACTGGTCTTGTAACCATTCATCCTAACTATTGGGCTACTGATTTGTTTATTGGAATCAAATTTGGAAAAGGTTGCGTTGAACCAGAAGTTGTTCCTGTAATTGTTGTTGATCATGTTATTGTTCCAATGCCGTAGTTTTTATTATAGGAGTGGTGAATGCCCCTCCTCTTTTATAACTGAATTTTTAAAATATAATATATAAAGATAAAGTAATGAGTAAATTTGTATGGTATCACGAACAACTTGAAAAGGCACAAAATGAAGTAAATCAATGGCCAAGCGGTATACGAAAAGAAGCTGGACTAGATAAAGAATTGCTATCTAATCAAAAGAAAAGTACTTGCACTAAAAAAGAAGATGTAATTAGTGAGAAGAAAATGGATGAACTAATTATAAAAGAAAAAGTTAATTCTATTATAACTGGTGTGCTAAAATCATATTCTCATAAAGAAATAAAAGATGAAGATTATCTTGTTGAGGATCTTTGGGCTGATTCACTTGATCTTGTGAATTTTATTATAGATGCTGAAGAAGAATTTAATATTAAAATATCAGATAAAGAAGCCGAAAGAATCGAAACTGTTCAAGATCTTATTAATCTTGTAAAGGAGAAAATAAATGGAAAGTAATTCTCAAAAGCTATATAAGGATATTATGTCTTACATTGAAGAAAATGAATTAGTTTATTTATGGGAAGAAGAAGATATTGGCTTTCCAATTGTTGATGAAGATGAGCCGTGGGATTTTTCAAGTACTATTCTAGAAGCGTACAAGGGTCAATTTCCTTGGGCTAAAAGTGATTTAGAAGTTTTCGTTGGGGTTAGAATATGGACTGAGCTTTGGAAGTTATTAAATCCAGGAAAAGAGCCTGAATATTTAAGCGAAGAGTAGAAACACGAGCTAGTTTGAATAACCTGTTAATATTGTAAATGATCTTAAAGAAAAATGTTAAAGGACTATATAAAGAGGTAATTTGATTTATGCCAATTTATGAGTATGACTGTCCTAAATGTCATCATAAAAAAGAGAAGCTTTTTAGATCAAATTTAGACTATGCTGAGGGAGATCCTATTTGTCCAAATTGTAATATCAAAATGGTTAAGATTATATCTCAAAACAATTTTCATTTAAAAGGTGGTGGCTGGACTTACAGACGCAAACCTACAGTGGAGAAAGGATGATGCCATATTTTGAGGATAATCCAGAAGAAAGTTATTGCGATTGTTGTAATTTTGAAACTACAAAATTAAATAAATATTTGATTGAAGCTCCTTCTAAGAGAAAAGGACAAGAAGTCTGGTGTTGTGATCTATGTTTTACTACATTCGGATCATCTTATTATGCTTATCCAGATCAAGTTACTTTAGTAAAAGTTGTAAACCATATTAGCTTAGTAGGGAATTTAATTTTAGAAGAAATAAAGAAGAATAAACAATGAATAGTTTTTGGAAAGGCTTTGGGAGCATTCTAAATATATTGCCAACAAAGAAAGAGTATCATCTTTATGCTAGAAGAAGAGATGCCAAAGCTATTAGAAGCTATTTTAAGACTGTTTTAGGTAATTGGTCAAAATATGATAAAAATAAAGAAAAATACATTAATGAATTATATAATATAATTACTGATGATGAAACTGATGAGAATAGACTTGAAAGAGAAGCTAATGAACTAATGACTAAGTTTGAAGAAGATGAAAAAAACGATAGATAAGTTTTTTATTATTAGATGGTATTTATGACAAAAAGGAAAAGAAATGAAAAAGTGGCTTAAAGAATTGAAGGAAGGATTGAAAAAAGATTTTAAGAATTTGTGGAATGAAATAGTTTTTACATGGTTTCTAATATTTCCTGATTGTGATTATGGTGATTTAAAATGATTGGTGGTTACAATGATCCAAATCATGTAGGTAACAGTTCTAAATATCACACTGGCAAAAAATGTTGCGAAGAAGGTTGTAACAATCTAGCTGGAACTGCTTGGAGTCCTCATTGGTGTTTTGAATGTAATGTAAAGAGAATTAATAGAATAGATAAACAACTTAATGATTTTATTACGGATAGAAAGAGATGAAACTTTATGAAGTTCCAAGAAATAGTTTGATAAAACTATCTAATAGATCAGTGTTAAGACATAAAGATGATCCTAATAGAGTCGTAGATACATTTAGATTTTTCCATATTGATGGAGCTTATTCATTTTGTAGAATAGTTGGTAGCAACGATGATGCCGATATTGTTAATTTGTCAACATCTACTGATGTTGAATTTATAAGGTCCTTAACAGAAGAGGAAATGAAATAATGTATGGTATGGAAGATGATTTACAATGGGAGAGAGCAAAAGCAAAGTTGTCTATTAGTGCTCTTAATTTGATTAAAAATGAAGTATTAAAAAATCAAATCAATAAAAGTGCTGATAAAATTTTACGAATTATAAGGAAATGCGAGAAAGAAATAGAAAAGTTGGATTAAATGAATACATTAGCAAAAAATAATTATCATTATCTATTACCTAAGTTTAAAAATGCGTGTGGTAAGCGCCAACATTGTAGACCTTGTTGCGGTTTTAATGATAGATATTTTGATTATTGTGATCTAACTTTTCCTTGGGAAGAAGTGAATGTTCAACTTGGAACTTGTAAGTTTTTTATTGCTAAAGAGGAATCAACATTAACTAAATGAATCAAGATTATGAAGAATTTAGACAAGTAGTGTTAATGATAATTGGATCTTATAAACAGACAAATGATACGTCTTGTTTACATGATCTTTTTTCAATTCTTATGCCTTATACTCATAAGGTTATAGATTCACTTATCCTAAAATATAATAAGCATATTGGTTTTGACTTTTTTGATGACCTTTTAAGTCAAAGTTATCTAGAACTTGACCATGCTGTAAAACTCTACGATTATACACTTAACGATAACTTTACAAAGTATTATGGAATGAGACTTTCTAATTGTCTTGGAAATTTTATTAAGAGAGAGATAAGCCATTATAGATATTCATATGTAACTTTTAACAAAGCTTTACCAGAAAATAGGGTTTATGAGGAATCATATCAAGATAATTGTATTGATTTATTACCTGAAGAGTTAGACGATTTTGAGTTTTCATCTATTGGAGCTATGAATTCTTTGTCACGTAAATTAAATAAATATGGGGCTTATTTAGATTTTAGAAATCCTTTCTTAAGTCAATTTGATTCATTTTCTACAAGTTGCTTTTCTCTTTATAATCAAGATCAAAAAGTAGTTTTCTTTTTTAGGAACCTCGTTGATAGTAATATAAAACAAATAGACATAGCAGATTTTTTAGGTAAAACTCAAGCAACTATTTCTTATATAGAAACAGATCTAGTAAAGAGATTTGTGAATGAGTAACGGAGGATTTGTCAAAACTATTTCTAAAGAAGCTATAAAAGAATTTATACTTAATGAGATTTTTAAACCATCAATACAATATCAATGTAAATTTTGTAGTATTATCTATAATTTTGAATTTATGAAAGTTCATTTAGATATAAGTCATGGTAAAAAGTTTGTGAATGACTAATCTTAAATATTTAAGATTAAATTATATTACTGATGAATGATTTGACCAGTCCACACACGAAATGATAGAGTTGTTAAATATTTTCAACAATTATTTATATTAAAGGAAAAACAAAATGGCTCAAATTAAATTCACTCATACAGATGATCAAATTGAGGAGTGGAAAATTTATCAGATAGACCATAAAAATCATAAGCTTGTTGATTCTAAAGCGACAGTTCCGGTTTCAAAAGAGTTTGCTAAAATGTTTGAGGATAGGCTTTTTATATTCAGTTCTGATAAAATAAAAGTAAAAATAGATTTTGATAAATTAATATCATCAATTGATGTTACAAAAAATGACTAAGAAAATGAGCAACATAGATATAAAATATATTAATGTTCCAAATATCTGCTTTTCTGTTATAAGTAAAGATGATAAAAGAGAAAAGAAATTTTCTAAGCAAAGAAAAACAATTGGATTTGATGACAGTGAAACTTGGAATTTAGATTTAACAATAGCAAGATTTGTTTTGCCAAGATTAAAAAGATTTAAAGAAGTTACTATTGCTTATCCTGGATCAATGACCAGCGAAGAATGGGATGAAGTATTAAATAAGATAATTTGTAGCTTTGAAATTTTAGTTAGTAATGGCGGAATTGATTTAGAAAATTTTGAAACTTATAGAGAGGGTATGGAATTGTTTTATAAATGTTTTCAGTATTTATGGTGGTAGAAAATGTATAGAGAAAAACAATTAAAAAAAAGAGATGAGTATTTAAAAGCAACAAAATGGCGTTGGGCTTTACGGTGGCAAGAATGTGGCATGTGTAATAAGGAATTTAAATGGGAACCTTATTGGTTACTCAAAGTGTATGAAGAATATGCTATTGGTTATGGAATTGCTGTTGACATAGATCAATATTTTTTATGCCGGAATTGTGCTCCAACTAAGAAAGATGCAGCTAAAATTTGGAGACAAGAGAAAGTAGCCGATGAATAATGATTGTCTTGAGTGGTTAGCCTGTAGACTAGATTTAAAGAATAAAACCTTTACTGTTGACAGATCTATAATGGTTTCTAAAGAATGGTCTAAAAAGCACGAACACGAATTATTTTTTATAAATTCTAAAATGATTAAAACTATTCTATGGCCATTTCATTATAATGAGCTGATAGATAATAAAATACAAATAGAAGTAGAGGTGAAGAAATGATTAAAGATAAAAATATTAAAAAAGCTATAAATCTTCTTCTTGAAGATGGAAGATTTGCTATTATAGGAAGTGATGCTGTTTTTGAAAGTAAAATTAATTATGGTAGTTACATAGACAGCAAAGGCTCACACGAGATTATAACTGGAACAATTCTTAAGGTTGGTATGAATAATGGGAAAGGTGTAGGAATTATGCCTAGATCTAATAAAAAAGAAGGCGGGACAGCATTTTTGTCTAAAATAAGTGAAAAGGTTCTAAAAAATGATTAAATACAAATTCTATAAGTGTAGCTACTTTGAAGATTATAACTTTTATATTATACCATATTTGAAAATCAACTATGAATATGGTAGTGGTGTATCTTTTGATTTTGGCTTTTTCTTTTTACGAATTCTATTTGGTATAGTTAAAACTAAGGAGGAAATATGACAGGTGGTAATCCTAGAAGAATTGAAAGAAGTAATGAAACTACTAATTCAGGATTCGTAGACCTTATAGAAAAACTTAAACCGAAAGTAGGCAGGCTTCTTTATATTGAGTGGCATGATGCTACAGCGCTTACTTCTTTTAATGGTTGGTGGAATAAGGGAGAGCTTGATAAAGAAGATTTACTTATTGTTACCAGTATTGGAATAGAGGTAGATAGAAAGGATAAATTTATTTCTATAGCTCAATCTGTTGATTTAAAAAATGAGCAATATAGGAACTTACAAATGATTCCTATTTCTTGTATTATCAAAGAAAAGGTTATAGATGAAGAATAAAAATATAGGCAAAAATGTTATTGATTTTGAAAGTAAAGTTAGAGAGATAGAAAAGAAAAAGTGTGCTAAAGCTTGGTGCGCAGAATGTGGCAGTAAATTTATTCATATAACTGATGATGAAACGATAAGCTGTTCTTCTTGTGGGTCTACAAGGATTAAAATTGATTATGTATAGAGAAAGAAAATGAGATATTAAAAGAAGTTATTTGCTAGGCTGTAGAATAACTATTCTAATATTTAACATTAAAGGAGCATAAATGGAAGATAAAAAGATTATAGATTTTAATAAAAATTTTGTAGCAAAAAATGGTGAAACTTTAAAAATTGTTTTAACTTATTCTTGCTCCAAATGCGGTGGTCTTTTATTTCATCTTGCTTCTAATGGTATTTTTTGTTCTTACTGCTCTTCTTGTTGGGGAGAATGTTTAGAAGATGAGTAGAGAAGGAAACAAAGAAAATGAAATGCTTAAAGAGATTATTTGTCAGGCAGTAGATAATTGGTCAAATATCTGTTTACTTATAACTTTAGTTAAAAAATTAGAAAATGTTTCTGATTCAAGATTTAAAGATTTGACCGTAGATGGGATAATAAAAAGAGTTGTAGAGCTAAAGAAATGAAGGTTCCTTGTCCAAATTGTGATACTTTAAATAATGGGTGTCCTTTATTGTGTCTTGTAGATGTTCACGTATTTAAATGTTCTTTTTGCTGGCAAAATTATATTGCTACCAATCTTATATGGCATGATTTAAGCAAGGTTAAAGTTAGAAAAATTATGAATACGGTGTTATGATTTTATATAATCATGTTTTTAAAATATAATATATTATAAATGCTTTATGAAGCTTTTATAGAAGGATCAAAAGATATTTGCTGTTGGGCAGCTCTTTTTATAGGCTTTTGTTTTGGGCTTGTATTTTGGGGAACAATTTTAATTTTATGTTTTTAAAGGAGAAACAATATGTGGTTTTGTAAAAAGAAAAGATCTTTAACTCCAAAAGAATTTAAGACTTTAGCAGAAGGTTTTAATTTGATAGTTAGCGTTATTAAAGATGGAACAATAAATAGTCCTTATACTACAATTGAAACGCTATACGATGCTTTATTTGAAGACTATATTGATAGCTGCTGTGGTGATGAAGAAGAATAATTTCTTGTATGAAAACAAATATGAAAGAATCTGATTCTCAAGATAAAATTTGTAGTGCTTTCTTTTATGAAAATGGTGAAATTGAAGTACAAAGAAAAGGGGATCTTACTAAAAAACAGTTAACAAAGTTTATAGATCAAATTAAAGAGATGTTTTGGGATATAAATGAAGATAAGCCAATAGTAATCAACAAATTTGCTTGTACGTATTGTGGTTTGGAATCTGTTACAAGAAAAGTAATTGATGATCATATAGAACAATGTATTAAAAATACTGATAGGAAAAGATAATGGGCAAAGTAGAGGTTATTAGACAATATCATTGTTATATTTGTGATTATATCAAGATTCTTAGAAAAGATGAATTACCGCCCAATATTTGTCCTGCTTGTCAAGATGGAAGACCAATAAGTTGGGTAAATATAGCTGAAGAAAAGAATTTTGATTTAGATGATTTGAATAAAATAAAAGAAGATATAGATCATGAGATAAATGATGAATAGAATAACTTTTCAATTTGATATTTGGTTTGATTATTTTTATTGGCTACCTAAGTTTACTAAAACTAATGTTACTATAGCTTTAGAATGGCTATGGTTTGAATTGTCTATTATAATATACAGGTAAATTAATATGCCATTAGGAATGAAAAGAAAACAAATTATCAGACTTGAGCAAATTCTTTCTTTTGTAGAGCATATTGAAGAAAATGGTAAAATAGTTGCTTATGATGTTCAGTATATGCCTATTGGAGAAGAAAATCCAGAAGACGTTATACTCAGAATAAATAATGAGAGTCCTGTTTGGCAAGTTTGGAAGTTAAGATTTATTCAAGAAAATAGTTTATATACTCATGTTATAAAAGTAGAATGGCCAGAAATGCAACCAAAACTATATCTGGTGAGATTTGAGAATTGATAGAGAAGAAATACACAGATGCGCAGATTACATGGAATGGCAAACCTTGGGTTGCCGACATTGACGACAGGAACATTGAAATATCGTTATATTTCTTTCTAGGAGAAACAATGGCTGTGACTCCCAATCTTGGCGATGCCGTGGTCTGGCGCGGGAAAACTTATGTTGTTGAGGGTGTGAGAAAATTTGGTGAAGTGATAGGAAGGAGAATAGTATGATATTGACGAGTGACCAGATCAAGGAGATCGAACAAGAAGCTAAAAGCAAGATACAGTTACAGTATAAAGACACTTTCGATCTTATCGAGACGGCGCGACACTGGCAGGAGAGAGTTGAATTGAATTTTAAGTTGGGTTACGCACAAGGATTACGTGAGGGGAGAGGCCAGTCATATAATGACGGTTATAAAGACGGGACCAAGGACGGGAGGGATAGCTAATAACACCTTCATTGATTAACTATGAGTAAATTAACCGATGAGTTTATCACCCTTGCCAGTAAGCTGGAGATACAGGAGATGCTCGAGCCGAGGGTGAGGATGCTGGTTTACGTTAAATCTAAGAACATAATTCAATTAATTGTTGGAGAAAAGATTTCAGAACTTGACAACGACGATATATCGAACCGCACGGTAGATGAGGTTTCGTGGTGGCAAATCTCAGGAGATTGTATCCTCCTCCCCGACTTAGAATGGCTGGTGCGAAAGCTAAAGGAAGAAAAACCCGCGATGGGGATGTTCATTTCTTTTTATGCCGATGCTCCATATGGTATCAGCTATTACAGTGACGATGATTTTCACGATAATGGTAATAAAAAGAGGATAGAATTTAGAGAAGATGATCCCAAGATGGCTTGTTTAAAAGCTCTATGTAAAATAAAAGGTATTAGTATTGATTAAATATACAGATGACTCATGGTATGCTAAAGCTGGTTTTGAACCAAATGATTATATAAATGCTTGGGCTCCTTTCTGGGGCAAATATTCTTATCATATTGGAGTTATAATTAAATATATAACAAGATTTCTTTTTAAAAATGGTAGAGAAGATCTTTTAAAAGCAAAGTTTTTTATTGAAAGACTATTAGAATTTTGGGATATTCAAGAAGAAAATAAGAAGGAAATTACTCCTGAGCTAAGAATGAAAGATGATTATATACGATCAAGTCACTATTGGTGTTCTTATTGCGATTTCTATTGTCTTGTTGAAGATGATATGATTTTACATATAAGTCAAGAACACCATTTAGATCCTTATGATGATATTATTGTATTTAAAGAAAAAACTATTGTATCTACTGAGGAAGATTTACTATCAAAAATTAAAAAAGATGGGTTAAAAGATTATAAATGTTATTATTGTGATTTTTCTTCTAATGATCAAGTGGAAGTAAGTTGGCATATCGATAAAGAGCATGATTTAAAAGGAGAAACTCCAATAATAGTTGATCGAAGATACAATAAGGAGAAAATAGAACATGAGTGAAGATGATTTCAAAACAATCAGAATAACTACTGACAAAATCCCTCAAGGTGTAATGGACTTACTTAAACAAACAACTGAAGAGATCATTAGTAGAAATAAGTTAGAAGTCTGTTCAAGGTGTAATAAACAAATTAAGAAAGAAGATGCTAGTGAGCTATATTGTCATTGCGAAGAGGAGAAAAAATGATGAGTAAGCTTATAAAAGTGATTCTTGAATTTGATGATAAAATTTTAGTTTTAGAAGATGAGAAAGACGTAGAACAATGGGATAAAGATATTTCTACTATGTCTTCTTTGGCTTATGTTCATGGAATGTCAAGAAAGAATTTTAATTGGAAAGAAATAAAAAAGTGAATTATATCTGTGAAGTTTGTAAAGCTGAAAGTAATTATTTTTACGGGAATGAAGAATTTTATTTAGAAATGAGAATAATGTTTTGTAATAATTGTGGTCGTTTTACAAGTCACTTTAGTGGAGATAATACAATGAGTAAAAATATTCCAGGAATAGATTTTACTGATAAAAATGAATTTGGCCCTTGTCAAGAAATTGATTCTAATAAAGTTATTGAAACAAGGTTTTTTAGAATAGTTCAAATGCTTTTTCAACCTACTAACTGTTTTGGTAGATATAGAATATATGACAAAACTTTACCAGAAAACTTACAGCCAATTGAAGTTGAATTTTATCCAGATGCAGTTAATATAAGTGGGAAGTTAAATAGAGATTTTTACAATCACTTAGAATTTTCACCAAATGAATTTGAAGCATTAAAATTACTTCCGGTAGAAATAAAGCATACTTATCAAAACGTCATTAATAATGTTCTAACTGCTTACTTTAGATGGGATGACAAAATGGTTTCTCCATGGTCTTTTGGTGCTTTAGATTACATTAGTAATAGAACATTTAAAGAATTACAAGATAATGGAATTGAATTATCTAATGACGATTTTGAATTATTACAGGAACAAATTATTAATTGTATTGAGGAAGAAAATGAATCATAATTGTATAGGGTGTTTTGCTCTTGCTAAGAGCTTAATAGAAGAAAACGAATTCTATTGTCAAAGAGGAATCCTTGAAAAAAAATATTCTTATCCTATTAAAATATTAAAATTTCCTAACTCGATTGCTAATTGTAAAAATAAAATCAAAGAAGAAGATTTTGTTATTGTAGAAGAAAATTGCTTGGATGAAGAATGAAAGATATTAATTACATTTTAGATCTTATTGATTTTATACAATCTGCACCTGCATGTAAAGATAGTCAATTTGATTTTGCTAGAAGTATCTATAAATGGATTGAAGATGGAAAAGAGCCAACAGAAAGACAAATAGGAGTGCTTGAAGATATTAAAAGAGATTTAGAGGATAATCCATTTGGAGATTATTAGAATATGAAAAACTTGGTTACTGCTAAATATCGTTGTTATTTTAGATATTTTCATTTTAAAACTTTTGATTTTACTATTTATCATTGGGAGTATTTTCATATATTTCCTTTTTGTTGGTTCCCAAAAGTTACTTTTAAAGAACCTTATAGATTTAAGTTTGAATGGTTGTTTTTTAATGCCTATAGTATAAAGATATGAAATTCAACGTCATGAAAATAACAGCATGGGCTTCTGTTGAAGTTGAAGCAGATGATTTTGATAAAGCTTTTGAAGAAGCAAAAAGGGTTTGTGGATTAAATTTTTTTACTATTGCAAACCCAAATACTGAAAGATTGCTTGTTGTAAAGGCAGAAGATGTAAAAGATATAACTATTAAAGAGTATAATGGCTCAACTGCTGATTCAATTTACTTTAATAATTGGGACAAGGAGGAATATTAAAAACAATGAATTTCAATACTGATTATTTTGCGTTAGGGCTTATTGCAGGAGTTTTTGCTTTTTTTATTTTTGTTTTTCTAAGAGAAGTATATTATGTTAGTAAGATTAATAAAAAGGATAAATAATGTTTACTGTTTCATTAAACTATATTTGTGACCATTGTGAAAATAGAGGTTGGGTTACTAAATCAAAAGTAACTGAAACAAGTGGCTCTGTGTGGAATGAACCATACGAGTATTGTAAAGACTTTATAGGTGATAGATATTTTACTTATGAGATTACAAAAGAGCTTTGGTCAATATTTCAAAAGCAGTTTGCTGAAGACTTTGCTAAAAGGGAAAACGAACAAGCTAAATTAGACATTGCTCTTACCAATGGTTCTATTAATCTCGTGTCATATTGATACTAACTTGACAAGTATAAAAGAAATATTTAAGGAGAAGTAAGTGGTATTTCTTGATTTAAACAAAAGAATGGCTCCTTTAGAGTATTCGAAATTTAAAAATGAAGTTTTTAGAGGAGAATGGATTAGCTGTCATCCGCAAGACGTAATAGACACTATTAACTATCTTGAAGATCAGTTAAGAAGTGTTTGGGCAAAATCAGTTGATGAGAAAAAGTAAAATGAGAATAAAAAAATAGATTATGAAATATTCTACTTATTGTTTTTAACTTTTTTGGTTAAAGTTCTAAATATCCCAAAAAGTATTTTTTCAAAAATAGGGTCTATATTATTTCAGACATGATTAAAATTTGGAATAGGAGTGATAGAAAACATGTATGATCAAATTGTGGGGTCTTGCCCACATTGTGGAGCGCCAATTTATAGTCCTGGTGTTTGGCACGGAGTATGCCCACCACCTTCTATAAAAACTTGTATGTGTATTCCAAGTGTTCAACAATATGAAATTAAGACATCTACAGGAGAAAATTTTAATGAATGGTTAGGGACTAAATGCGCTAATATTTTAGACGAAGAAAAGTTTAAAAATTATATTAAAAAACTTTTAGATGTTGACCCAGAAGAATATAGGAAATGGATGGCAAATGAAGATTGGGTTAGAGAATTAGATAAAGAGGATGAAGAAAAGCAAAGAGAAAAAGATGAAGCTTTTCATAATAGAACTAATAAGAAAAGTCTTTTAAATCTAAAAGAACTTTAAGGAGGAAAGTAAATGGATGCTAAGCTATTCATGCTAAGAGAGAATCTCAAAGAATTTAAATCTAAAGTTGAAAAAGTTCCTAATTCTAGCGATCAAGCATTTTACAGAGCTTTTGTTGAGATTATGGATAATTTCATTGAGATTGAAGCACTAAAAACTGATAGTTATTATATCAGAGTTTAACAAGGAGGAAATGTAAAATGGTAAAAGCAAAAGACAAGAACCTTGACAGGTTTGTGTGGAAGGAAGGAGATATTCAAATTATTGAACCTAAAACTGGTAAGAAAGCAACTGTGAAGAAAAGTGTTAAGAAAATGATTGAGAAGAAAAAGGAGAAGTAATATGAAAAAATATTCAGGACTGTAAAAGAAGTATATGATAAAAAATTTAGGTTGGTTTGGTACAATTGCTGGTATGCTTGGTGCTTTAGTTTTAGCTCTAAATTTACAATTTAGTGGATGGGGATTTGTTTTATTTTGGGTTAGTTCCACAACATGGGCTTGTATTGCTTTTGTGCGTAAAGACTGGTCATTATTTACTATTAACTTTGTTTTTACCGTGACTAATGCTCTAGGTATAATCAGATATTTGCTTTAAAGGAGAAAAAATGAAAAGAATAGAATTTTCAAACAGAGACATTCCTATTTAAAATTAAAACGAGGTGTTTAGAATGATTAAATTGAAAGAGCTAACCGTAGAAAAGAGATTTGAAAGTGTTTTTATAGCTTTAATGGATCTTTGTATTCCTAAAGAAAAATCTTTAGATTTTATTGTTCACTGGTTTCAGCACATACTTGAAGATGATAATTTTCTTACTGATAAACTTTTTGATTCTTGGTCTACACTAATTAATTTAGGAATAGAAAAAGACAAAGTTATTTCTATTTTAGAAAATAATTTTCTTTATTTCTTTAGCAATGACTATACACTCTTGCAGGAAGCTTTTGATACTTCTGAAGTTATTTGTTGCAAAGGAGAAGAAAAAGAATGATATCGGTAAAAGGAGGAAGGACAGATAAAAAGGGTAAACGACCTTCACCGAATTGGGATACTCTTGATTCATTTAAAGACCAATCAATGTGCAAACATTGTGGACGTGTCTACTCTTACCCAGAGCATAGAAGCTGTGGTTTTTGCTATTCTATTAAGACTAAAAAGGAAAAATAATTATGAGACTTTCAAAAGTAGGTCTTGCTCTTATCAAGTCATTTGAAGGATTAAGATTAGATGCTTATCAAGATACTGGAGGCATTTGGACCATTGGTTATGGTCATACTGATAATGTTCAGCCAACTGATTCTATTGATGAACAGCAAGCAGAAAACTTTCTTTTGATTGATGTAGCATGGGCTGAGAGGGCTGTTAATAGCGGAGTTAAGGTATCTATTAACCAAAATCAGTTTGATGCACTTGTTAGCTTCACATTCAATTGCGGAGCTGGAAGCCTTAAAAATATTTTAGAAGATTTAAATATAGGTGACTACAAAAAAGTTAGTCTGAGAATGAAACTCTATGTTAAAGACGCTAAAGGTCAAAAACTTACAGGTCTTGTTAGGAGAAGAAAAGAAGAGGCCGACTTATTTAATAAGAAAGCCGTAGAGCAGGAGGCTGAACAGAAATGATATTTTATTCTCAATATTCTAGAGAAATAGACTTTTTTAAAGACATAGATGATAGTCATGGTTGGGTTTCAATAGGATATGATCTTAAGTGCTGGAATTTTATTCCAAGCCTTGCTATTGAAGTAGACTATGGAGAATGGTTACTATTTATAGGCTTCTTATGTATCTATTTCACGCTTTCAATTTATCCTGCTGAAGTATTTAGAATATTTTTAAGGAGATTTAAATGGGTAAAATAGTTATGTATAATTACCATGGTGTTGATGTTTTTGTAGACGAAGATCTTAAAGGCAAGCATAGAGATATGTGTTTGTGTTTCAGATGTGCAGCGTTTATTCCTGGAGAAGTTACAAATTGTGCTATTGCAGAAGATACTTTTAAAAACTGTGTTAAAAATAATTTAACGACTCCTGTTTTTGAATGTCCAATATTTGAGGAGATTGATGATGAAAGTATTTGATTATTTTAAAAAGAAAGAAAATGATTATGAAAAACAGAAGGTAGTTGCTAATTTAAGTATCCAATCAAAACCTATTTACAAACATGATATAGAAGATTACTTTTCTAAATTAGAAAAAGCTGAAGGTAAACAGTGGGTTGAAGATCATAAGAAAGTTTTAGAAATTATTTTTAAGGTACTAGAGGTTTGGAAATGACTAATTCATCAATATGGGGTTATAGACCGCCTTGTCCTGGTTGTGGTGGAGCAAAAATACAGATAAATAAAGATGGAATAAATATTAGATGCCCATTTTGTAATGGGACCGGAATAGAATCAGATACTGGATTAAATTTATTTGTTTCTTCTTTAGCAAAAAAGAAAAAGTTTTCTATACCTGAAATAGGATGTTGTGGACCTATTTTTTGTAAAGAAAAAGATTATAAGAAAATATAAAAGGAAACAAAAGTGAAGTACAATGTAATTGTGAATTGGTTTTCTCCAGAAATTGAAATTAAAGAAGAAATTGTAGCTTCTTTCAAATACAAAAATGATGCGTATATGCATATTTGTCGTAAAATACAAGAATGGACAAAAATAGCTACTTATTCTAACGATATTAATAGAGAATATGATTTTGTTGGAGTTAGAATTGAGGAGGTTGAATATAGTCTCTAATTTATGGACCAACATCAACTAGAACTCAATAAGAAACTTCGCGCTGAATATGAAAACAATCGCCGAAAGCTTTCAGAAACAGAAAAAAGGTACGTTCTCGATTTCACCAGACACTTCCTGGAGCATCCTCCAAAGACTGATGATGAATTATATGATTATATTTGGTTAGTTCTTGGTATAAAAATCCCTAGAGAAGTCCACCCATCTTTACCAGAGCATCAAGCACCTTTTACTGCAATTTGTGATTTGTTCTTTGAGCGAGTATCTTCAGGTCTTATGTTTGCTAATAGATCTGGTGGCAAAACATTTGATTCTTCAATCCTTGACCATTTAAATTTTGAATTTAAACCAGGTTGCGAAACTACTCATGCTGGAGCAACTCGTGATCAGGCAACACGGGGTCATTTCTACTTTACATCAATATATAATGATAATGAAGTTCTAGCCGAAGGTCTTTCTTCAGATCCTACAAAAAACGAGATTCATCATAAAAATAAATCTTGGTATCATGTTATTACTGGAAGTAAAAAAGGTCTGCGTTCTGGTCACCCTAATAAAAATATCATAGACGAAATTGATGAAATGGACTGGAATGTTTTACAGACTGGTGTTGCTATGGCCATGTCTTCTGCAGATGGTAGAATATTAGGTCAAAATATATTTACTTCTACAAGGCAACACGCAGATGGACCCATGAATAGGCTTCTCAATGAAGCTGACGAAAAGAATATAGCAGTGTATCAATGGAATATATTTACTGCTGTAGAGCGCTGTGAAAGGGAATGTGTAGGAGATAAAGATTACGGAGATTGTCCAGCGTTTTTTAGATGTAATGGACTTGCTCATCAAAGTAATGGTTTTTATAAGATACAGGATTTTATAGCAAAAGTACTAGAGCACGATGATCATGTATGGCGTTCAGAATGGCTAAATGAAATTCCATCTGGTGAGGTATTAGTATATAGCTGCTGGAACCCTCAGATCCATGAGATACCACCTGAGAAGGAGTTTGAAATACCAGATGATTGGACTATAGTATCTGCTATAGATTTTGGTTCAAGTCCTGGTCATCCATTTGTCTATGCCAAAGCAGCTATAAGTCCAGATGGGTATTGGTTTTGGTTTTGGGAATATTATAGTACTCAAGGTGATCTTTTAGCTAACCATGCTATGCATATTAAAGCATCTCCACGTTATAAGTTTGGGGAATATTGTTTTTCAGATCATGATGCTCAGGATAGAAAAGAACTAGAAGCACCACCTAATAGAATAATAACGCTTACTGCTAAGAAAGATATACGCATGGGCATCGATAAAGTGAATGGCTTATTGGAAGTTAGAGACGGTAGGTCTAAGATGTATTTCTTTAAAAGTAAAGTTCCTAATATGATCAGAGAAATGAAGTTATATGCATGGCCTCAGTTGTTAGACGGTAAGCCATCAAAGGAAGGTAACCCATTAAAATTGAATGATCATTCACCAGACGTTTGCAGATATGCTGTATATAGCTGGTTGACAGGAGGTCCGCCTAAAGTGTGGATGGGTTATGGAAATATTTAAAAGGATATAAAAATGGATTATGCTATAAAACTTTTTAGATTAGGTAGCTACATTGTTTTGCAAGGTGAAATTACAGATGAGTGGTTTCTTATTCCAACTATTAAAATACATTATCAAAATAAATTAAAGGAAGTGTTTTGTAGCCGGTGGATGTATAGTCATATTAGAGTAGGATTAAAATTTTTATGGATAGAAGCATTTATTAAAATAGGTTGGAAAGAGTATGATAAAAGTAAATCCTGAGTTATTCCTTAGCAGATTACCGTTTATAGGTCCTAATAATATTGTTGATTTAATGGTTAGAGAAAGGGGTTATGATTTACTTTCGTTAGATATAACTGGAGAATGCATTTTAGAAATGTTTTCTTATTCTGATTTTATAAAAATTACACAAAATTATCGTTTGCTTTGGCCTAAGAATAAAGAAGAAAAGTGGTGGAATTCTAAGAATACCTGGCTTGTTAAAAACTATATAAGTAACTTGAAAGAAGAAATTATCTCTAAGCCAACTAAGGTAAATAACTTCTTATCTTCTTGGAAAGAAAAAGAAAGTTTTTCTAAGCCTATAGAAATTTTAGTTTGTTATGATTTAAAAAGACATTTAAATCTTGTTGTTGATGGAACAAATAGACTAGTTGCTTTACATTTAATTGAAGACGAGAAACTAATTAAAAAACTTTTTAGTTCTAATCATGTTTATATGATAACTTTTAAAACAAAAAAAGCAGATATTTTATTTCCGTGTGATTTCTTACATTTTGAAAAGGAGTAAAACTATGAAAATGGTTTTTGTTAGAGTGTTTTTTAACACTTCTCAACATGGTCAAATTAAGCCAATGCTGAAGAACAAATATGTTACTTGGAAACATTACTTTAAATATCTTTGTTACCATACTTTTATTGCTTTATATTATTTAAGTCAATTAAAAAGAAGGACAATAGGCGAAGAAAGATATGAAAGAATTTTTGATAAATTTTATAATCTTGAGTTTCCTTTAAGAACAGAAGTGATTGAGCATTGTGCAAATGCAATTTCTAAAATAAAGAAGAAAAAAGTGAAACCTAAAGATGCTATTAAAGAAATGACTACAATAAAGTTTTAGGAGGACTAATTATGTGGCGTAACTATGAAGAAATTGAAAGTGATGAAGTTATTGTTAAATATGAATCTGATACACAATTAGCTGATTTATCTTTAGTAAAAGATAAGGAAAATATTTTTTGGTTAGTGGTTTCTGATGAAGTAGAAGGCGATTGCATTTATGTAGAAGTAGATGATATTGATTTAATGATTGATTTCTTTCAAGAAGTGGTTGATAAATTAAAAAAAGAAAAAGCCTTTCAAGATAGCTGAAAGGCTTTTAAAAGAAAAATTTACAGTGTATTTTCTAATTCTGAATAGATTATATCATCAATAATTTCCTTATCTATTTCTAATATTAATTCTATTGATTTAGAAATAGAAGCTATCTCATCTGGGTTAAACCAAGAAACATTTTGAAGAAGTTCATTAAGCATTTTTTATTCCTAACTAAACTTTTTAATAACAGCGTCCAGGAAGTTCCTACAAAGAACAATCTGCTCTATATTATTAATATCTACATCAATAGTCGGAGCGTTGTAAAGATTGATTCTAATCTCGTCTCCCTTGAAAGAAAGGATTGGGTATAGTGTGCTCCAGCCATCTTTGCTTTTCTTAACATTTTCAAACTTCTTTGTCCAATCAGCCATGAATTTGATTACATCTTTTTGTGATACTTCTTTAACTTCTTTCTTCATAGAAAACTCCTTAAAGTAATTAATTACCTTTTCAAATAGTTTCTTAATCATTTTTACTTCTCCTTTTCAATTTGTTCTTCATCATAAGCTTTCCAACACATATCTTTAGTTTCAAAATAAGGGCAGCTACTATAAGTTCTACCAGCTCCGTGATCCCACTTGCAAAAAGTGCTGTGTGGACCAACCCCTAACATAAACCACCAAGAGGGGCAAATATGTTTTCTGTCTTCTAAGCCTTTAGGGAAAGGCAAACTCTTATGTTGTCTATTATTCCATTCATCATAACTAAGACCACCAAAATCTTCCAGTTTTAGATCTTCATTTTCTCCAATGAAGATTCCTGGATTATTCTCAAATACTCTTTTGATAGGTTTAGAATGTGTCTTTCTTCCAGTAAAAGATTTAATGTAAATAACTATTTCTTTTTCTCCTTTTCCTTTACAGTTATAACATTGAATAGCAGCTCCATTATGTTCTGCCATTCCTACATAAAGGCCAGTTCCTTTACAAGAACTACACTCCTCCTTCCAAGAAAGTTTCGTGGTGTTTTCATCGACATTGTAAATGTTAAGTGTTAACATTTTTCTTCTCCTTCAAATTAGGTTCTTCATCAATTTCTTCTAAGATTGTTTTATATCCACCACCGTACCAGCCGCCAGATCTTTCAACTCTAACTTTTACTTTTCCTTCATCATTTTCATGAACATAGACTCTTACGCCAACATAAGCATTGTCAACCTGAACGTAAACGCCTTTGTCAACTGGTATATTGTAATAAGCGTCTATACCCTGTTGACTAGCAGTAACACGAACATTTATAAGTTGCTTTCCCATTTTACACCTTCCATTTGTTTCTGTTTACAAAAGTACCAATAATTATTCCTATAGGAACTCCAAGAATTAAATTACCCAGAAATTTCAAAATAACTATTTGGTTGTAGATGCCTAATGAATAGAAAATTATTCCAGTGAACAAAGAAGAGACGCTTATTGCAGTAAGATATTCTATTGTTTCCTTATAATCATTTTTATATTTCATTTTACTTCTCCTCAAACAAGAGTTTTATTTGTTCATCTGCTATTTTTATAGCTTCGCTGTTATTTTTAGCCTTAAAAGAATAAAGTAACTTACAAGTTTGTAGATTATAGATGTTATAAGTCATATTATATCTCCTCTAATTTATCTTCTAGTTGTAATCCTATTGCTGCTACGTCAGCGCCTAAGCCTTTAAGTTCATAATCATTTGGGTTAAGAAGGCACATTCGCTTGCTTAAAGCATTTAAATCATAAATAATATCTTTAAGCACTTTCTTTTCCTTAATTGTTAAAGTCATTAAGCTTTCATCCTATCTATTTTTCCCGCATTTTACTCTTATTAGAATTAAAGCAAGAGCAAATCCTAGAAATCCAGCAAAAGAAATAACAAAAATAGTACAACAAGCCAATAGTTTAATATCCATGGTGTTTGCCTTTGTTTATAATTTTTTCTGGAAACCAAATAGCATAAAATCCAATACCATAATATTTACCATAAGGTCCTCTGCTAGCTGTATATAACCTAGTAAATTCATTACTCAATGAATCAATTTCCCACTTTCTTATTTCAGGATTTCCTTCATTCATAGAAAATGGAAATGACCAGAAAAATTCATGTAATCTAAATATTTTCATATTATAATATCCTAAACCTTTCTTCCTATTGCAATTCTAATACAATAGAAACTCATAGCAATCATCCAATCTCCATCTTCTATTATCTTTCTTTGATATGGATCTAGATCATATTTTTGTAGTGAGTTATTTTTGCCAGACTTTTTAACTATATAATAAAAGATTGGCCATTCTAAAGAAATGCTAATATAGTATCCTATCATTTTCTATTCCTTTTAAAATAGTCTATCGACGAACCTGTCAGAAATATAGTGTAAATTGCAAAAATTGTAGCTATAGACATCCAAATTACTGCAGGTATACTTCTAAATTCTACTATCGTAAATAACGTTAAAAAGAAAATGCATGTGCCAAATAGCAAAAAACAAATAATAAATAACAAATTATTAAATAATTTCATTTTATTTTTCATTACAAAGAAGCTTTTCAAATTTGCTTATATTATCTAATTCTTTTAAATCTATTAATACTTTACCAGTTCCATTGCAAGCATCACATTCATGATCCCAAGCTCTAGACCCCATAGAAAACACAGAATTATTAGGGACATAATCTCTTACGATTTTTCGTCCGTTACAATGCTTACACTTCTGATAAATTTTAATTTCATATTCTTTTCGCATTTTACTTCCAACTAATAAAGATAAGATAAAGTAATCTTTTCAGTAATGCTTTTCTAAATGCAAGAAAGTTTTTTTGCCGATCAGAAAGAGGATTATGCATAACTGAAAACCGACTATGGTTTCCATAAAATACATTGCAATATCTTGAATAGATATTGTTATCACAGAATCCAAGATCTTTTCCGTATAATTGTTTGCAAGCCAAACAATAATCACTAACACTTTTACATAGAATACAGTGTTTATTAGCTATATCTTCTATTGTTTGAGCTTCTTCCCATTGTAAGAATAGTTTTAGATAGATCCATTTCTTTTTAAGTATTGTATTCATTTTAATTCAACTCAATAAATTTTAAATTAGGGTCATTAAATGTTACAGGAATTTCAACTGCTTCAAATTTTTCATCGAATTCACAAACATATTTGTGATTGAGTAACTTTAAAGCTTCTTCTTTATTCGTTGCTTGAAATAGACAAAATGGTCTTTCATCAAAATTATTACCATAATTAAAATCTGATTTGATAGTAACATAAAAAGTTTTCATTTTTCTACCTTATCGTTGAGCGATAAAAAGTTTCTATTTCTTCAAGAATATAGTCTTTTATCTTTTCTTGATCAGGAGGCATTCTATTCTTTACAAAAGACTGAAGAAAAGAAAGCTTTCTAGTAAAGTAATCTTCTTTTTTGTTTGAGGGAAGCATTTTTATTTCTCCTTATTAGGAAACTTCTCTTGTATTTCCATTCCAATAATTATTCCCATTAAGAAGCCAACAGCAGCTATTATAATATCTGAGTAAATTTCAATATTGGCCATTATGTGATTTACTATAGTCATTTTTCTACCTTTTCATAAGTAAATGGCCAAGCTATTTCTATGGTTCTATCTTCTAAAACGTTTGCTAAAACAGTTATACCTAATCGCCCATCCCAAGTAAAAGCTTTTCTGAAAATGTTCTTTTCCTTAATATTAAGTTGTTTAGTTAGTTCTTCAAGATGAACAAGAGCACCTTCAAAAGTAGGTGATCCAATTGTGTGATGCATTTTGCTTTTGAGTCGAATAAAAGTAGGATTAGGGTCTATGGGACCTGGCATAGGATGCTCTTCGAAAAAAGTAGCGTGGTAAGTGTTTTTAGTTATATCGTGCATAATGAGGGCAACGTCATAAGAACCGCAAAACATTTTATTTTCATCTTTGATAATCATTTTATACTTCCTTTTTAAAAATTACTTTGCCATTGCTAAAATCTTCAAGGGCATTTTCAGGATTTTTATACGTCAGGAAAGAAGATTCTTTTGTTCTAAAATTGAAAAAGTACCAGCCGTCTAGCATTTGTAACAAAGATAATTCATCAGTCAACTGCATTTCATCATAATGTTCGCTTGCTTTAAAAGCTTTCATTTTAATTATCCTCTATTTTGAAATAAGTTTTTGATAAGTTCAGCTTGTTCTTTTATTGTGTTCTCAAGTTTTCCTATATATCTTCCTAATAGATATGAAGATATACAGGTTGGGATAAGAACAAGACTAAAATATAAGATTTTTTCTGAATACGCGAAGTAGCCACAGAAAAAACAACCAAAAGAAAAAACAATATATATAATAGTTACTTTCATTTTTTACTCCTTATCAAAAGTTTCTAAACCAAACTGCTTTTTATATTTCTTTTCATGATTAGAAATAATTTCAGAAACTTCTGCAGAACTGTTTGATTTTTTGACATTTTTTATTGTTTCCCAGCACATTTTTCGTTTTTCTGTTTCTAATCTTAAGGCTTCAAATAATTTTGAGATTACTTCGTTCTTTTCAATAATATTTTCCTTTTCAATTTCTAACGCTTCTTTTTTTAGAATGAGTTCTTTTTCAAGTTTTGGTAATTGTTCTTTCATCTCAGAGCAGTATTTGTATTCTTCTTCTGTTATCTGAATCATGATTGAAGGCCTCCTTTATATATTTTTCTAGTTCTTCTATAACTTTTAAAATATTAGTTTTTCTTCTTTGCAATAATAGTTTAAAACTCTGAAGATTAGAATTTTATTTTAATATTTTTAAGTTATTTTTAATTCTACATCAATAACATATTTGCCATATTCTATTGATATGTAAGCGCCAGGTAACGGATAATGCTTTACTATTGTCGTGGCGCTATATTGCGATCCAACAACCTCTCTGTCGTAGAAATCAACAAGTACAAACGACCACGCTCCGAGCGCACGCTGCCAGTGCCCAGCTCTTGTTCTTTGTATAGCATAAGGAGCAACAAATCCTTTAAGCCCGGCAGCAATCATTATTCCGCCTATTTTTTGTGCTAACTGCGAATAGTATTTAGATGTCTTTTTCATTTCTTATTCTTCATATTTTCCTTTTTTAGCAAAATCTTTACAAGTGCCATTTGGATCTACTTGAAACAACGGAGTCATAGTAGTATGATGACTTTGAAATTTTTTATTTACCTGAATAGCATAATAGCAAACAAGGATAGTAACACACCCTATATTATGGTGAATACTTCCTCTACAATCTTTACATCTCTTTTCGTTAGGATCTACGTAAAGCATTTCTTCTCTTAAAATTCTTGTTGCTTCTTTGTCAAGAGTAAGCTTCTTAGGCATTTTCTACTCCGGAAAGTATTCTGCTGGAATTTCAATTCCATATTTCTCTTCTAGTTTAGTTCTTAATTCAACAAGTGCTTGAGTGTAACCTAGAAGAACATATACGTATTTATCAGTGCTCTTTTCTTTTGAAACTGCATAACCATATTTATTGACATATTTAGAAGTGAGTTCTGCAATTTCTCTTAAGATTTTTTCTTCATTAGTCATTATTATTTTCCTTAATATTTTTCATTTAAATAATAATCTGTTCTTCCGTTTGTATTATGGATCATGTTAAATATGTAGTAATAAATACTATCGATCTTAATTCTGTCTCCTACTTCAAGTTTATCTGGAGAAGTAAACACAAGTACTCCAGAACGTTCTGATATCTTCCCACGCAATCCTTTTAAAGAAGGAGGTTGGTGCCATTCATTTCGTTCTACAAGAATTGTTGGTCCTATAAAGGCAGTGTCAAGTTGCTGTATAGCATTATGCAATGCATCTTTATCATACATTGTGATAGTTTCTGTTTTACCTGTTTCACGAGTTATTTGTAGTTCATAAAAATGTCCTCTACGAGATGTTTGGTAGTCTATAATATCATTAATTAACAGCCCAGTCCAGGCACCTAATTTATGAATTGAAATAAACTCAAAAGTAATTTCATCTACGCATGTTGGTTCATGAATCTGAGTAATCTTAGAATTATCATTCAATTCTATTTTGAAATAACCACTTTCACTTACTTCAACTATAGTCCCAATAGAACCTTTATACTTTTCAGGGCTATTACATTCATCATTTACTTTTACTATCATTCCAATTGTAGGTTTGTTGATCATTTTATGTACTCCATTTTCATTTTCCAATCCATCCAAGCAGCTTGTGCCTTACAGTTTATTCTAAATCTAGCTTTTAGCTTTTTTATCTCGGGCCAATGATCAGCACATATTGTATCCCAGATATCATGCCAACCAAAATCAAAGATAATATCTTTTTTAAATCTAATCTCAAAGGCATCACCGTTAATAATAAAGAGCCGATCTTTATATTCTTCTAATAATTGTTTTCCTACAAGTTCAATCACTTCAAGAGATTTTTCAATTACTACAACTTTTTCAGAAGGCTTAGTATTACAGCTTTCAGCAAATGCATTTCTTACAGCACAACCAAGACCTAATCCAGTTATAAGCAGCTTTTTTCTAGGACAATGATTAAGTCTATTGAGAGCATAAAGCTCAGAAGGAGTATCAGACATTACAACAGTATTTTTTCTAATAAGTCGAGTATATGTTCCGGGTTTAATTCTTCCCCACATATCTCTATTCATTGCAGCTCTCATATTATAGAAAGAAGCTTCTTCTTTAGTGACTTCGTAATGGTCTACAGACCAATCACCTATTTTGTTGGCTGGAATGTTAAGCATTTTATCCCCTTTATTTTAATTTTCTTAATCGTTTTATTTCATCAACAAGATGCTTGATATCTGAGTTAAGAATTTGTTCAAGATTTAAAGACACCATAGGACTATTAAAGCTTATATACTTTAAATAGTTTTGTGCACATCTTTTATATTCTCTTATACGACCTTCAATATCTTTTATTTCTTCAACTGCTTCTTCATTTGACATATCTTTAAATGAAGACCATTGTCCATATCTTACCATTTTTCTCTCCTAAGCACTCAAAAGTCTGTAATCTCTGATGAGTGTTTCCATTTTCATTTTCTTGTTTCGCTCAATTCCTCTATGATTTGTTTTGACGACGAAGATTTCGTTGTTGATCTTGATCATGTCAAACTTCTTTTTCATGATCACATTCATGACCTGGTACTTTACTTCACCGATCATGTTGTTGAGCCAAGCTTCGGTGATCTTGCCATTTTTGTGATTGCGCTCTTCTACTTTTTTGACTTCGGCGAGTTTCTCAACAACTTCTGCAGGAAGAGTTTCTTCATTTACTTTATCTTCTTCAATAATAAAGTAAAAGAACTCATCAGATTTGTTATTGAGTTTTTCCATTTTTTCCGCAAGCATCCAAAAATCTTCAGACGATTCTACCTTGAAAGTTTCTCTTTTTTCAGGATAGAAAACGAAAGTTCTTTTGTAAAGGGTGAACATTTATTTCTCCTATTTCTTTATCTTTAGTTATATTATATATAACTTTAAAGAAGAAATAAACTATTTTAATATTATAAATTTTTAATCTTCAAATGACTTTAATAAAAAGCATTTCACTTTATATCAAGGTGATTATTCTTAAAATACTAACTCCGATAGTTGCTAGGTTAAACCTAAAGCAAAATGCTTTCTATAAAGCTACTTAAATTTTCTCAAATACAATCCATCCTTCATTTTCATCGTATTGACCCTTGAAGACTGTTCCATGAGGGATCTTCTCAAAGAACTGCTTAAAAAGAAGAAATGTCTGCTTTCCTTGTAGAGACATTTGAAGGGTGGATGGAGTCATTGTGTTTGTGGGAGACAGCACAAATGCTCCGTCATTAAGACCTCTTATTTTAAAGGCTTCAAAGATAGCTCCGTCTTTCGTATAATCTTCTGGCCACATTTCTTTGTTATAAACAAATGCTTGAGCCTTTTTTGATACTTTTCCAGTTGAACATGTGTGCTTAGAATTCTCAACTCTCAGAATTGGTCCTCCAAATTTAGCATATCTACATCCAGGCAGATAAGGCGCTCGGCGTTCTTCAATAGGAATAAGATCTTCTTTTGTAATTTTTTTCATTTTTTAAATCCCCTTTTAATAGAAATAAAGAAAACTTTTACTTTGTAAACAAGCTTTAGAAATAGTCTTTCAAATTTATTTTTATCTTCATATTCTAATACACAACCAACATGGTAATAATTTCTTTTTGAAATCTTATTATAATTCATGTAGTTCAAATAGGGAATTTTATTACCACAGATAATACACTTTTTGTTTTCCATTTTACTACTCCTGTACCTCATAGAGAAATCTATCAAAGACATTTTTCTTTTCTTTCAAATTTATATCATCAACCACTGCCCAGCCTTCAATTTGTCTTTTAATAATAAAGACTCCATTTTTCCATTTAGGTTGTAAATATGTCCAATTAATATTTTTAGTATGAAGCATTTCGTGCATATCAGAGCTATTCTTACCATGGAGTTCTTTATGAGAAAAATTAGCTTGAGCAAGCATTTGAATAGAATTTCTAACCCAATCAAGTTGTCTCCATAAGAAGTAATTATGAACTTCTTCTTTTGGAATATTAAATGCTCTGCTATCAAATACGGCAATACCCCATTTATCAAAGAATGAATTAGAAAAGATTATAGATGCAGTTGCTGCAGAAACAGAAGTTATCTTTTGAATATTATAATCAAACCATGCTTCTGTTTCAAATGTATCAAAATCAGTTAAGAGCAATGAAATCTCATCAGACTGAATATAAGCACATTTGCATCCTTGAATCTCAGAGCATAGATATTTTGCAGTAATTAGCATACTTTCTGAGAAATGTTCATCAAATGGCTTAATACATTTTCTTGTTAAAGTATGAAAAGCTTTACCGTCAAGTCGAATAATTACCGGTGTACGGCGTTGAAGTTTCATCCTATAGCGATTTTCATAATTTTCTTTCATTCTATTACCAAGATTATCTTTTCTCATTTTTAGTTTCCTTTTGTTATATTATATTTTAAGAAGTACTTATTAAACCTATTTAATTTCTTTGTTTGTATTAGCAATGTTTTTGTCTTCTCGTATTTCAATAAAGATTGGTAAAAACAATGACTGTTCACCTTTTACATTTTCAATACGGGTATTATACTTTACAGTTACTATTTTGCCAATCAAGTTTTCTTTCATATATTCTTTTCTTTGAGCGTCTGTAAATCCAGAGCCAACACTTACTTTTACAATCTTATCTTCAGATTCACATTCAATGGCTCCAAGTATTCCATCATATTTACCAGTGCCGTTTTCAATACCAACGATCCGCAACTCGCATTCAAGTTCACCTTTGAATTTGATTTGATGCTTTGATCTTTTATTCTCCCAAGGAGCGTATAACGATTTTAATATAAGCCCCTCTTCTCCTTTTGCAAGATATGATTCAAATAAATCTTTAACTGATTCAATATTTTTTACTATAGCAGATTCTACTAAAGATATTCTATTAGTGAACATTCTATTTTTAAGTCTTTTTAACTCAGTAAATCTATTAATATACGATACATTGTAGAGCCCATCGATGAAGTTCTTATAAGGAATATAATCCCATATAGTAGCGTGAACTAACTTTGCCTCAGCTTCACTCATTGTTCCCTTAATTGCTTTAGCAAGGATACCATTTCCTGTTTGGCGATTTTCAAATTCTCCTTTATTTCTAATAGATAATTCTCCATCAAAAATACAATTCTTTCCATTGGCTAAGGCAAGAAAATCTGATTCAAGATTGCCAAGTAAATCAAGTTCTTTCCCATTTCTGCTTTTAAAACTTACTTTATTATTCTCAATAATTGCATTAAATCTCATGCCGTCCATTTTTAATTGTGCAATTGCTGGAAATTGAATAGTATCAACTAACTTTTTATTATATCCAGATGCTAACATAACAGGATATTCTTTTACAATACCTTCCCATACAGCGTTTACAGTAGCAGATTGAACTCCACATTTAAGGTCTTTGGCAATAATGCGTTTTATAACTTCACTATCGTCATGCGAAAGAGAAGAAAGAATTGATCTTAAGTGTTCTATTCCTTCATTACCAGTTTTATCACGATTAGATAAAGCATCTAAATCTTTTAAAGCGGCTCTAAGACCTCTACTACTGCTGGTAGAAGGAGTATAATCAGGAATCTTTCTGATATAGAATTGAGTAAATGGGTCGAGAGTAAGAAAAATTACTTGTTTTAAAAGTTCATTATCTTTCTCGAGTTTCAATTGTTCTAGTTTATAATTCCTGGAAGAATTGTTTGCAAGCTTATTAAAAAACTGATTTAAGTTTGTTTCCACTTTAATTCCTTATTAAATAAATCTAATTGAATCTGCTCTTTTGAACTGGATCTCGATAGAGTTATTAAAAGCCGAAAGTTTCTCTGAGTCGCCTACCAACACGACACTTATCAGAAGCATCAATACATACCTCTAAAAATTTACTTTCTTTTTCCCAAGTATCATAAATTACAATATAGATTGAGTCATTATCTGTTTTTGAAGCTACAATAACTCTTCCTTGTTCAGCGTTGTTATAAATGATAATATCACCTTGTCCTGAATTATAACGTCTTATTGCCGACTCAATTTGTTCTTTTACAAATTTATTATTTGCAATAACAAAACCACTAGGTGTTTTATCCTCTTCTTCTAATTTTTTAATTCTTTTTTTTAAATCTTCTATTTCAGCTTGACGAGTTGATCTAAAAGTATTGCTATAATTTTTCCAAAACATTTTCATTCTCCTTTTATTAAGTTATTCTTTTTCAATATCAAGATCGTCCGGTATTGGTATAAAGCCGCCACAAATTAGATCATCAGAATCATCTGACCCTTCACAAAGATGAATATTAAAGTTCCAACATTGTAAACATTCTTTGTGCATTTTTAATCTCCTATTTCATTTCATCTAAATAAGTTTCAGAATTTAGTAATTTTGCTATAGTTTTGAATTCAATACCATGAAATTTCTCATCTTTATACTTAGCATCTTTATAAAGCCTTAAGTACATAGGATTATGTAAACTTTTATCGCCTATTTGCCAAAGATACCAGTGAATCATTTCATGAATCAATACTTTATTTATATCAAAATGTTTATAGTTTTCTATTTCAGTAAAGATCTTTAAATTATCTACATTTATCCTTATTTTATTAAGTAGGCAATCGAAATCTGCAAATTCAAGATCAGAATCTACAACTATACATTTAGGCAAAAGACTAGTTTTCAAATTAAAATAATTTGAATTTAGTTCTTTGATTTTTCTTTTAAATTTTATGGAATAGTATATATTTTCGACCTTTTGTGGTAATTTAGTAATGTAAAGCAAAATTGCTATTAAGAAAATAATAGCAGGGCTAAAGCTTAAGAAAGAAGATAACCAATCCATTTCCTACTCCTATAAATAAGTTCTATTGGATGCATCATATAAATAATGCATCCTAAGAACTTACTTAAGTATTTGATTCGGATGCTTTGCACTCAGCTTCCTTAACGAGCCACGCATCGCAGGCATCTTCCTCATTTTCGTACCACGTCTTGTGATACGAATGAGCACGTACTTCGTGCTCATTCATTCCGTCATAGAGTCCCCATCCTATGACGTATTTATCGCCGAGTTTTCCGAGGACATAATCTGCACCTGATCCCTTCATGTAGGCACTACTCAGAATTTCCAAGTGCTGAAGTTTCGCTTCAGCTTTTTCTCTTGCGTTTTCCACTGTTTTCATCCTAATAAAAAACTTTAGCAATTCTCTTTTCAAGATCAACTCTGCGCGTTTCGCTTTTGATTTTATGAGTAACAAACTGAGTGACAAGAGCATAGAGCAACCACTTTGAAGCAGCTTGCTTCCTCATAGCATCGAGAGTTAAGTTAGAACTCACCTCAATTTCTTGTTCAAGAGCTTTGGTTTCTTTCTTGCCAAAGTGAAGTTCATTGAGCATTCTTTCTGTTTCAGAAGCAGCAAGGGTTCTTTCAACCCACTCCTGCCAAAGGTTAGTTTGCATAGAAAATTTTTCCATGCCTTCAGAGAGATGATCAATAACAGACTTGGGATCGAGCATCAGAGTGTGTTTACGCTTGAACTGCATGAATTTTTCACCCACTATCATCCCGTTGGAGCAAACAACTCTGAACGCCCCGAAAAGGAGACTAAGGGGCCACGATGCGTCGTAGCTGTTGAAGAGTGTTACGGTAGGATGGAGAATGTCACCTTTATCACCAATGTTATGATCAATTTCGCTGAAGGTAAAGGTGGCTTTCATCTTGCGACCATCATCGGTGAAAATGGTCTTAAGATCACCTTCACCGAATTCAGGATTCAACTTAATGGCCTCAGAAACGATATCGATAGCACCCTGATGAGACACTACTTTGTATCTGTTTCTAACGATGCCATAAGCGAATCCATCTTCAGGATTAAAAGTAGCTTTGTAACCTTGAATAGTTTTCCCGTCAACGAGACGGATTTTGCTTTCAGCTACTGGATAATTAGGCATAGTTTTACCTCTCTACAAAGATTTAAAAGTATCAATTCCCGTTTTAAGTAGTTGTTCTATTTCTGTTACTCTCCCAGCATAAAAAGATTTCGTAGTTGGTCCAGCCATTTCATAAACGCTTTTCCATATTTCTAATTGTTTTTCTAAAAATTCCTTTAATTTTTTCTTATATTGTTCAAGTTCTGACAGCTGCTCTACCATTTTTATTCCTCTACATAAGTTATATTATATATAACTTTAAAAGAAAATAAACTTATTTTTTAACTTTTTAAATTAAAGTTTCTTAATTAAAAACTAATTATTTCATTAGGTCATTCATATAAAAAGCATCAATAAATACGCCTAGAGTGTTTATTACCTCGATAAGATTATCGGCATACATATCTTTTAAATCTGGTTGAAGTTCGTTTAAAACATTAGCGATAGTATTTCTTGCTTCACTAATTTTGTTAACATTATCTCTCCATTTGGTAGACATAATTTGCCTCTTATCTAAACCTGTTAATAGTTTCTTGAATAGCATCAATTACTTCAGCAACTGTAGTTTCTTTTACAATACATTTATCAAGTGATCCATAATGATGTTCAAGACACTTAAGCAAAAGTTCCTTGATAACTTTTTCATCTGGTCCCCATCTTAATGTGCTAGAAGTATATAGGGTTTCAAGGTTTCGTTCTTTAGTATTGAAGTATTCTATAACTTGTTCTAAAGTCCATTCACCACGTCTGATTGATTTGAGCTGCTCTGCATTTCGTTCAATATCAAGGTCACCTTCAATCATAATCTGTTCTACTTCATTAAGTAGACGAACAAGGTGAAGAGCAAACTTAACATCATAACCAAACTCGTCAATAATCTTTTTTCGTTCTCCTTCTGGATTTTTATTAATCATCTTAGATTTTTGTGAAAAACTATATCCCTTGAACTTGGGCCATACTCCTTTATGCAAGAATAGTTTCCTATTTTCGCGGACAAGATCTCCTACCTGTGTACAATGCAGAATACACCGTTGAGGAACAAAAAGACTATCAATCATATTAGGATTATTTTCCATTACCAATTGAAAATACTTGATGATAGAATAAACTGAAAAGTCGTATTCTTTATTTCCGTCTTGAGTTTTGATGTGATGCTGCTGCCACTGTTCAAATCGTTTCTTTTGTCTACCAAAACCAAAAATTTCTCCACGAAGATGAGGAAAGATATCTTCTTTAGGTGGAATACACCAGCCATAAATATCAATGTCAGAGCTTTCAGTAGATGCTCCGTAGGCAAACGAACCCATGTGGACAAGATACTGAATATTATCTGCCAAGAACTCAGGTGGTTGAATTAACTTTTGAGATTTAAGATTTTGTATTAAGTTCATTTTTCTTTCTATCTCTTTCAATAATTTTAAGAAGGAATTGAAGATTTGTAATTTTTTCAACTTGAGATTTTAGATGATAGCATATGGGACAATATTCAAGAGCTTCAGTTTTGTTACAACAAGAATAAGGATCTTCTATTTTGTAAACTTCTTCTTTTTGTAAAAATAGTTCTCTTTCTGAGTTAAATATTTTTTTCATTTACTTCTCTACTAGTAAATAGTATGGGGTGACAAGTTCATTTTTCTTCCTCAATCTTTTCAAATACAAACCAATTATTATTTTTATCATAAGTTACAAAGAAAAGTGTTTTATCTGGATAGTTTTTAAAAAATGTAGAGTGATTTAAATTATAAGCTCCTTTATTTCTTTTAACAAAAGAAAGTACAGCAGTTGTCGTTGTAGTTGTAGAACTTGGTACAGCTATAAATATATTTTGAGCATCATCTTTTATAGTAAACAAGTCAAATGCTTGTAAGTCTTTCATAATCTCGTTAGGCAAGAATTTATGGAAATGGAACAATGAGTATGTATGAACGTATTTTTGTTTTCCTGTTTTAGTGTTTCTAACCTGCAAAATAGCTTTTTGTTTACTATCACTCAAATTTTGTAGGTATTGCATACGGCGATTATTGTTCATCATTCTGCGTTCTTCTTTTACAGGAATTAAATCTTCTTTATTAAATATTCTTTCCATCTTATTACTCCCTTGGTAAATCTGTTGGTTTAGTATAAGAAACAAGTTTGCTACCCTCTTTTGTAATCTTTTCAAGTAAATGGTCTCTATTATTAACTATGTCACCATGTTCAATCACATAGTCAAGTAAATTTTTTAAAACATTTCCAACTTCTTTACTTTGTTCTAGATGTAATATATTCATCACATCATTTCCATTAACAGGAAGTTTTATAACTTCGTATATGTTATCTTTAAAGTTTATAAAGTTTCTTAAAATAGATTTAAGTTCTGATATTGCATAAGAAGATTTATTACTTATTCTACCATTCCTATCTGCTATTTTAATTCTAAGCCAATCGCGATAATCTACTTTTCTGTCAACAAACCTCTTTATTGTTCTTCTTATATGCTTGTGGTTTTTTGGAGTTTGCATCATATGAGTTCTAATTATTGTTGCTATATATTCAATTTCATTATTGGAAAATTTTAGATCAATAAGATTACCAATAACTATTTCTTCTCCAAATCTATGATGACTATAGAATGTTTTTTTAATGTGATCAAAAGATTGAGGTTTTCCTATATCATGTAAATATCCTGCTAATTTTAAAAGTGGATTTTTTGTAGTTATAGAATCTCCAGTTAACATCATGTGATTGAAAATATCTTCTTCATGATGATTTCCATGTTCATGATCGCAGCACTTATAAAGCTCAGGAAATATTAAAGCAAGAATTTTACTTTCATACAATGCTTCAAAAAATCTAGATGCTTTTTTGATTTCCATTGCTTTTAATATTTCTATTCTAATTCTCTCAGGTGCAATATGAGAGATTCCATATTCATTGATATAATTTTTCATTTCTGTTAAAGATCTTTCATCAAATGTTCCGTTGACTTTTGCAAGAAATCTACAAGCTCTAATAATCCTATTTGGGTCTTCAATAATTCTATCTATCGGATCACCAACAAATCTAATTATCTTGTTTTTTAAGTCTTGCTGTCCATTAAATGGATCAATAACATTTCCATTGTTATCCATTGCCATTGCATTAATGGTAAAGTCTCGACGAGCTAGATCTTCTTCTATTGTTTTGACTCTAGTAATTTCAATATCATTGCTATCAAAACCATTATACTTATCTTTACGATAAGTAGCTATTTCTAGTCCATCAACAATAGAAACACCAAATGATTTTCCAACAAAGTCAATATTAGAATCTCTGAAAATGATTGTTATATCATCAGGAGATGCGTTTGTGGCTATATCAAAATCTGATGGAGTGATGTTAGATAATATATCCCTAACTGCTCCGCCAACGATATAAGCTTCAAAGCCATTGTCTGTGAGTTTATTTAGGTGGTTATTTTTTATTGTTTCAAGGTTCATGATTTAGTCTATAGACCATTTACATTCTGGATTAGTACAAAATCTTTTTCTTCGTATCTTTAATACTTCAAAACCACATACTGGGCAATGAGTTACTTTTTTATATAGACCTTTTCTTATAAGATTCATAACATAATCAGCTTCGGATCCATATTTAATAGCTTCTTGTTCAAGTTTTTGAATTTCTTCTTTGGTAAGTTCTACCATGAAAATGTGAATTTCTTTTTCCATGATTTATATTATATATAAGTTATTACAAAATAAAAACTAAAAAATTAAGTTTCAATATTATAATTTCTTAATCTAAATAGGTTCAAGTAGTAGCTCTCAATTTCTCAAGAGCTACTCGTTTGAAACTACTCTTCTTCTTTTGGAGCAAATACAGCAGTATACTCTTTGAAATCATCACCTCCAGAAAAGGAGATATACCTTTCACCTGTTTGCCAATCAATAGAGTACTGGACATAACCGATCTTTTCTCCTGTGTCTTTATCATAGATGTCAACATCATGTCCTGCAAAGCCCTTGTAAGTAAGTTCAACTTCCATTTCTTCCTCCAATTAATCTATAACAGTATAGTAGCAATTAAGAAACTGGCTATACCAATTGAGTCTGCAATAAGGAGCCCATTCTTCAGCGGTCATGATTTCAAATTGTTTAATTTTTTTCCAGCCATATGCTATAGATTCATCGAGTTCCTGCATTTCTTTTTTGAAACTATTATTTTCTTTTAGCCACCATCCTAAAACACAACCTCCGATAGCAGATATAGCACAAAGAATAAATAAAGTTAAAACATCCATTTTTTACCTCCGTGTTTATTATACTTCAACTTTTGTATCAACAATTTCAATCCCGCGAAAGTTTCTTGCTTCTTTGCTTTTTATTATTTTTTCTGTTTTAGAGAAAAGATACTAGAGAGCATCGTCAAGAGTGCTGAAAGAAGCAGTTTCATTTACTATTGCTATAGAACCTTCTCTTTCAGCTTTGAAAATATTTACTGAAAATATCATTTTTATCCTTTTTTAATTCACATCCCAAATAGCTTCTGGGTGAAGTCGAGCCCACCCAAGAAGAATGTCACAGGCATAACCCGCATTGCCAGACGTCTTAGCCCAATAGTTTTCATCTTGAATAGTTCCAAGTAGCTCAACTGCTACTGAAAGTTCTTTAATAGTATCATTAGCTTTTCTTCCATTAAGACTTCTAAAGTTAAAGAACTTAGTATAGTTGTAAGTCACGTTGAGTTCAGCAAATTCTGTCCCACTGGAGCCGTCTTCAAGATTAATGATTCTGATTCCACCTTCATCAAATCGTGGGACTTTGCAAAGATTAGCTTCTTTGTCTCTTAATTCAACATCATAACTCATTTCTTTTTCTCCTTGATTTAAGTCCCAAGAGCAAAGTTGTTGTAAGTCTCTCCAATCCTGTCATTGATAAAGACATTAGTAGAGATCTTTCCTTGTAGCTTTCCGTCTTTAAACATTTCTCTTGTAGTTGGATTATAGTCAACAGAAATAACTTTCCTAGTTGGATGCAGTTTCTTATGAGCATTAATCCAATCGATCATGAGGGAATTTTTGTTAAAAAGATAGAAAGCAATTTCAAGGTGCTCGCCTCTTGACATTACAATATACATTTTTTATCTCCTAAATATACATGTTACATGTATCTTGCACTCTGGACAAATAATTATCTCATCTGCCCAAGGAAACCAAGCGGCTGTTTTCTTAATTTCAGTATCGCAGTTTGGACAAGTTGCTGTTATTGTCCATTCAATTTCACACTTAGCAGTTTCAGCGTCATGATCATTGGTGTTATGTTTCATTTCTTTTTCTCCTTATATTATTTTAATCTTTTTCTATAATAAAAAAACTATTTGGGTGAATATTACATATCCAACCTTCAATATCATCTAAATACAAATTATGTATTCCTCTTCCAATATTCGAAATTTTAAGTCTTTTTTCATAATGCATATTTTTCTGATAGTTTATTTCTTTACATAGAATACAATAGTGTTTAGTATTATCTTCGATTACTTGGTCTAATTTTTGATAAAAATTCATAATATATTTCCATATTATATTTTGAAATTGGAAGTGGGAGTACTCTGTTCGATTAAGTTACTAACTGTATTATTAACTTTCACTTAATTATCATTTCCTCCCACTTTGGTGTCTACGTAAGTTTAAGAACTAAACAATCAGGAGCTCCTTCACCTTTGAGAGTATCTCTGATTGAGATGGTGACGTTTTTAGTAAAGTTTAATTTGATATGCTCTTCGAAATAGTCGTTGGCATATTTAGCAGCTTCATTAAAATACTTGAATGTTGCTAAAAGCTCTTCGCTTACTGTCATAGGTGAATAACGATAACTACGAATTACGACTTTGTATTGTAGCATTTGTTTCTCCTAAAGTATAAAGAGAGCATGGAAAGGGGAAAGTATTTGATTTATCTGTCTTAGCACCCGAATCATCAGCGAGCAAGTCTTGTATGGTTTACAAGAGTCCTCATCTCCTAGATTACTGTAGGCTTTCATGCCCTTTCTTCCTTTCGCAAGATACCAACCTTGTTACTTAGTTTCCACACCTTTCCATGCTCATAAGCGAGAGATAAAATAGGGTGCAACCTAAGTTAGTATCAAGAAACATTCCTAGTATCTTTGCTTCCGCTCCTCTAGTTCCGTACCTTGCTTATAACCAATTGCTTAATCCTATTTTATCTCTATTTTCATCAAATTTATGTAAACAAACTCTGAAGGCCAACGGTTCCTTCAACTTCCTCTCTTTCAAGTCGAGCAAGATTATGTTTGACTCGATTGAGTTTTTTCTTGAGTTCGATCATGAGAGGATGCTCAATAGGGACCTGAGTTCTGATCTCATTGATCTGATCTTTGATCTGATCAATTTCTCTACGATACTTCTGAATTTTCTGTATTTTGGTCATTTTATTCCTCCTTAGCCTTTTTATCTTCTAACTTTTCAATTCTTTCTTTGAGTTCATTAACATGATAATCGTTGACGACGGCTTTGATAACGAGAATGAAGATCAAAAAGAGATTTCCACAAGCAACGATTACAAGTTCAGTTTGTGTGCCAAATAAGTTTTCCATTTTTATTCCTCCTCATCTCTAAGAAGTTGCAAATAAGAAAGTGTAGTTTCTATTGCTTCGATAGTATCTACAGAATTAACTACTTGATTGAATTCATAATAATTACCAGGACCAATTAACTTTTCAAGAATTTCTATTCCTGTTTGAATTTCTTTTTTAGTAAGAGACATTTTTAATCACCTATTTAAAAATTATAATAGCTATAAGCATGACTATAATAATAACAATTATTCCAATTACTTGAATAATGTCAAAAATATTTAAATTAATATACATTTGATTCTCCTTAATTAATTGGCCGGTTGGACCAGGACTCGAACCTGATACCTGGTTCCGATCCACAATAACTACTTATATTTATCTGGCCAGAGACAAATACTTTCATTATTGCTTCCCTTCACCCGTGCTACCGTTACACCACCAACCCACAAAGTTTCTCCTTTTAGTGGAACTCTCTTTACGAGAGTTCCTTTAACTTATTAGCTGTTTTCGTCACCGAGAATGAAAGCAAGAAGATCATCAAATCTTTCGCCGATAGTTTTGATATATTTTGATGCATCTTCAGCAGAACAATTCTTCCTTGTACCAACCTCAATCTTTCTCATTTCATCGCGAATTTCTTGTGCTTTTTCCTTGATCTCTGCAAGAGTATGTCTTGACATTTTAAATTTCCTCCATTGAAAAGAGTTCAACTAAAAGGAGAACAGATAAGAACTTTACAGAACCTTCATAACAATCAGAAACACAACATATCTGATTCTTTTTCAATTTGTTCACTCGTCGAATAGGAGATTGATTTATCATTTTACTTAGTTGAAACTGGTTATGAATCAACTTTTCTTATCTTTGGTAAGATAGATTTCAAATGACCAATTTACCTTTTGTTAAGTTACATCACAACATTGTAACCTTTTCACGATATTTTGTCAGCGAGTGTTGTGTTGGTGTCCGTCCTTTGTTTGATACTTACACTGTTGAACCTTCAACAGCATTTTCTAAGAGTTACCAGCTCTTGATTTCTCAGAGGAGTTGTTATGAAGGCTCTACAAAATTCTTATCTTTGAGAAACAGTTTCCTTCAATCCTTAGCAGGTTGAAGAGGTTGATATTACTTTCTTTCAAAATGATCACAAATAGTAAATGCAAAGATGGGTTCTTGAGGATCATATTCGCAAATATATTTGGGATCAAGTCTTCCAACAAAATTCTCTTCTTGTCTAAATCTACAAGTAGCACAACAGTTAGGCCTCTTAGTAATATCAATCCACCTCATGTTTGGTGTTCTATCAGACATTTTCCTTTCTCCTTGTAAGAGTTGAAGGAAACTGTTTCTCTATTAGAAGTGAACTTTCCTCAACCCTTATTGGATTGAGGTGGTCAACATCTTTAATCTTTATGCCAACCATAGAAATCACAATGGTCAGGTTCCACGATGAAGAACGTTTCATAATCTTTTGGTGTGATTTCATCAAAGCATTTTAGACATACATGATATTCATGTTCCATCTCTCTCTCCTAAAAGTTGAGATTTAAAAGTTAACCAACTTGCGTGACCTTTCCACATTTGGAGCAATGAATGTGATGTTTTTTAACTCCACATGTGCATTCATCATCGCCAGCATAGAAAAGAAAATCATCTACAGGATTCTTGCTGGGAACGCACTTGCACCAATCTCACGTCAGCTTTATTCCCGTTTCTTCTACAATCTGAAGAATTTCTTCTCTTGTGTGAAGGCTATCAGATGCTGCAATTATATCAGCTTCATCTACTCCCGCTTCCCTTGCACAAGGAATACAAAATTCTTCATAAGGATCATCTGAGTGGTGAACAGGAACTGAGATAGATGTTTTGTGAATTTCCTTTTGGCAGTTATAGCATTTCATTTTGTTCCTCCTAAGGATTGAGAAAAGTCCACTTCTAATTTCTTATTTACTTAGCATACAAGATAAAGACTTTCTCGGTTCGTTTTATCTTTTGCTAGTGTTTTCAAAGAACTTTGGAAGACTATCTTCTTCCTTATTGTGATTATAATTATATATAAGTTAAATGAAGAAATAAACCTTTTTAATATTATAATTTTTTAATTAAAATTACTATTTATTATATAAAAATTTTATTATATGCTTTTTTAATTTAGAATACTTTTTTCTTCAATTCCTAATCCTTTTATCTTATCTAATTCTTCTCTTGTGAATTTATATTTATTTGGCAATCTCATCCCGCACAAGTCAGCTATAGTTTTGCATTGTTTAATTAAAACTTCTTCTCTTTTTTCTACTGGAGTTCTATAGTAAATGATCATTAGAAACTCACAACATAATCTCAAAACTTCTTGATCTTTAGTCATTTCTAAAATCCTCCTTATATTATTATATTTTAAAACTAGCAAAATAGACTTATAACAAGTCAATTTTTCTTTATATTTAATTAAACTTGTAAAGGAATAATAAATGAGCTGGAAAGGCCCAAGAGAACGTAAAGAACCTAGTCCACCTTTTAAGGATCCAAATCCAGATAAAGCTAAGGCTGTTTCTGCTTTAAAATCAGGAAAGAAAATAGTTAAGTTAACAAAAATTGGAGAAAGTTTAAGGAAGAAAGTTAAAGAAAAAACAGTTTTTAATGATGAAGAGAAAAAAGCTGTATCTTCATATATGGGTGGTCCTGGATTAAACATAAATGAACTTTTAAGAGAAGGAAAAATATTAGACCCAATATATGAAAAAATTAAGTTCGGTCTAGACAAAATAACATCAAGAAAACTTAAATCAGATGCCACTCTGTATAGATTAATACGCTTTTCAGGAAGTGAAAAATCAAATTTTTATAAAACTCTCACACCTACTTTTACAGATAAAGCTTTTGTGTCTACTAGCAATAACTTTGAGAAATTTAGAAGATCTTTTATGAAAAACTATTTTTATGGCAATGGAATTTTAATGAAAATATATGTAAAAAAAGGTCAAAAAGGTTGTGATATATCTTCTATATCTTCTTTTAAAAATGAAGCAGAAGTTTTACTCCCAAGAAATACAAAATTCAAAATCGTTGATTACGATAAAATTAAAAAAGATATTATTGAATGTAGAGTTGTTGATTAAACTTATAATCAAAGAATTTCTCTTTATATAATAATAAATTATAAAATTTTTTCTAACAGGTAAATATGTGACAGAAACATTCGACCCTAAAAACTTTCCTATTAATAAAGTTGCTACTCCGCAACCGCAGACTATGTATGAGCCAGGAGATGCTCCTCCTGATTCTATTCTAAATATAGTTCCAACCGTTGAGCAGCTTACTGCGCGCCATTGGATGTATAGCAAATTCAAACCTATGTGGGATGAATATATAAATCTATATGAAGGTATAGATGTGATGTCTTATATTCTTCAGCATACTCGCGAATCTGATGATGCTATTAGAAAGCGTAGAGCTAGAGCTTATTATGTAAACCTTGTCGCTCCTATTGTTGATCTATTTACTGAATTTATTTTCCGCAAACCAATTACTCGACAATCAAAAACAGAAGCAAAAGGTGTTGTAGAAAAAACAGTTAAAAAAGTAAAAGAAGTTCTTAATGTTGGTCAAAGAAACGTCTTTGATGAATTTTGGGAAAATAGCGATGGCAAGAAACGTCCAATAAAGAAGTTCATGATTGATGCTGACAAACTTCGTCAAATATTTGGGTATGTAGATATATTAGTTGATAGACCTTCTGCAGAACAAATAGCTGATGGTATGGAAGCGAAATCATATGCCATTGCATATACTCCTGAAAATTGTATTAACTGGTCAATGGATGCCAATGGTGAATTTATATGGTTACGTTTTAGAGAGTATATAGAAGATTTTGAAGACCCATATAAACTTGAACCAGAAGAAATTACTGATGAGTCTTATTATTATGTGACATGGACGAAGAAAGAATGGGTAAAGCACAAAATTGATCCTAAATCAAAAGATGTAATTAAAGTTGGTGGAGGAGCTCATAATCTTGGTATTGTTCCAGTTTATAGATTAAAAAATAAAAGTTCTTTTAAATATCAAGACATAGGTATTGCTCTAGTCCAAGATATTGCTGGTGTTTGTAAAGCTATTTTACGTTGGACAAGTCTATTGGACGAAGAGCTTCACAATAAAGCACTTAATATTCTAAGAATAGCAGCTTGGCCGGACATGCCAAACACATTTACATTGTCTGAAGGAAATGTATTAGCTTATACTCCAGTTGAAGGAGCAGGACCACCTGAATTTATGGCTCCAACTTCTGAACCTGCAGCTAATCTCAGGGCAAATATAAAAGATGAAAAAGACACTATATTAAAGATAGTAAAGCTTAAGGGTGGAGTTGCCGTTGAAGAACAAACAAGTCCATCAGGCATAGCATTGGCACGTATATTTAATGAGACTAATAATGCTATTTCAGCTAAGGCTGATGCTCTTCAAGATTGCGAGGATGCTCTTTGCAGATTTGTAGGTTTATGGGCAAATACACCGTGGAAAGGATCTATTAGCTATCCTGACGATTTCGATATTTATAATTTAACTGATGAATTAAATATATTACTTTCTGCCAGAGAAGCGTTAACTTCTGAAACTGCAATTAAAAATATTGAAAAAGGTGTTGTTAAGAAGATGCTCCCAGATGTTGATCCAGATGCTATGAAGACTATTGAAGAAGAAATAGATGAAGCTCAAGCAAAACCTGGTCAAGCAATTCAAAGCCCTTGGGATATGAGTAATCTTGATGAAGAAGGAAATGAAATAAATCCGCAAGATCAAGGTTGGAATGAAGAACCAACTGAAGAAGATTTATCAAAATATTATAACGAATAGGAGTTTTATTATGCAAGAAGGGATTGAAAATTATTGTAAAAAGTGCAAATGGTACAAAAAAGATACTTTTTGCAAAGCTTATCCAGATGGAATACCTAAGCCAATTGCAGATGGAGATCTTATTCATGATACTCCATGGATGCAGTCTGATAGGCCGTATGTCTTTGAGGAAAAGAAATCTTATACTGTTTCTTTTGATGAAAAAACTTCTTATGAAGTTGCAGATGAGCGCGAAGAAACTAATAAGAAAGGTCGTCCAAAAAAGATTTGGTAATGAATTTTTCTATACTTATATTTTTATTTAATCTCTTTATATTATAATAAAAATAATAAAACTTTTACTATTTTAGTTCTTAATAGCCTGCTGGGAGAAGACCCCAGGGACAAATTTGACCTGCCCGAAGGTTTATCGGGGGTTTTATAGGTTGCCAGATCCTTAATAACTGGGAAAGGAGTTAGAGTTTATGAAGAATTGTATCAAGTGTGGAAAGGAAATTGCAGATGACAGTACTGTTTGTGAGCATTGTCAAGCTTCTCAAGAAGATCCCACAAAAGTTCCGAAGTACACTGATGAAGACGTTAATCGCATGATTGCCAAAGACAAGCGCGAAACAAAAGAAGAAAATAAACTTTTGCGCGACAAACTTGATGAAATGGCTAAAACGCTTGCTAGTGTTAAAGAAAAGAATGATGATCTTTATGGTATCATAGTTGATGACACTGCTGAAGAGGAATTCTTCGAGGATGAAGATATTGGAGAGGAGGATGAAGATTTGGAAGATGAAGATAAGTCTAAAACAATCCCGAAGAAAAAGAAAGACATTAAAGATGCTGTCGAAGCTGCAAGAAACACCATGAAACTACGTTATGAAAAACGCCTCACGGATTATGAAAAGAGAGTAATTGATCTTGAAAAGCAAACCGAAGAGGCTAAACAAGAAGTTTTTGAAACTAAAAAGTCTGATATTCTTAACCAAGCTCTTGTCTCTGCTAATGTAAAGCCGCACCTCATGGAGGAATCGGCTGAATTGTTACGTAAACATGTTGTATATGATGAAATTGATCGTAAATGGCTCTTTAGAAAGTTTGACAGCGGTGCAGATATCGATCTTAGAGACGGTATTATAAATACGCTAAAAGAAGAGTTTTTCGTTTCGTATACTCCAGGTGCTGGATCAGGTGGGAAAGGTGCGGTTTCTAAAGAAGTTGACCGTCTTAATACGCTTAGAAAGAACTTTGAAAAAGCTAAAGAGGAAGCTGGCATCAATCCTAATAATGATATGTCACAACTTGAGTATATGAAAGCAAGAAAACTTTTACAAGATGCAGAAAAAGCCGCTAAAGCTTCTGGAGCCATAAAGTAAAAAGGAGGTTCTTTTAAATATGTCTTTTACAGGTCTTGCTCAGTATGATCGATATGATGGTGTCTATGAGGACGTTAGCGATACTATTACTATGCTCTCGCCTTCTGTTGTGCCATTGCTCGATCTCTTAGGAATTCCCGCTGCTGCTGCAACACAGACTTATCATGAATGGCTTGAGGACAAATATATGCCTCATAGTGTTATTAACTCTACCGCCATTACGTCTGATGCTTCTACAACCTATTCTTTCTCAATTAGAGGGAGTGAGGCTGGGTTCCTGCAGTGGGGAGATGTGCTCATGTCTTCAGTGACTAATGAGTACATGATTATTGTGTCTACTTCTACTAATACCTTGACTGTTAAGAGAGCGTCTCAAGGTACTACTGCTAGCTCGCTCGGTGCGGGTAATACGCTCTATGTTGTTGGTATGGCTGCTCTTGAAGGTTCCGACATTGAACAAGCTACTCAGAGAAATCCAAGCAGAACTGGAAACTATGTGCAGATATTTAAACGCGACTTTAGTGTTTCTGAAACTATGAGAGCTGTTAATGCTATTGGGTATGCCGATGCTTTCGAGTACGAAAAACTCAAAAAGACCAAAGAGGCGATGATTGATCTTGAGTCTGCTATGATTCTTGGTAAGTACTCTACTGCTGTTGGCACTATCGGAAGTTCTACTGTTCCTCGTGTTATGAATGGTCTGATTTCTCTTATTTCCACAAACATTTACACTGTTGGATCCGGAGCTACTCTTACCACATCTCTTCTTGATTCTGCTATTAATGCTTGTTGGTCTGCTGGTGCTGATGATATTGATGTTCTTGTTTGCGATGCCGCATATAAAAGGATTATCGATGGTTGGCAAGAAACTCATATCAGAGTTGTGAATAGCGAAACCAAATATGAGAAGCAAGTTTGGGAATATGCCTCTACTTTCATGAGCAATCCTATTCGTATTGTACTCAATAGGTGGATGCCTGCTTCTAACTTGTTCTTGATTGCCTCTAATAGGGTTAAACCTGTGCCTCTCCGCAACAGAAGCTTCCACTTCCAAGAAAAAGCCAAAACTGGTGACTACAAAGCTGGTTCTATTATTGGTGAGTATACCGCTGAGGTTCGCGGAGCTTCTACAATGGCAAGGATTTATGGGTAATAACAATAGGGCTAAGGAGGATTAAAAATGGCTGCAACTAAAATAACCGCTGAAACGCGAGGTAAAGCCAATGCGATGTGCCCTATTGCTAACGAAGTAGGATTAGGAAACTTTACTCAGGCCACGACTTTTAATGGATTAGTAGCTTGGGGAGCGGGAGTACTTGGGACAACTGGATCACTTGATGTTACAACTGGAATCACTTCTCTCATTCACATAGAGGCTTCTCTGATTAAATCAACTAGTCCTGGTGATGGTCCATATACCTTTAGTTATGGAACCCATACTGCTGGCGTTGTTAGAATCTATGCATGGTGTAATACGTCAGGTTCAGATCCTACACTTATTGCCGGTACAGCTTCAATTGATATATCGTGGTTAGCCATAGGAACGGTTGGCTCATAGGAGATAAATATGCCAACAAAAGTTACTGCTGAAGATTTTGATAGAATCAGTGGAATGTGTCCCATTGCTAACGAAATAGGGTTAAATAACTTTACCCAGGCTACTACTTTTAATGGAGTTTTTGCTTGGGGAACCGGAACAGTTGGAGTTACTGGATCACTTGATGTTACAACTGATATTACATCGCTGGTCCATATTCATGCATCTCTTATAAGAACCGATGCTCCCGGAGATGAGCCATATACGTTTAGTTATGGCAGCCATTCTGGAGGAGTTGTTAGAATTTATGCATGGCAAAACTATTCAGGTTCAGATCCTACGCTAGTGGCGGGCTCAACAGCTATAACTATTAGCTGGATTGCCGCTGGCACAGTTGGCTCATAAATCCTAATTATAAAGATTAGGATGATGTAAAAATTAAAAGGCTATAGAAAAATAATTTCTATAGCCTTTATTTTTTTATTTGTAAGATCATTTTTATAAAATATAATATTATAAGAAGATAAGATAATTTTTGACTTTGTATAACAAATTTATTTAGAGAATGAAAAATGGTAAGATTATTCAAGAAAATTAAAAGCTTCTTTACTACTAAAAAAGTTTTTATCTATAATGAGCGCACACTAGGAAAAAGTACTAAAGCTATTTTAGAGTGTATTGAATATTGTTTGAAAAATAAAAATAAACAATGTTTCTACTTAACTCACAATCACGAAGCTGCAAAACATTTTTATGAAGTGGCTTTACAAATGTTTGAAGTAGGAAAAGTAAGAAAATTATTATGGTTTTTTAAAATAAAAGAAACAAATTATTCATTTAAAGATAGTAAAATTCAATTCCCTAATAATTCTAAGTTAATCTTTATGTCAACCGAAGATTTTTATAGAAAACATTGTGATAAAATAATTTTAAATCCAAAAGTTGTCAAAGACCATTATGCTTATGAAATAGAATTTAATAAATCAATTAACCCAATTTTAGACAGAAAATATCAGAGATATCTTAAAGAACAAGCACGCGAAAGGGAACAAAAAATGTATGATAAAAAATGGTATATTTAATATTTAATAGGATTTTGTAATGAAAATACAAAGTATCAGATTAGGTTTTGCTACAAATAGTAGCTCTTCTCATTCCATAATCTTCTTTAACAAAAATAAAAATAAGATCAAAAATGATCCTATGTATGGTTCATTTGGCTGGGAATCATTTACATTAATTGATTTAGAATCAAAAATGAAATATTTAGCCCAAAACCTATATTCAGAATTAGAACGTAGATTCGGTAAAGAAACAGCAAAAACTATTATCAAGCAATTAATTGGGAATACTATTATTTCAGACTCTGATGAAGATAGTTATTGGGAAGGAGTTGATCACCAATCTGTTTGGTCTATTCCATATGATTGGGAAGAAAAAGGAGTTAATATAGAGTTTATAAAAGATCTAAAAAATTTTATTTCAATGGAAAATGTAGCTATTCTTGGAGGAAATGATAATGATGGAATGCATCAATTAATAGAAAATGGTTATAAAAATATAAATCCTCTTTTTAATGATTGGTATGATCATAGATTAGTTGCTAAAAAGGATGGTAAATTTTGGGTTCTTTTTAATAGAAAAACTGGAGCAAAAATAAGATTTTCTTTTGATAATCTTGAAGAAAATTATATAAAAGCTTCTACACCTGAGCTTGTTGATTTAAAAATTACTGATTATTGCCCTTATGAATGTGATTTTTGTTATCAAAGCTCTTCTCAAAACGGAAAACATGCCAAGAAAAAAGACATATATGATATTTTATATAAGCTTTCAAAAGCAAAAATATTTGAGATTGCTATAGGTGGTGGTGAACCAACATTTCACCCTGATTTTGATGAAATCGTAGAAGATATCTATTATAATCACATGATTCCAAATTTTTCAACTAAAAATATAAAATGGCTTAAAGAACATCCATCAAATCATAAAATTTGGAGTATGCTGGGCGGAGTAGCGTTTTCCGCTATTAAAGTTACTGATGTTATAGATGTGGCAGAAATACTAAAATCAGTTGCAAAAGATAAATATTTTAAAAACTCACTTAAAATTTCTTTGCAGCATATCGTTGGAATTGTAGATGAATATAACTTTAAATTTTTATTAAATGCTTGTAAAAGTGAAGGGATTAAATTAACACTTTTGGGTGCTAAAGGAGTAGGAAGGGGTTGTAACTTTAAACCATTTAAATTTGATTGGTTGAAAATTATAAGTGATTTTAATGATGAAAATAAACTCCCAACAATTGCTATTGACACTGCCTTGGCGGCAGAAAATAAAGACAAATTAGACGAATATAATATTCCAGAATGGTGTTATGAAATTAAAGATGGAAAATTTAGTTGCTATATAGATGCAGTAGAAAGAAAATTAGGTCCTTCTTCATATGAACAAGATAAGCTAATTGATTGGGTTTCTGAAAAATGGATTGAAGATTATCAAGGATTTTAGTATGAAAGAAAGGGCTCTTAAAAAGTACTACGTAGTTTCACCTGAGCATCAATATGTTGCTGAGTATATTGATTATTGGCCAAGATATGAATATGGATGTGATGTACTAGAAATAGAAGCTTTCACTAAAAGGGAAGCGAAAATAGAAGCAGTTAAAATATGGAGAAAAGATAGAGATAGTTACGTATACGAATTGCTTTTAGATAAAAGAAATCCTTTTGTAGGTCTGAAAGTTTATGATGATGTTTAATTATGAAAATTTTTAAGAAAAAACTTAGAAAAAATTTTAATATTTTTGTAAACAACTCTTCTTATGGTAATTCAATTAGAATCTTTTCTGATAATAAAGATGGAACTTATACAGTATCTGCTTATACATATCCTAGACCCAATGAAAAAGATGGATTAATTTTAGATATGCAATCTGGAAAGAAAGCTCTTTATATTATTACTGAAATAGATTATTGCCAAGATCCAGCAGACATGTGGTTTTCAAAAATAACATTTTTAAAATATATTGATAACGTTGAGCTAGAAGTATTGTTAGAGAAGAAAGTTAATACGACTAAAGAAGAGTTTTTTACAAAATTTAAGTATGAGGTTGAAAATGGCTAATATTAAATCTCGCTGTCAGTTTTGCGGTTTGTCTTCTGAAAAACCTTTTAAGCGTGTTGTTAGAGGAAAGCAAGTTTGTAATGATTGTAATGAAGAAATTCAAGAATTTGTTACTTGGTATGAAGGACTTGGAGAATTTGAAAAAGCTAAAGTTGATTGGTGTATAGATGGAAATGTCAACAACTTCATTTTTGGAGAGTAAAATGTCAAAATTAAAATATTTGGTGTTTTTGTTAATATTAATTATATTTACGACAGCTTGCATAGAAGAATATAAACCACTAACTATATTGCCAGAAGATATTCCAAATTTTTCTCCATCTATAGATTGTCCTTATTATTGGAATTTTTCTAAAAAAGTATATATTGTTTTTACAATTGATAAACAATTAATTGAAGAAAAAGATGAAATAACTGGTGGATTATTCCGAACACAAACAGAAATAGATAAAAGTTATTGGTATATAACAAAAGAGAACTTTGTTGTACTTTCAAAAGCACCTTTAAATTTTTATATTAATAAAAAGATAAAAGCTTATGGAATGATCGGTAAAAAATTAGAATTTGTAGTCTTACAAATAATAACGGTTTATTAGGTTTAAAAACTATGAAAAAAATTATAAATAAAGAATCTTTGAATGATATTAACAATACTATTAACAATACTATTAATATTTCTAGTAAATGGTTAGATAAACTTGATACACTTTTAATAACTTATGAAGTACATAATCATGAAGATATAACGCTTAAAGTTAAAGATGTTAAAATACTTTTATGCATGGCAAGAGCTTTTTTTAGTATGAGTAAAAGCCTACAGAAGATGACTCTTGATAGTCAGATAAAAGTTAATTATTCTCTTAAAGAATTTGTTATTGATATTTTCAAAGATATTAAAAATTGGTTTAAAAAATAATGACTAAATTTAAACAAGAAGACATTGAGAAACTTGAAAATTTTCTCTTCAAAATGAAAGATAAGATTTCTGATTGCCATAATTACAATAAAATAGATGTTGATATTCAGATAAGTGACTTTGAAGTATTAGTTATTATTGCTGATAGTCATATCAAACAACTTATAAGTAAGTTTAAAAATGTCTGATATTACTGATAAAGAATGGAAAGAATTTCTTATTAAAATGTGTTTAGCTTATAAAATACAAAATTATGTCTCCCCGCATATTTCTAAATTAGAAGAACGATTCAACTCATTTTGTTATAAAATAGAAGAAGGTTTAAAAGACTAAATGGTAGAAATTAATCCTAATGCTGATTTTTCAGTTCCTATTCTTCATCCTCTTGATCCAACAAAAATTAGGCCAAGGGAATTTGAAACAAATCCCGATCTACCATTAGTTATAATGATTAGTTATCATTGTTGTTCAAGAGTAATCAAAGAAGCTATTCCTCTGCTCTATAAAGGATACAAAGTAATTATTGTCGGCTACTATACATTTCAAGGAATTGTTGCTTCTATAATGCCACATCTTGAAATGTACATCCCCTATTTTGAAGTGTCACAATTAAAACGTATTTTAAAAACTCTTATTTTGGGTCAGCAAAATAAAAAAGTAATTCTTCATTGGCATAACGAGCCTTATTATCTTGGGTGGTATGCCGATGAAGTTAGAAAAGAATTTTCAAGTGATTGGAATATTAAAGTTGTGTTTGATGTCCATGATTCAGAACTAATTAGGACCGGAAGAATAGTAGATGATGAAATAAAAGCAGTTCAATGTTCAGATGCTTTTATACACGTTAGCAATCCAATTAAAGAATGTTTTGATGATGCTTATGAATCTGAAAAATCTATTTCATTAATGTCAGCAATGCCACAGTGTTTTTATATTGACGAAGGTCCTATTAAGCCATATGATTATATAACTAATATAGGAACTCGTGGAGAATGGCATGCTATAGAAAAAGAGTATACTCTTAGTTATATTTTCCAAGGTTCAGCTGTTCATCCTAATTCACAAACGGCTCAAGCTCTTCCTTATAGAGATATGACTTCCGTTGCTAAGTCTTTTCAAGATAAACATTTACCATTGACTTTTTATATTCCTGATGTTAAAGAAGCAGTTGAGTATTATAAAAATCTTGATGTTAAATACGGTGGATTTGTTGAATACTTCTCACTAATAAAAGAGATGACAAAGTTTCATTTCAGTTTAGCTTTTTACCCAGATCCTGGTGGAATTATTTGTCGCCAGATTAAGTGGGGAATATTTAACAAGCTTTTTGATGCAGTTGCTGCTGGAGTTCCAAGTATAGGAAATAAAAATAGCGAAGTTGGAAAGATAATTGACCAATATGATATTGGTTTTACTTTAAAAGATATTAATGATATTAGAAATTATGCCTATGAAGAATACTTAGAAAAAAGATCTAACTTAATGAAAGTTAGAAATTTGTTATCTATGGAGAACCAGATTGGGAGATTAATAGATTTGTATAAGGAGCTAATTAAATGAAAGAGAAAGAAATTATTACCGAAAAGAGAATGTCTAATGCCAAATTTGCCAAAACTAACAAACACTTTCTTGATTGGTGTGAGTTAAATAAGAAAGAGCCTACTACAAGAATGGCTTCTAAGTATAGAAAAATATTTCAACCAATAACGCATCAGAGATCTAATGATAAGTTATCTATTCCTCATTTTGAACAGGCAGGTCTTTCTAACCATGACCCCTCAGAAGAAGTATTTCATTCAAGGAGTAGCAGATGATAGATAAGAAAACTTTTCTTGATTTAATGACTAAAAAGAAAGAAGAAAGACATTCTATATTTAAAGAATTTGATAACTTTAAAGCTGAAGATATTATTTCAAAAATGAGTTATCAATCTGCAATTAATGATGCTATTGAAATTTTGTTTCCAAAAACTAATATTTGTGGAGTGTGTTATAAAGAATTTCCAAATGACGTTAAAGGTTATTATGATAAGATAACACATGTTTGGTGTTGTTCTATAAAATGTAGAACTGACTATATTTCTTTTGAAGATGGGAGTGGTGGATAAGTACAAGATCCTAAAATCTATTTTTTAAAATATAATATATATTATAGGTTTAATTATGCAACGGCCAATATGTGTAATGTGTGATAAGGAGATGACTTGTGAAAAGAATGGTTTTGTAGTCAGATTCTTTGATAAAAAACAAAAAGTTAGTATTTATGATATGTCTGGTGACATGTATGCCTGTCCAAATTGCTTAACAAAAGTTGTTGTAGGATTTGGAAGACCATATAATTATAATCCAACAGATAAAGATAATAAGTACGACATTGTAGTTGAGGTTTAAAAATGAGTAGTATACAAAGAACCATAAAAAGAAAGAATAGAGTAAAGCCTAAAGTTTCTAAAACAGAAATAAAACCTAAATACAAAATCAATCCAAAAGATTTTAAGAAGGAGGAAAAGTAAGAATGGGACGACCACCTAAAAAAGTAGAAACAGGAGCAGATGCTATTGACAATATTTTGGGGAAGCAAACTATTAAGATAGAGAATGAAGATGTTCTCTCAGTAGATAATCCAGTTGTAACAGAACTTCCTGCAGAAATTACAATAGAAACGTCTATAGTTCCTGAAAAAGAAGTTAAAAAAGAAAAACAAAAGAAACATATTAAAATAGATGAAGAATTTCTTAAACTACGTCAAGATATGCTTGCGGATGTACTATCAGGTATGCTTTCAACAAGAATCAATACTGGGCCAGATAGGGAATCAATGACTATTAAGGTACGAACATTCAAAAAGTGGTTACAAATAATACAAGATTATTTGTCTAAAGAAGAAGCAAATATGGAGTGATATTATGCCTAGAGGCAGACCCAAAAATAAAATTGAGAATACTCCGATTATTGAGAAAAAGGAGACTAAACCTATTTTGAATAAAACTGTTAAAACTAAAGAAATATCTACAGAAACCATAGTAAAAGATAAAGTAATTGATACCAAAAAAGTTCCTTTGATAACTAAGATAAAGAAATGTTTTTTATCTTATAAGAAGAAACTTAAGAACCATTTTAATACATATCCTCAAAAATGGACCTGGTTCGGTCTTACTATTTTTGTTCTTTTACTTTTAACATGGGCATTTTTGTATATCATAATGCCATATATTTTTTTTAAAGCAGATACAGATAGATATTATACAACTAAAGTTAATATAGCTTATGAAACGAGAAAGGCCGAATTAGAAAATGATACTGAAAAAATTAGACTGCAAGATAGGGTTTCTAAATTAGAACAAGAAAAATTTGAACTAGAATCAATTATAAAAGTAAAAGATCTTGAAATTGAAAACTTAAAGAAAATGATCAAGGTAAAAGAAACAGAAATTTATACTATGATCCTTTTGACTTCTGAATTATTGAAGTCTGTTGGGAGTGATAATTATTTCTATGAAAACAATGGTAAAATACACTTTAGCGGTGATACTAATAATGTTTCTGGCGGTATGGGTGGAAAATAGTTTTGGTTATACTTTAGAAGAAGAAGCTAATAAATTCTACAACATTAGAAATAGAAATACATCATATTTTATTGAATATCAGTTAGCAGCTATAGAATTTGCCAAACTAATACCAACTGATTATCCTTGTGAAGGTTATTTTACAAGTGGTTATGGGTATAGGAAAAAACCGTGGCCTGAGTTTCACGATGGTTATGACATAGCAAATAAAGCTGGAACTATTATACGAGCAACAGCTCCTGGGATAGTAGTTTATTCAGAATCAAAAAGAGGCTATGGTGAGTACATAGAGATTAATCATGGGTATTATACAACTATCTATGGTCACATGAGAAAAAGATTAGTTAATGTTGGAGATGAAATAAAGAAAAATCAAATAATAGGCGAAATGGGAAGTACTGGACGTAGTACTGGAAATCATGTTCATTATGGAGTAAAAATAAATAATAGAACTATTAATCCAATGATTTTATGGAATTTTAACAAAGATTTTATGAAACCAAAATGGTTATATTAATATGAAACGGTGTACGATAGCAGCTATTTTCATTTTAATAAATTTGTTTTTTCTATTCTTATTTTATCTTCTATACTTGATTTTCCTTTTCATTTTAAAAGCGCTTTTGACTCATTATCAAATAGTGCTATTTGTTTTATTTCTTTTACTGGTATAGCTATTTGTTATAATTTGTATAAAATTTTAGTAAATAAAGAGGTGAAATAATGAGTTGCCCAACTTGCAAAAATAGTATTGAGTCTTTGATCCCCACAGGAAACAAAATTATTCATCAAAGCGGTACTAAAGAAATTGATTATAAATGTAGAAGTTGTGGGGCTATTTGGAGGTGTACTGTTTATCAGCCTGGAGAGCACGCTCCTTATGATTTAGATCATACTGAGCATATTAGTTGGAGCCTGTTGAAAAACTAATTTTTATGGGGGATTAAAAATGGATCATGTATTTGGTTTTGATTTATTTTCATTTGATGTTTGGAAAAATTTCTTTGTTTTGGACCTTATTACTTTTGATATTAAAGGTAATTCATATTCACTTTTCTATATTTGCAAAGATGAATGTGAATGGGAGTTTGATATTCTATTCTTAGGAAATTTCTTCTGGCTTAAAGATTAACAATGCACTTTCTCTTCTCATTCTTTACCTCCATGTACATTGGGCAACTCACAAATAGGGGTTGTCCATTTTTTTTAAAAACTTATAAGTGCCTGATTTTTCTTTATATTTAATTAAATTCAAAATATTTAAAAGGGAAAGAAAATGAAAAGAAAAGTAGTTTTAGATGAAGAAGAAGCATTATGCCCAGAATGCAACTCAAATAATATCGTTCCAATAGGTGAGTGGACATATTCTAGTGAATGGCTTACAAAGCCTATAGTATGTGAAATTTGTCTTCATAAATGTAATGGCTGTAATTATGAATTTGATGTAGAGCAGTGTATAGATTATGAGACTTTTGAGAATTTAGATCTTGCTAGATATGGAGAATAATTAGATGAGCTTTCCAGGACCACGTCCAAGAAAAGAACCTTCACCACCTTTTAAGGATCCGAATCCTGATAAAGAACTTAACAATAGAAAGCTCACTACAATAGGTAAAAGAATAAAAAATAAAGCAAAAACTAAAATTGATAAAATTAAACTTGAAGAGTTTGCTAAAAAAACTATTTGTAAACAAGTTGATTATAGTACATGTAATGATTCTAAGCAAATAGAAATAGTTAACAATACTATTTATGATTCTATGAAAGAATTTCATATGAAATACAAATTATTAGAAGTGAGATTTGATAATGGACACTTTGCTGCCTATTTACCATCGGAAGAAGAAGATTACATTGGCAGAATAGCTATAGGAACTAATCAAGAAATAAAATCAAATAAGGGTATTAATTTAAAGAATGATAAAATGAGAAATTTTTATATAAATTATCATAATGGTAAATTAGGAAGTGGAGGAATTCATTCTATGTTTTGTTTTCCTTCAGACAAATATTCGCAAACAAAAGCTGCTGTATTACATGAAATGGGTCATCATTTACATTTTAATGATAGATTTTTTGATAGAATAAATACTTACCTTGGAATAGATAAAAGTGTTGGTAAATATGATAGAAATTTAGAAAATTATAAAGAATATGCTATTACAGATAGAGCAAAATATAATTTGGCTGAATGTATAGCAGAAAACTTTGCTATTTATAATAGTTCTTCTAAAAGCGAACTTAATCCTAAAATGATAAGAATGCTTGATTTAATGAAAAAAGGTAATTGGTAATGAAAGTAATTAAAGAACCTATTTGTTATAAATGCATGTTTTTCTATGGTGATTGGACTTGCAAAGCTTATCCAAAAGGAATACCAAAAGTCATTAAAGATATGGACATTGATCATTCTAAACAATCATATAAAAACGATAACGGAATAATGTTTAACAAAGTTAGAAAAGGAGTAAAATAAAAATGCCTGATAAGAAATCTAAAGAAAAAACTAAAAAGCAGAAGAAAGTTGCTAAAGTCATGAATGAATGGAAAGCTGGGGAATTAAAATCTGGTAAAAAAGGTCCAGTTGTGACAAATCAAAAGCAGGCAATCGCCATCGCGTTGTCGGAGGCTGGACTTTCGAAGAAAAGCAAGAAAAAAGGAGTAAAGAAATAAGATGGGATGCAAATCAAAAGGTTCTAAGAAGAAACTTAAAGGTGAAAAAGGCAAATAATTATGACAGCTATAGATGCTACATGGTCTTCATCTGGAGCTACAGCATATATTGATGTCACTGATGCTTCATCTTACATAGCAACTAACGTGCTTGGTTCTAGTATTAGATTAGCTTGGGCCACAGCTGCGACTGTTGATCAAGAAGTATCGTTATTAAGAGCTGCAAAAGCTATTGATGCTTTTCACTGGCATGGAAATAAAAAATATGATTATCAAGCGTTAGCTTTTCCACGATCAAGTAAGATAGGTGGAAATTCTTCATGGCCTTGGTCTCTTTCAGTTACTGCTCAAGGAACATTATCTCAAGAGGAAGAACTTCAGCGACTAGCTGTAAGAGCCGCTGCTTGTCAGCAAGCAGCATATTTAATAGGGTCTCTTAGTGCAGAACCAGACGAGCATATTCAGAATCAACGTAGAGGAATCTCTAGTTATTCGGAATCTCTTGGGGGAAAACTTTCAGAATCTTTTTCATATAAAACTGTTGCAAGTAGACTTTGTCAAGAAGCTATGGAACTTTTAAAAGATTATACTGGAAGTGGTCCAACTTTAGAACGAGGTTAAATAATGAAAACAGGTGTCCCTAAAAAGTCTACTGGCGGTAGAATAGTTAAACCAAAAACAGTGAAGACAATTACAGCAAAAGTTCCTAAAGCTAAGAAGGCTCCCGCTCAAAATATTAAAAAGCAGAAGACAAGATTCTATACCGGAAAGGTAATTTAAGGCTAAATATATAAAGCAATATTTAACTAAAAAGGAGAAATTAAAATGGCAAAAAAGAGTACTAAAGTTCCAGTAATAGACAAAATTGAACCTGAATTTCCTGATGATAAGTTTCCACCTGCAGGAACATCTAAGAAGAAAAAAGCAACAACTAAAAAGAAAGCTTCTAAGAAAATGTCACCTAAACAGGTAGCAGCAAAAGAAAAGTTCTTGGCCATGATTCAGAAGAAGAAATCTAAATAAAATTGGACGGCGATGTAGATGCAAATTCTCTTAAAGCAAGAAGTAAACCTAACTGGTACTTTATTTGTTATGTAAATAAAGTTGAACAATTATTTTTAAAAGAAAAGGAGAAACGTAAGAAAATGAAAAAAGTATTGATTTTAACCGTGAGTCTTTCTGCATTATGGTCTGCTATTTGTGTAGGTGCTACAATTATATTGCATCTTGGAATTGCTGCTGGAGTTATGGGGGTGATTGGAAGTTGTGGTGTAGGAGCATCGTATTGGGCTTTGGAAAAATTTTGGTTTAAGGTTCAAGGATAAGGGGATAATAACAATGGGAGGACCAGGATCTGGGAGATGGCCAAAAGGTAGTACGGGTAATGGGAAGGGCATGAAGGAGCCTACTACTAAAAGAACTAAAAAATACAAACCTAAAGTTGGCGAAAGCATTCATTCTCCAGAAGAATTAAAAAATATGCTCCATAATGATCCTCGTAGAAAATTAGTAAGAATAGCTAAATCTCCTGGTAAAAAACCTCAACCTTTAATTTGGAATCCAGCTGAACATAAATATCAAAAAAATAAAATAAATCCAAGGTAATAAATTATGAAAAACTCCAAACCAAAAACTGGTAGGAATCTTAAGAAACAAAAAGCTGTTATTAAGGATCTTAGATCTAAAGGTAAAATTAAACAGGTTGATACTAAGCAAATTAAAAAAGCAAAACCTGTTGTTAAGAAAACAGATTTGAAAAACAAAACCGTTGCAAAAAGTGTTAAAAAGAAAGAGCCTACCAAGAGTACTAATAAAATTCTTGGTGGCTCCGGGTCTGGAATAAAGATCATTGAACAGCCTGACAAAAAGGCTAATAAAGCTGGTCCACCAGACCAGCGTGATGAAGTTAAAAAACAGAGAGAGATAACAAAAAATCAGCTCGAGCTTAAAAGGCTCCAATGGGAAATGGCAGTTGAAAGCGGACTTGGTAAAAAAGATAGAGTAAACGAATTATATAAATCTTATAATGAACTAAGCTTGAAAACTCAAGATGCTATGAAGGATAGAAAGTAGATGACATTTCCAGGACCAAGACCGCATAAAGAACCAAGTCCACCTTTTAAGGACCCTAATCCTGATAAGTCGTCTAAACTTCAAAAAGTTAGATTAACTAAGGCTGGATCTATATTAAAAGAGAAAGTTAAGAAAGCAAAGTCAAATGATAAATTATTAGCTTTAAGAAAAAGCATGTTTGATACTATAGGAACTAATGCTGGATATCATAATAAAACAGAATACAACGCTGGCGTTAGTTCTATACAAGAAAGTCTTCATTGTATATTTGGTTCCTTAATTAAAGTGGCAAGAAATAATGATTGGGATATAAGTGATTTTGGTCATATACCAGAAGAAGCTCATTTAATTAAAAAATATCTTAAAGAATATGTAAGAGATATACCACAATATGAAACTAATAATGATAAAAAGTTTATTGATAATTCATATAGAGTATTGAAAGAACTAAACAGCTTGGATACAAAAATAAAATCATCTGATATAGTTTTTGACAATCATGTAAATGGTTATAATGTAAAACGTGGGATGCTCCTTACTACTAGGGCGATGAGATCAATTGCTGAAGAAATAGTAAGAGTACCCGAAACGTCGCCATTAAAAAGTAAAGCTGTTAATAGTAATATAGAAGATTTATTTAGTCATCTTAAACAGATGAAAGCTTTGGATTAGGGCATGAGTAGACCTGCAGGATTTAAACAAACTCCGGAAACAAAAGATAAGATAAGGAAAGCTATCACTGGAATAAAAAGACCTTCTCCATCTCAGGAAACAATAGAAAAAAGAAAAGCTTCTAGAAAAGGTTATCATCATACCCAAGAGACAATTGACAAAATAGTAGCTTCTAGAAGTTGGTATACACATACAGATGAAACTAAACAAAAAATTAGTAAAGCTCATATAGGTCTATCAGTTACAGATGAATTTAGAGAATCTGTAAGTAAAAGGTTTAAAGGTAAACCATTATCAGAGGAACATAGACAAAAACTTATTACATCGCATATAGGTAGTACTGGATATAAATTTACAGAGGAGCAGAAAGAAAAATTGCGTTTAAGTCATAAAGGAACAAGAGGTTTTCACCATTCTAAAGAATCAAAAGAAAAGATGAGCAAAAGCACTGCAGAATGGTATTTAAAAAACAATGTTCATTTAAATAAACATTTTAAAATTGGTTATTTCTTTTCTGTAAAAAATGATTTTCAAAATATATTATATCGTTCAAGTTATGAACTGAAAGCTTACATTTTATTAGAAAAAGATGATTCAGTATTATTTTATAAAGCAGAACCATTTAAAATTAAATATTTATATGAAGGTATGATCAAGTATACAGTTCCAGATATTCTTGTAACATACAAAGACTTGAGTCAAAAATTAATTGAAGTCAAACCAAAGTACCAATTAAAAGATAAAAGAGTAAAAGCTAGAATGAAAGCATATAAAAATCATGCTAAGAAAAACAATATGATCTTTGAACATTGGCATGAAAATACTTTAGGAATACATTAATTATGGACTTACCTAAAAAGTTTTTGCACCGCATAGACATCCTTGCTGTTGGAAGTGTTGACCAATATGGCGACCGCACAATGGCAAGTACAGCAATTTTTTCTCAGCAGTGTTTTATTACCGGGACGCAAAAAAGAATTGTTGACGCTCGTGGTGAAGTTTGGCAAACAGGATTTTCTGTGATGTTACTTCCAAATATAAACACAATTGGAATTGATTTTCTCGTAAGTAATGGAGTAAACAAGTATGGTGTTACCTTGATTGATAGCGGACGTGTTGTTAGTGTTGAAAAGATTGACCACCCACGTCGCGGGCTGCAATTTTTCGACGTGTGGGTCATAAAGGGAGAATGAGCACTATGAACACCAAACTTAAAAATACTCTCTTTGTTTTAGGTGGTATTACAACTTCTATTCTTTTAGTCGCTGTTGGAATTGTTATTGCTCTTCTTTATATGTATGTCAAATTCATGAATGGATTAAATATATAATGGGCGGTGAAGGATCAGGGTGGTTTAATCCTCCAGAAGGAACACACACTAAAAAGAAACTTACTGCTATTGGGAAAAAGATAAAAGCAAGAGTTAACAATGAGAAGATTGGAGAAAGCATCTTATCTTTAGTAGGAATTAAAAAAGAAAGAGAAAAATTTGTTCCTATTTTTAAAGTTAATAAATCAGGAGATACTGTTTTACAATTTTCTTCTAAAGAAATAGAAAATTGTATTCTATGTTATAAGGATAAAGAAGTAATTTTTGTTGATTTACGTATTAGAAAAGATTTTAGAAATAAAGGGATTGCTTCTAAATTAATAAAAAATTTATTTACTCTTTTTTATAAAAATGGTTTTAAAACAGTTAATTTTAAAGCTGGCTCTACTCATGGTGGATATATTTGGGCATTAATGGGAGCTGAATTAAAACAACCTAAAGACTTAACTTTCCTAAAAGAATTAGGAAAAGCAACATTACAACTAGAATTTTCTAAAGACAAAAATACATTAAATAAAATAAATAGTGACTTAGATAAAATAAATTCTTTAAAAGATTTAGCTTCTTATCATTATAAGGACGTAAATATAGGAGCTATAGTTCTAATGGATTCTTCTTGGCTTGGAACTATTTCTTTAGAAAAACTTAAAAAAGAAGGACTTATATGAAAAAAGAAGAGTTAAAATCTTTTCCGTGCTATATAGGAAAAGATGGCAAGAGTAAAGATTTAGAATTATGGCTTGAAGGAGATTTTCTTCCTATAGAAATTAAAAAGAAACTCATAGAAGTCATCAAGAAAAAACAAAATAGTAAAAAGGTTTAGTTTAATTTAAGGAGTTACAAAATGAAAAAAGCTATACTTCTTTTTCTTTTTTTGTTACTTCCGACTATCATATTTGCTCAGCAAGAATTTAAAACTATTGTTATTACGGATGATAAAATAGATGCCACTACAAATGGAGAAGATCTGATCATAATCTATAATGGCAATATAGAAAATGAATTTGATTGCCAAGTAGATGTCATTTTCTATTGTAAACTCGTAGATGTTAATAATGTAAAGCTTTATGAGTATACAGTTCAAGTTCCTATAACGGCAAACTTAAAAGGTCCATTTATAATTAACTTCTATTTTCCTATATCGGCTTTGAAAGATGCCAGAGTTAAAGATATTGTTACAAAAGTATATTTTGTTTGGCCAGAAGGTGTCCCAATACCTCCTGAAAAGAATATGAAAAATTATTTCATTATGGATGACTTAAGAAATGATATTAGACAAAGTTAAGCTTTTAATAGTTAAAAGTGTTTGGTTATCTTCTTTAGTATTTTTTATTGGTCTTGTAATTATAATTGGAATAATAATGTTTCTTTGCTATTTGTATAATAGATTATTTGAAAATGTTAAACTTGATTTGCATGAGGGATTAAGTAGATGAGCTTTCCAGGTCCAAGAGAAAGAAAAGAGCCATCACCACCTTTTAGGGATCCTAATCTTGACAAAGGAAAAGCTTTAGCTTCTTTAAAATCTAAGAAGAAAATAGTAAAGCTTACTAAAGTAGGAAAGAGTTTAAAAAAGAAAGTCCAACGTCAATTTGATGCTAGACAGGAAATAAAAAAATACTTAAAAGAAAATTATCTCAAATTAAAAATAGATTTAGATTATGTAAATATTAGAGATATGTATTCTATTCTTGGAGCAATAGATGATTTTACTAAAGAATATCCGACAGTAGCAAGTAAATTATCTTATATTGGTAATAAAAGAAAAACACCTTTACCTGAAAAAATAGCAGGAAGAGTTATTTGTGAGCATTATGAGATTTCATCTTTATTTAATAAGTCTTTTGGTATATTTGTAAATCCCAAATTTTGGAGTGATCCTAAAATGCACGATAGAATAGATTATGAAGTTGAGCAAGGTTGGCGTCCAATGACAAAAAATCCAATAAGATCAATTATAACGCACGAACTTGGTCATGCATTATACAATACATTAAGTGATAACATTAAAAAAGAAAATAGAAGCCTATTTTTAAGGACTGCTGCTTTTGGATATTATAAAAATTTTGCTGTTTCTACATATTCATTAAACGATGAAGAAGAATTTTTTGCATCAAACTTTGCTTATGTTAAAGGAAATAATATTGAAAATATTACAGATAATCATATGATTGAACTATTTAGAAGAGATGTTCTTGGGGAGAGAAAATGACTCAATATTTAGCGCCTATTTGCGTTAATTGTATTCATTTCAAAGAAGAAAAAGGACTTCCATGTGATGCTTTTCCTAAAGGAATTCCTGATGAAATACTTAGTGGCAGTTTTGATCACCATAAACCATTTAAAGGAGACCATGGAATTAGATTCGAAAAGAAGAAGGAGAAATAAATGAGCTTTCCAGGACCTAGACCTAGAAAAGAACCATCGCCACCTTTTAAGGATCCAAATCCTGATAAAGGAAAAGCTTTAGCTTCTTTAAAATCTGGAAAGAAAATTGTTAAACTAACTAAGATCGGTGAAGCATTAAAGAAGAAAGTAACAAATAGAAAAGTTGATGAAACTTTAAAAAGTTATCATAAAATGTCAATGTCTGATGAAGGAATATTTCTTAAAGACGCTGTAAAAGAAATTTTTAATTTAAATGATACTAATACTTACATAAGTCAAATTAATCAAGTTGATCAAGATAAAAGAAACAAAGCAAAGTCAACATATAAAAATATTGCTAAAACAATGTATGATGAAGCTCAAAAGGAATTATCAACATCGAAAAAGAAAACTATAACTTTATATAGAGGTGTTAGGGGAGAAGAAAACAATCTTGAAACATTAGTTTCTCCTATTAATAGTTTTTCAAATAATATTTCTGATGCTAGAAAATTTATAAAAGATTCAATGGCTTCTATTAATAAGATTATAAAAATTGAAGTCCCAGTAGATAAGATTTTAGCTACTCCCAGAATGATTCAAAGAAATGTTCCAAATAATATGAAAAACAGAAGCACTTATGAGTATTTGGTAATTGGTAATTATAGGAATTATATTAATAAATGACACTTTCTCATGACTGGCAAAAATCACCTCTCATTTACATTACTGGTAAATATAGAGGAAACGTAACAGAGAATATAGCATTAGCAAATGCTGCTGCTCAAAGATTATCTACCAAAGGTTTTATCCCTTTATGCACGCACAATTTATTTGCTCATTGGGATGATACTTGTAAGAAACTGAGTGATAATGATTTTCTTGCCATGACAATGGAATTAGCAAAATTATGCGATGCTTTATATCTTTTAAATGGTTGGGAAGATTCAGAAGGTTCTAAAAAAGAATATGAATATTTTAAAACAAAAGAAGCAAAATATTTATAAAAAATATTAATGAGCCTAGCTGGTAAGATTTTGATTTTGTGTTCTGGTGAGGGAGTTATACGGATTTTTAAATATGGGAGATATTATTTCATATAGAAAGAAAAACTTTATAGTCTTTGGAGATAAAAATCTTAAAGGCAAAGCTGAAGTTTATTCTTTATGTAATAGGTGTGAAAAGTCTTTTTACAAAGATATTGATACTGAATGTATGGCGCTAGCTCTTATAAAAAGTATTAGTATGCAGTATGGAACATTTGCTCCTATATTTGACTGTGCTAATTTTAAGCTTAGGGAAGATAAAGAATGAGTTTTCCAGGACCAAGAGAAAGAAAAGAACCGAGCCCTCCTTTTAAGGATCCAAATCCTGATAAGCGGGATACTATTGAATCAATTACTTCTATTAAAGAAGGAACAAGAAGAATAGTAAAGCTTACTAAAGTTGGTCAAAAAATAAAAAAGAAAGTTCAAGACAATAAAAATATTTGGGAACCAGTAATGACAAAAAAAGAAGCAGAAAAATGGTCAAGAAATAGTATTGTTAAAACTGATTGTTTCCATGTTACTAGAGAAGATGTTGATGAAACTATTGAAGATATCGAACGTGGTGGTTTAAAAATAAAAAATACAAGTAAAGGATTTGGTTCATTATGGGGAAGAGGTATTTATCTATCTTTAGATAAAAAATCTTCTGATATGTATCTGAATGAATTTTCTAAACAATTTATTTGTAAAATTAATATTAAAAATCCAGTGTATATAACCACAAAAGATATAAAAAAATATAATGATTCATCTATGGAAATTCTAACTGAAAAATACCCAAAGATTAAAGAAGAAGTTAAAAAACTAATTTCTGAGATTAAAAATAAAAGTTATTTATACAAAGAAAATCCAAGAGGTTCAAATATTTTCATAAAGACAATGGTTCCAAAGGATTTTACTTATTCAGAGTATAAACAGATTACAACAAAAGCACTTGAAAATGTTGGTTATGATGCTATTATAATTGAAGATGATTATTCTCATTCATTTTCTGTAGGTGGTAACCAAGTTCTTATTTTTGATCCTAAAAAAGTTACTATAATAAAGGAATAAACATGCAAGTTTCTTGTAATGAATGCAAACATCGTAAATCTCTTTTAACTTGTAAAGCTTTTCCTAAAGGAATTCCTTTACAAATACAATCTGGTGAATTTGATCATCGAAAGCCTTTTCCAAATAACAAAAAAAGATTAGATAACAATATAGTATTTGAGGCTAAATAATTTTATTAACTGATCTCATAAGGAGACAAAATGCAAGATGAAAATTGGTATACACCAAGTAACATTAAAGAAATTTATAATTACAGCGATTTTGATTCAGTTTATAGAGCAGTAAGAAGAAGCGAAGCAACAGTTATTGGTGATAAACCTGCTAAATGGAAAATAAATAAGGAGCAATTTGACTATTGGCATCTACATAAGCAATTTAACCAAACAAACAATAACTTTGTTTTCCCTAATTTTCCAGTAGAAGAGTGGACTGATTACTGGACTTTAGAAGGTGATTGGCTTATAACAGCAGATTGGCATAGTCCTTATTTTAACAGTACCATTGCAAATTATATACCTAGAATATGTGAAAAATATGAAATAGAGAATCACCTTATAGCTGGAGACCTTTTAGATGAAGAAGCGTATAGCCATTTTGTTGATTATAAAAAACTAAGTTGGAAAGAAGAAAAAGGCTACATACGAGAAATACAAAATGGTCTATTTAAACCGTTTAAAAGAACGTGTTTATTAATGGGAAATCACGATAATAGAATGTTCAAAGCTCTGGCCGGTAGAGGAGATCCGTTTAGTGTTTGGGAAGAGGTATTTCTAAAAGAAGCAACTCCTGATTGGGTTTCAATCTATGCTTATTGTTATTTAAAAAGTGGAGATAGAAAGTGGTATATTTCTCATCCAACTAAAGGAGGAATAACTGATACTTGGCTTAGACGTAGAAAGGAGATACACTGGGATTGCAACATTTTAGGTGCTCATACGCACAAGTATTTTAATAGGTCTGATGCTTCTGCTGAATTTCAATTAATAGGGCTTCCAGGGATGCAAGATCAAAAGCGTATTGGGTGGAAGATGAGGCGCGATGACGATGACTATAACTGGGTCACAGGATTTGCAATCATTAAAAATGGATTTATCAGGGTATTTACAGAAAAGTTCACTGATTGGGAGTTGGAATTGAAATGAGCTTCCCAGGACCTAGACCACGTAAAGAACCTTCTCCACCTTTTAAAGATCCGAATCCTGATAAGAAGAAAGCTTTAGCTTCTTTAAAAAGTGGAAAGAAAATTATAAAACTTACTAAGGTTGGGAAACAAATAAAGGAAAGAATAAATGATAACCAAAGAATGGCCTCATACAAAACAAAGCAAGCTATTAAATTTTATGCTGCTGAAGGTTATTGGCAAGTAAATCCTTTTCTTAGAAAACAATTAAAAAGAAAATCAGTTAAAGCTAAAGAAACTATTGAAGCTTTTGACAATGAATTTAAAAGAATAATACCTATATACAAAAAAGAGCCTTTATATAGGGGGTGTACTAGTTTTCTATCAGAAGAATTTCTTGACAAAACAGGTATTACAAAAGAAATAATTAGTGCTGGCTATAAAGAAGGGCTTATTGAAAAAGATTTTCTTGAAGGGAAATCACCTACAGGGAAATCTTGGAGCAATTATTTGACTAGTAAACTAAGTGGTAAAATATTTGAAGATAAAGGTTTTGTTTCAACTTCTGAATCAGAAAGACCGGTTTTTAATTTTTTTCTAAATGCTAATAGTGATAAAATATTAAGAGAAAATTATCCTACACCTAGTATTATGAAAATAATTTCTAATAAACCATTTAAGTTTATTGATTTTGAAAGTTTTACAAGTGATGTAAAGCCAGAATCAGAAATTTTATTAAATAGGGGCTCAAAATTTAAGATTCTCAAAGTTAATTATAAAAAAGTTCCACCAGATAGAATTTATACGTGGGAAAGAAATGGTCAACCTTATTTAGAGTTTGAAGTAGAGTTATTATGATCTGCTGGTTCCAAATCTTAGATAGTAAAGAATTGTTAATAAAATCTCTTAGAGGAAAATATAGTTTTGTATTCACAAGTTCTGAAAAATTTGCTAAAGAAAAATTAAAAGAAATCAATAAGGAGGAAAATGAAAACTAATGGCATTACCAAAGATTCCCGTAGGGAAAAGCGTATTACAAAAAGAATCGGCTCTTACTGAGTATGTTTGTCCTACTACTACTCAGTCAATAGGTGTTACTGATACGCCTGCGTCGTCTGACGCTATTACAAGTCAGATTGTTAGACTATTTGCTACTGTTCCAGTATATGTTGCTTTTGGAGAAAATCCAACTACAGCAACGCCTGATTTTCCGCTTGGAGCTTCTGCCGAGTATTTCTATTATATTCCAGAGAGTTATAAAGTTGGATTTGTTAGGTTTGGATCAGTAAGTGGTACAATCTATATTAGTTCAGTCTTAACAGCTTAAAATGGAATGGATTAAATACTTAGCTGAGGCATCAGGAGCAGTTATTATTGCCGTAGTAGCTTTTTATATACTGTGGCAACAGAATAAAACATGGATAACTTTTTTTCAATCTGAAAAAATTAAAGCCGATGATGTCATTTCTAAAGTTACTGCTGCTCTTACAGCTCAATCAGTTTCAGTAAATGAACTGCTACTGTTGGTAAGAGAAAATACTAAATCAGACAAAGTGCTTACTGATTCTTTGAAAATATGTTCAGATAATATAAAAGATTGTCAATCGATGCTCTCAAAAATAGAAGGTATGGCTATTGTTCTAAGTGGGAAGAAGGAGGGCAAGTAATGAGTGCAATGGTCCTCTTTTTTATTCCTAAAAAGCTTTTAAATCATAAGGTGCGAGATGATTTAGTTAATAACGCTATTGAAGAAAGTGAAAAATTAAGAATATTGGTTGCGGACGCTAGTGAAGAGTTGAAAGTTAAAATTGGTAAGACGAAAAAACAAGTTGCTATATTAAACGGACATTCTAAAAAATCTATAGCTCATCTAGATTAAGGAGACATATTTGAATCAAATAATTTTTCTTCAGTATATAATATTAACTATTTTATCAATATATTGTGCGGGAATGCTTGTTACTGAGTGGTATGTTTTAAAAGGAGCGGCTACTTGGTTTAAATTTGTTACAATAATGCTGATTGGCTATGCTATCTATTTCCCTTTGAATTTAGTAATTTTTGTTGGCTATTCTGTAAGCTTACCAGAAGGTCATTGGGTAGTACTATTAAGAATGATCAATACAACTATCCCATTACTCATATTGATTTATGGATCAATATTAATTACTTATAGGATGCGTCGACATTGTTGGTTTTTAGTTTGGTGGGTGAAAATGTTTAAGCAAATAAGAACTAAATTGTTCTTTGTTGATGAACATGGAGATCAGGAGAAAAAGTAGATGGGCGGTGAAGGATCAGGGTGGTTTAATCCACCAAAAGGAGACCATACTAAGAAAAAGCTTACTAGTATAGGCGAGAAGCTAAAATCTAAAATAAAAATAAAAAATTTCATTAATAAATCTATAGAAGAAATTGATAATTATACAATTAAAACTTATAAAAATTCTTGGAAAGCTTTAAGTGAAGAAGAAAAAGAAGGACTCTTTGGCTATATAATGAATTTTACAGAAGTAAACGAAGTATTACGAGAAAATATAACAGTTTGGAATGAAGGCTTAAATAGCATTATTAGAAAAGTTAAAAAAGCATTTAATAATCCTAATAGTAGAATAAAAGAAGATTGTATAGTGTATAGAGGAACAAGCCTTACGTGGCATAGAGTTACTGGAATTTTAGGAGAAAAAGAAATTGTTGATGATGGAATAATTTCTACTTCATTTGATTTTAATCGTGCCAGATATATGACTGGAAGATATGCTAATAAAATGATAGGGAACTATTTACTTAACAAAGCATGATTAGAAAATCCACAATAAATATAAGTTATTCTAATATGGAGAAATTGAGTATTCTCAAAAATTTTCTCCAAGATTACACTATTTGTGTAAATCAATTTATTAACATTCTTTGGGATATGAAAAAGTTTTCAGGTAAGTTTGTTGAGAGAGAAATTTTAGATAAAGTTGAAACCAGTCTTTCAGCAGCTGGAAAACAATCAGTAGCTCAAACTGCTTTACATATAGTAAAGTCACAGAGAAAAAGAAAGAAGAAAACAAAACCTGTATTTTCAGGTAAATCATTTGAACTTGATCAACGTTTTATAAATATACAAGAAGGAGAAAACAGTTTTGATTTATGGATTAAACTTAATAATTTAGGATTAGGAAAATCTATTTATTTACCTTCTAAAAAGCATAAACACTTTTTAAAATTCTACAATAATGGTTGGGAGTTAAAGCAATGTGGAAGAGTTAAAATTAAAGAAGGTAAGCTTTTCTTAGATGTTTTCTTTAAAAAAGAAACTTCTGAATTAAAAGAAACTGGATCTATTATTGGTCTTGATTGTGGCTACAAGAAACTTGCTGTTACATCAGAAAATCAAGTTATAGGTTCTGAACTGCAAACCAAGATTGAAAAAATAAGTAGAAAACAACAAGATTCTAAAGCTTTTAAAAGATCTCTAACAGAACGAGATAATTATATTAATAGAGAAATTAAAAATCTCCAACTTAATAAATTAAAAACTATTGTTGTGGAGGATCTTAAAAATGTAAAACATAAAACTAAAGGCAAAATTAATACTAAGTTTATGAATAAGTTACAAAGATGGGTCTATTCATATTTCCTCAGGAGGCTACAATTAACTTGTGAAGAATCTGGCGTCCAAATTCATAAAGTTAATCCTGCTTATACAAGTCAAACTTGTCCCAACTGCGGGTATATCCACAAAGACAATCGAATTGGTGAGGTATTTAAGTGTAAGAGCTGTGGTTACACAGAGGATTCTGATTATGTAGGATCTTTGAATATCTTGAATCGATTTCTCTTATCGGTGTTTTCGGACCCGATGCAAGAAAGCTGTTTACTTTGTTAAGTAAATAGTTCCGAAATGATATTTAGAATACATTTAAAAAAAGGAGACAAAGCAATACCAATATTTGATTATGATGAAAAATATCCTAGTAGAGAAAATGAAGTTTTACTTCCTTCTGGAACTAAATTTTATATAGGAAAAGAAAGAACTTTTAAAGTTAAAAATCGCGAAAATAAAGTAGTAGATAAAATCAGTATTATAGATGCTGAAGTCAAAACATGACAATTGAATTTAGATTGAAGGAAAAAGAATGAGCTGGAAAGGACCAAGAGAAATAGGGCACCCTAATCCGCCGTATAGACTACCGCAAGGAGTGTTTGAAAAAAGAAAAGTTGAGGCTTTAAGAAAAAAATATCCTGGAAGAGAAGTATGGTTATCTGAAGATGGTAAAAAAGGATATGTTGGGAAACATATAACTAAAAAATTAACTCAAGCAGGTATCAAATTACAGAAACGATTTAAAAGTCGAAGAAATGATGCAGAACATTTAGCAGATGCTTTAATAATAGAAAATTGGTTATCAGAAAAAATTGATGCTAAAGAAGAAAAAAGTGCACTTAATTATATTAGAAATAGTTATGATATAAATTCTTTTTTAAGAAATAATAAAGAAAAAGAAATTAAAAAAAGTCCTGAAGAAGTTCTTGAGCACGGTAAATATGTTTTAAATCTTAATGATGTTTCTCGTATTGATAATATGATTTCTAAATCAAAAACACCAAAAGACTTAATATTATATAGAAACATTCCACATGAATTAGCAGAAAAACTAAAAATAGGCGGCAAAATAAATGATTATGCATTTACAAGTGCTTCATTATCTAGAAAAATAGCAGAAAGATTTGCAGAAGAACAAAATACTAGTTTTTTAAATAGAGATAGTATTGATATTATGGAAATAAAAATTTCTAAAGGTAGGAACGTCCTTAATTTAGAGCAAGCAATTTTTCCAGAGTTAAAAGGTAAAAAAGAAAGATATAGACAAATGGAATTTTTATTGCCAAGAAAATCTAATTTTAAAATAAATTCTATTGTTAAAGAAAAACAAGGACACAAAACTATTTATGTGGAGCTATTATGAGCTTCCCAGGACCAAGAGAACGTAAAGAACCTAGTCCACCATTTAAAGATCCAAATCCTGATAAAGGAAAAGCATTAGTTTCTTTACGTTCGGGGAATAAAATAGTTAAGTTAACAAAGATTGGTACTAATTTAAAGCAAAAAATCAACAAATATTATGAATTTAAAGCTCAAGAAGAAGTCCAAAAATATGGTATTGATAATTACTTAGATTTTTATAATAGCTTACCAAAAGAAAGCCAACAAGCAATTAAAGAATATACAGAAGCAGGTTTTGGAGATGTAAATAGGTCGTTGAGATTTATAACTCAAATTACTCCTTCATCAACAAGAATGGAAAAAGTAAAAAGAATTATAAAAGGTCTTGATTATGCTTTTAAGCAAAAAGAAATTGAAACAAAAAAGAATTTAATTTTATATAGATCAATAGATTCTGATTTCGTTAATAGAATAAATAAAGTATTTTATGATGAGGGTTTTGTTAGCACTACTGGATATAAAAATGCTTTACACAAGAGAAATGCTTATATTAAGATAAGAGTACCAAAAGGAAGTAAAATTATATTTACTAGACCTTTTGACGAAATGTTTACAGAAGGGGAATTTTTGCTTAATAGAAATTCAAGATTCGAAGTAATTAAAAAATATAAAGATGATGAATATAACGCAATTGAAGTTAAACTAGCATGAACTCAATAAATCTTAAGCCCATAGTTGATGAATCTATTACAATACTTGTTAACTATTATGAGAAAGCTCTCAAAGACATTATCTCTAAAACTGGAGGTCTGACTGAAGCTCAGGCTGTCGCTCGCTTAAGAATCATCAAAGATATTAAGCTCAGGCTTGTTCAACTAGATGCTACAAAAAAGAAATGGATTGAAGATTTTATTACGGGATTCTACAAAATTGGTAAAGTATCTGTATTAGAGGATCTTAAAAGCAAGAACATTCTTCATGAATTTGAAGCTTCTCTTATAGCAATGGACAAGCAAGCTATTGAATATCTTATACTTGAAACTAATGGATATTTTAATAAAATTTCTGATCAATGGCTTAATAATATAAATCGTTTATATCGTCAAACAAGTTTAGATGAAATGTTAAATAAAGAACTACAAGATAAAGTTATATCAGGAATGATACAAACTCAGGCTCCTGGAGCAGTTAGAAAAGCAATTAGAGATAGATTGCTACAAACTTTCAAAGATGGTATAGTTAGCTTAGTTGATAAGAATGGTGTTAATAGGAACTTTGCTATTAGTAATTATGCTAAGATAGTAGCCCATAGTTCTATAATGCAAGCTCTAAATACTGGACAATTAATGACCGCTGCTAATCATGGGGTTGATTTAGTTAAAATATCTGAAAATCCATCTACTATTGGAGACTTTTGTGATTTATACATAGGACGCGTGTTTAGTATAAGTGGAACATCTACAAAATATCCACCTTTAGCAAGAATTCCAAATGGTGGTCCGCAGTTTCATGTTAACTGTAAACATTCTATGCATCCATTTGTAGAAGCATTTGAAACAGCTAAAGATTTAGCATTGAGAGCAAGTTTACCAGATTGGGCATTGTTAAGAGATGGTTGGACAGTAAAAGATATTATAAGAACATATAATAAAAAATATGGTAAACCTTATACTGAAGGAAAACCTGTTGTAGATTACAAAAACTACCCACGAATTCCAGCCAATAGAAAGGTGGTTGGCAGTATAGAAAAGAATTGGAAAGAGAGCCATGGATTTAGCGTTAAGAGTAAGTGGAGGGAGATGAGTTAATGTCTAATCCAGGACCGCGGCAAGTTAAAGAACCTTCTCCACCTAACAGAAAACCAAATAATATAGAAACAACAAAAAAGAAAGTAAAGCTTACTTTTATAGGAAAGAAATTACAAGAGAAGACTAGGGTTAAATTGAAAAAGGAAATATCTCTTGAAGAAGCTTCTTATGGTTATTGTTTTACTCAATACTTCAATTATGTTTCTGAATATTTAAGAGACAAAGATGCTTTTTTAAAAAAGAAATCTGAACAGGTAAAAAATACAGTAAATGATAAAAGTATAATTAATTATGAATTAGAACAAACTAAAAAAATAATAGCTAAGTTTGATAAAGAATTTTTGAATCCTAATAATAAGCTAAAAAAAGATTCTATTTTTTATAGAGGTTTAGGAGATGTAAAAGATATAAATAAATTTATTCCTGGTTCAATAATAGAAGATAAATCTTTTATATCTACAACTCCATCTGAATCTTATGCTACTATGTATACAGGGGTAATGTATAATATATTGTTAAAAGTAAAAGTAAAGAAAGGAGTTCCTGTACTTCATGTTGACTATAGTGGACATTCTGAAGATATATTAAATAGAAACTCAAAAATTAAAATAAAAAAGATTAAGAAATTTAGTAGATTTACTCTTTGTGAAGCAGAACTCTTATGAAACTTAAGCCTCAAGCTAAAACAAAAATAATTAAAGCTATCCAATCTGGAAAACTTGAACCTGTCTCTTCTGTGCTTAACAAGAAATCCCAAGATAAAGCTTATCAAATTATCCTTGACTATGTTAAAAAGAAAATGACTGATTTAGCTTATGATGAATCTCTTTTAGTCTACACTTTGCTTGATAAATTAAGAAGTTATACTCCTGAAAATGTCTCTAGTACTACTTTACAAAATGGGCTTATAGAAATTGTAAATACTATTATTGATCAAACCATAAAAGTAGCAACTTTACAAACTGAAAATCGTGGTGGTATTAGAGCCATAATGAACCAGATAAGAATATTTGAATCATTGGCTCAAGCAACTAACTTAAGTAAAGATGAACAATTAATGGGACTACTTTCTATTATTTTCAAATGGTCAGATTTAGGTCATTGGAAACCATATACAGAAAAAGATATGTATACAACTAGTATTGTAAGTTTCATGAAATCAAAAAATGATTTAGAAAAGTTATTTGGTCAAGTTGTAATTGATCAAGTAGAGGAGATGTTATAAATGCCTTGGCCTAAAGGAAAACCAAAATGGGTAGGTGAACCGAGTCCTCCCGGTAGAGATCCTAACTCCGATGATAAAAGCAAAGCTTTGAATTCTTTAAGATCTGGAAAGAAAATTGTAAAGCTTACTAAAGTTGGTAAAAAATTAAAAGATAATATTATTGAAAAACAAAAAATAAGTAGTCAATTAATAGACCAGTATTCTAAAAATCATAATCTACAGTTAATTATATCAGATAAAAAATTATTAAGTAAATTAACAGCAAAAGATTTTAAAATGATAGCCTTAAAACTTCCTATTTATGCTCTTCAACACGAAGATATTGTAAAAAAACTTGATAACAATACGTTAAAAGAAATAGCTTTAAAGGAACCCGGTAATGCTCTTGTAAATATACCTGACCGTCTTGACAAAGAAACATTAGAGAAAGTTATTTTAATGGCCCCAGAAGATATTGATTTTGCATTCGGTAAAGTTGAAGATAGTGTATTAAAAAGAATAGCTTTAAAAATACCAAATGATAAGTTGACTTCTGCTTTGAGAATCAAATTTCCAGAAGTTGAACCAAATGATAGAAAAATTCGCGCAGCTTTTTTTAAACAATGGGTTTTTGATTTTGATGGTCCTTGTTCTAATTATTTTAGGAATCTTGTTGGAGAAGTTTTTGATATCAAAAATGTTGAAAAAACTAAGACTAGTTTCAACTCTTCAGACCCAGATAGGTTAAAAAAAGTTATTAAAAATTTATACAAAAACACACAAAAGAAGTTAAATCAAGAATATCATCCGTCTAGAAAAATTACATTATATAGAGGTATTGAATCAGAAGTAGCTATTCCTTTTGCTTTTAATAGTTTTAGCTCTAGTATAGGCTCAGCTGATGAATTTGGTTCTTATGATGTTATAAAATGTGAAGTTCCAATAGAAAAAATTCTTTCATATCCTAAGATGGGATCAGCTACTAAAGAGGAGCATATATCATATAAAGAGTTTATTGTTCTTGGGAATTATAAAGACTATATAGTACAGGAGTAAATAGGTGAAAATTCAAATTATAAAAGGCATTAGAAGAAAAAATATAAAGATACTGTTAACTGAAAATGAGAAAGATAAAGAAAAAATATATAGTCTTAATAAGCAAGGAAAAGTAGATTTTGGTGGGCCTCATACTAAACAAAAATCAAAGCTCAAAGAATCATTTAAGAAGAAATTAAAGAAATGACTAATTTAAACATCTTCTTTCAACTCTCTCAAGCTCTTTCTATCTATGGTGATGATTCACCACTTTATGCTTTACGTGGCATTAGAGGAGCTGCATCTGCAATTAGAGACAAAAATGTTAAAAAGTTAAAAGAACTTATTAAAACATCTGATATTAATCTTATAATCAAAAAGCATATTATTGCTGAAATTTCACAACTTATTAACCGCCCAGATTCTTGGGGTTCAGGAATTGAAGGTGGATATATTAGAAAAGTTGAATCTAAGAATGATGTAATAGAAATTACTATTGAGAAAGATAAATTCAGAACATTCCTATTGAAATATTTTGATATGGGGCAGTTATATTTCAATAATTTTAAAGAACAATATAAAAGTCAAAATGAGAATGAATTTGAGCAAGATGGAAAAGTATTTTTGAAACTGATTTATGTTGATTTGGATGAGGATAAAGTAGAATGAGTTGGAAAGGTCTTAGAGAAGCAAGAGAGCCAAGTCCTCCGTATCGAGATCCTAATCCTAATAAAAGTAAAGCTTTAAATTCTTTAAGATCTGGAAAGAAGATTGTAAAGCTAACAAAGATTGGCGAAAGTTTAAGAAGGAAAGTTCAACGAAGCGCAATTATAGATAAAAGTAAAGAAATAGTAAACAACTTAGATAAAAAAGATTATAATATTTTAAAAAACTATATTGATAATGGTCATAAAATAAACACTGAATTAAGATTTGGTGGAACAAATTTTTCAAAGGAAATAATATCTTTAGATAAAAGTTTATCAAAAATCAAAACATCTACTAACATTATTGTATATAAAGGAATGTCAAAAGAATATTTTTCTCGATTTAAAAAAGATGATTTATGGTTAGACAAAGGGTATGTTTCAACATCTATTGATAAAGATAAAGCAGAATTTTTTTCTAAATTTTTTAGAACTAGTACTACTGAAAAAAGAGCTTCTTATTTAATTAAAATTAAGCTACCAAAAGGAACTAATTTCTTATATTTAGGGTCTGTAAAAGGAACACCTTATTCTGACGATGGGTACGCTCCATTAAAAGAACTTCTTTTACCAAGAAATTCTAAATTTAAAATTAACACTATAAAAGATAATGAAGCAGAAGCAGAATTATTATGAGGTATTATAGATGACAGTAACAGTAGAAAATGTATTAGATGAAGTCGCTGCTTATTTAGCAACTCAAGGTTACGGCACAGTAGGAACAGATATTGGTGTTAACTTCATGAAAGACCTCCCCAATCCTTTCATCGGAGTTATGTCTACTGGTGGACCAAAACTTGATAATGCAAATAGAATAATTAGATTCCAATTATTAGTGCGTCATGACAAAAAAGCAACAGCCATGGCAAATGCCTGCGCGATATGGGCTTTGTTTAGCCCAAGTGCAGTAAATGTTTTAGCAACTATTAAGGGTATTATTAAACCAGATACAGAAGTTGGAACCCCATGGCTAGATGCTAAACAAAATACTGTTTACAGTTTAAACTTCTACTTAAGAAGGGCAGGATATTAGATGAGCTTCCCAGGACCTAGACCACGTAAAGAACCTTCTCCGCCCTTTAAGGATCCTAATCCTGATAAGGCCAAAGCTTTAGCCTCTTTAAAATCAGGAAAGAAAATAGTAAAGTTAACAAAGATTGGGGAACGAATAAAGAAAAAGATTGAGTCTAAAAATAAAAATTTATGGACTAATAAATTACCTTATGAAGATAATAAAGGTAAAAGAGAAGAATTTAAAAGATTTGGGAGCTTTTATAAAGAAATAATTCATAATTTAAGCCAAACTGAAAAGCAAGCGTTAAGAGATTATATTCATGGTAACGGAGTAAATGATGCTTTAAGAGCAGAAGGTTATGATAAAATTATTAAAGGAAAAAATTATGGTCAATGTATAAAAACTATAGACATTTTAATTAATAAAACCTCTATCCCGTATGATACAATAACATATAGAGGGATTACTCCTGGTATGTTTGAAGACCTTAAAAAATATGCTGGAAAAAAGATTAGTACACAAGATCAAGGCTATACTTCTGTTTCATTAGATGAAAAAACAGCGAAAACATTTGCTAAAGTTTATGGTGAGCCAGCTAGATACTTTTATCTTAAAATAAAAATTAAGAAAGGCCAAAAAGGATTATATGTTGGAAATGCTTCTTTAGATGTAGCTGAAACGACTTCAGAATTTGGAGGAGTTTGGCCTCAAAGAGAATTAATTTTGCCAAGAGATTCTGAATTTATTATTGGTAATATAAAAGACAACACTATAGAAATGATATACGCATCATAGTTCATCTGCCATACGCAGAAGTAGATCTTAAACCCTATATTTTCATATAGGATTTTTGCATTTCTTTTCATACTTTTTCATAACACCTGCGAATGTCTTCTCTTCTAAATAAGCTATTTCAACTTTCTTTCCCATTCCAAACGCCATACCAAAATCAAATAATGTTCCAGTGGAACGATTATCCCATATGATATAAACAATTTCTGCTTCAGAAATAATTTTCCTATTATATTCACATACACCTAAATCATCTAAATGTTTCAAGTCATCAAAAGCTGGAATAAAAACAACACATCCATCATTTTCTAATTTAGCTTTTAGCTCAAAGAATTTATCTTTATATTGTGATGAGCCTATAATTGCTACATGTTTTCCGGTCGCTAATCTTTCTCTTTCTTTTCTTTCTCTTTCCATAATTACTAAATCTGAAGAATCAAAGTAACTATGCATATTTATTCCTCCTTATACTATACTATATTATGTTTTAAAAAACTAATCTTAGAAACCACACAAAACTTATAATCTCCTCTTTCCTCTTTATATATTATTAAAATAACTTTTATTCTGCTCTGAAAAACAGACAGAAAGGAGGAACAGTGGAGAAGAAAAGGTATTCGTTATCAATTGGTTTTGTGACTGAAGGGCTTCCATTTGATGGTTCAACATTAGAAAAGAAATCTCTTGGTGGTTCTGAAACAATGATGGCTCAAATGGCTCGTGAACTTTCTAAGTTGGGCCACGATGTTAAAGTATTTTGTAATTGCCCTAAACCTGGAATTTATGGGGACCGTTTAGAGTATATACACATTCAAAATCTCCAAAATTTAGCTACAACTTTTGAATTTGATGTTCTCATAGTAAGTAGATTCTTTCAATATTTACCTCTCAAATTCAAAACAGCTTACAAAGTTTTATGGAATCATGATGTTCCAGTTTCTAAACCTGAAGATTTTATACCGAATCTTTATAATACAGATTCTATTTTTTGTTTATCCGATTATCATGTAGATCTTTACAGCAAGGCATATCCAGATGTTGCCCATATAATCAACAAAACACGAAATGGAATTGATTTTGATATTATAGAGAAAGTACGAAAAGAAGTTAAAGAAAAAGATCCTAACAAGATCATATATATTTCAAGGCCCGAACGTGGCTTAGATGTTCTTTCACAGTTAATATTTCCTAAGCTTAAGTATCTTCGACCTAATTTGAAGCTATATATTTGTGGGTACTCGTTAGGCAATTTCCCTATAGCTGAAGACACAAGAAACTTCTATGCTCACATGGATAATGTACTTTCTAACACAGAAGGCATAATTAATCTTGGTCATCTTACTAAATACGAGTTGTATAAACATATAGCTGAGAGTGTTACTCTTGTATATCCAACAGCTTTCCCAGAGATAAGTTGTCTCACTGCAATGGAATCCCAAGCTCTTGGGACGCCAATGATTACAACTGATGCTTTTGCTTTATCTGAAACTATACAAATTAAAGACTACTTAGTTCAAGGTAATAATGCTACCCAGGAATATCAGGACAAATTCTGCGCCCGCGTTATTGAATATCTTAGACCAGATAAGAAACATTATCGAGATCAAACCAAAGAAGCATATGAACTTGTTAAAGCAAAATATGATATAAAAGTAGTTGCTAAAGAATGGGAAGATTTTTTCCTTACTCAACTTTACGATAGATTTATTAATAATCTTGATAAAGTAGTTGACAATATGGGTTATCATTCTGACTGGCATAGTGCTTCTCTTATTCCTGATCTTTCAGTTTCAAAAAAGAAAGACATTGATGATGTAATTGAGAATGCTCTTAATGGGAAAGAAGAATATGATAGTCATACAAAAGAGCAATGGGAGATGATAAGCAACTCTCCTGAGAATTGGAAAGGCTCTAGTGTTGGGATGGGAAGATTCCCGCATATTCTAGATATTATAGATTCTAGATTTAAAAGGCCAGTAAAGATATTAGACCTTGGTTGTCATTATGGAGAATTTGGAATTTGGACAACTTTCTATAGTGGTTATAATCACCAAGTAACTGGAATTGACTTTTCAGAAAAATGTATAGAAAAAGCGAATTATCTTAAAGAACATATTGCTCAGAAGCCAGAATTGCTTGAGTTTAAGGTTTGTAAGATAGAAGATTTTCCTGTTGAGGATCCTTCTAAATACGATGTAGTTCTTGCTGGTGAAGTTATTGAGCATATTAAAGATACAAAAGAATTTGTTAATCACATTGAAAAATTTGTAAATCCTGGCGGCTTAGTAATTTATACTATTCCTAATGGGCCATGGGAATCAATGATGTGGAATTATGCTAAAAAAGAAACCAAAAAGTTTCATATTCATAATTTCAAGTTTTCTGATATTAAAGATATTTTTGGCAAGAAAGAAAACTTTGAAATGCGGTTTAATCCATGGACACTTACAAATCGAGGCGACTTAGTTGGGCATTGGATTTTAGCTTATTCAAGAAATGATGAACGTGAAACTGGCGAAGTAAACCAGTATAGAAAATGGATGAGTTATAGACCATATCAAACATTGACTGCTTGTGTAATTGCAGGAAGCGAAGAAGAAAATATTCTGCAGTGTTTGAAGTCAATTAACAGAGTTGTTGATGAAACTGTAGTTCTGTATAGTGGGAAAGATTTAACAAAGACATTAGCTGAGCATGCTGGAGCAAAGGTGATTCCTTATAAATGGGAAAATGATTTTGCTGCTGCAAGAAACAAATCTAAAGAAAATGTGACAAGTGACTGGATACTATGGATTGATTGTGATGAAAAATTAGTAGAAGGGCATGAAATTAGAAAGTATTTAGATAGCTCGATATTTAATGCTTACGTTGTAAGACAGTGTCACTTAATTTTAGACGTTCCTAATACTGTTCCGGATGTTCCAAATAGATTGTTCCGCAACAAACCCCATTATCAATTTGTTGGGGTAGTTCATGAACATCCAGAAGACCTTAATAAAGGCCCTGCTGATAACCCTATTATTCCAACGTGCATAATTCCTGATGCTGCTATTGCTCATTATGGATATACAACTGAAAAAGAACGTAGAGTTAAATGTGGATTTAGAAACCTTAAACCACTGCTTTTAGATTTAAAAAAGAATCCAGAACGAAAACTTTCTTGGACGCTGCTTATGAGAGATTACATTAATTTAACCAACTGGGCTCTTGAGACAAATAGGCATGAGTTCTTAGGCCCAGAAGAGCAGCAGTATTTATTAGCAACGCTTGATATCTATAATGAAAAGTTTAGTGATGAAAGAGCTTTATATCACAATCTTGCATGGCCGTTTTATCAAACAGCTTTGCAACACATGAGTCACTTCAAAATTAAAACCAAGAGTGGTGATATTCCATTTAAGGTTGCTATTACATTGGGTGGAGCAGTTGGCAATTTTGATGAAGGAGCAGAAAACACCAAACCTAAGCTTCTTTGGTTTGAATCCAAAGACAGTTTTAAAAAATTTATGAAAGACAAAACTGATGCTCTTGTCAGCAAAGTGACTGAGGTACGTTAAATGAGTTGGAAAGGTCTGAGGGAGCGTAAAGAACCATCACCTCCATATAAGGATCCAAATCCAGATAAAGCTAAAGTTATTTTTGCTTTAAAATCAGATAAGAAAATCGTTAAACTGACTAAGATTGGAGAATCAATAAAAAAGAAAATAAAAGCAAAAAGACTTAATGAAAAATTATTTAATTCTAAGCTAACTGAAAAACAAAAGAAAGCGGCTATAAAAAATATTGAAGATTTTTTCTGGCACACAGATTCTTTCTCTAAAGAAGAAATTTCATATTTAATGAATAATCAATTGTCTTGGAAAGGTTTAAATAACAGTAGAATGGTTGAGCGCTATAGGAAAGTTCTAATTGATCCTGATAACGCAAGAGATCAAGATATTAAAAAAGGTATTGAAAATGAATTAAGGCTTTTCCCAAGTGGCCCTTATTCAAATCTTATAAGAAAATTGGCTATTGAAACCTTCTCTTTAAATGATGTAAATGCTTATGAAGATAGATATAAAAATTCTATGTTACCAGAGCCTTCTTTTATGTCTGTAAAGATAGGCGGTGTAGCTAATACTTTAGGAGAGAAAAAATTAAAGTCAATCTTAAATCTTATGCAAAAAGAAACAGAAAATAAGTTAAAAACTAAAAATATAAAATCTGTTGTTTTATATAGGGGTTTATCTCATCACACCGCATTTAAAACAAAACTATCTTCTTTAAATTCATTTTCTCCTAATAAAGAAGAAGCTTTAACTTACACCTCTACTAACAATCTTATAAAAAAAGATATACCTATTAATAAAATTTTAACTATATTTGATAGTTCAGCAAATGCTCAGATTAAGAAAGGTTTAAAAAATATTAAACCTACAGAGGAATATATCGTTATAGGAAATTATAATAATTTTTAACATATATATATTGGAGTCAAAAAATGGCACAGTCAAAAGAAGATCAATTTACAAGACATACAAATCTTCTTCGCAAAGAAATGGAAGAAGGAGTTTGGGGTGAACATATTTTTATATTACAAAACGGCTTTATAGTACAGTCCAGGTTGAAACAAACTTTTGTGACTGATACAAATGGAAAAGATCTTATCCCGCAAGCAGAGGCGGAAGCAAGAGCATTCGAAAAAAAGCAAAAGAAACAAGGTTATCGCTTTATCAACGTGATTGATAAAGATAGCGATAAAGGAGGTGATAGGTAACTAATGTCGAATCCGAGTACTAGTACATATCAAAACTTAATTGTTGAAGAGGAGATATCTTTAGCAGTTGAGCAGTTTTTTATTGCTCCTGAAGGTACAGCATATACACCTGGAAGAGTGAACGCAAGTTCTCCTCCATCTGGATTTGTTGCTTTAGGAGCCGTAGTTGAGGAAAGCCCAACAGTAAACATTACACGCAGTTTATATCAACTTTCTACTGGAGTTCCTAAAACGTTACAATATCAGAAGGTCATGGAATTTGGGGCTGCTATTACAGCAACTTTATTTTCATTTGATCCTAAGAAAGTGCAGTACGCTTTAGGAAACGTTGATCCTACTAACGTAATAGAAACAACCTGCGTATCATTAGCGTCAGTTACTGACAAAGAAACCATAACTCTTAGTGGTTCTCCAGCAACTGCCTGGGCTGTTGGAGATTATATTGCTACAGCTTCTTCGACTACTGGTGTTGTGACCACATCTAACTTAGCTAGAATTAGTTCTATTAATGGTCTTACAATTGTCTTTTCTAGTTATACTTTTGATAACACTCCTGCTTCTCATGATTATGTATCAAAAGTTAGCGTTACAATGCTTCCATTTGGAACTAGCCAATTGAAGAAATATGTGTTGCTTGGCGTTGCCGACATGATTGATGGTCCTCAGGCACAGCACTTCTTCAAGAAAGTGTCTCCTGCTGGAGATTGGTCACATAGTTTAAAGGCTGAAGCATCTCAGATGCCGATCAACTTTACAGCGTATGCAACTGCAAGCACAAGTTACACAGGCTCGTCTGAGAATATTGTTGGAGAATATTTCGTAATTAGACCATAATTAGATAATTTTATTTAATCTCTATCGAACAAGTTGAGGAGACTTATTATGACCGAAGAAATATTAGATCAGAAAGAAGAAACTAAAGAACCAAAAAAACTCACCCCAGAACAACTCCAAGAAGTCCAAGAAGCTATTTCTTTTCCAAGAGTAGAACGTATAACTTTTAGAAATCAAGAAATAAATTTAAGACCTCTTCCTTTAAGCTATGCAAAAAGAGCTTTTAAGAATTTAGAAGCTTTTAGAACTTCACTAGTTAAACCAGCTTTTCTTTCAAATAAACAAGAAAATAAAGTAAAAGATGATTTAGAACTTGCAGAAGAGTTATGCAAAACCTTTGCAATATTAATGGAGTTTTATAAAATAGAAATTAAAGATGACGATGGAAATATTCCTAAAGATATAGAAGATGTAGTAACACTACAAGAAATTATTCCATTATTAGAAGCCCAGCTTGGTATCGAGGAAGAACAAAATTTTTTATTCTTTCCTTGGCGAGCCATGTTAGTGTTGAATCGGTTCTCCAAGGAATTCTCTATGATGAACAAGATAATAGTAGACCAGAACCAGTAAGTAATTTTATTGGTCCAATTGCAAGTTACTTATCATATTGTGAAGCTTGGGGGACTAGCTTTAAAGAAATCGTAAATGAATATACAGAAGCTCAACTTATACTATTTTCATTTGTTAGTGTTCTAAAAGATTATAAAGAAGAAGATAAAAATAAGAAAAAGAAAGTAAAGAAAACAGAAAAAGGCTTGGTTGTTGAAGAAGAAGATAATAAAAGAATAATTAAACCAACTAAGAAATTTAAAGAAATGACTATTGATGAATACAATAACTATTTAGCTGGAGCTGTCAAAACAGTAAGCAGCAAATTTGGGAAGCCTTTATAGATGGTAAAGTTAAATGTTCCTAAAGTTAAGCTAACTAACAAGGTTAAAGTAACAAATAAAGTTAGTGGTAAAAATTCAAATTTAGTTAGATTTAAACTAATTCCTTCTAAAGAAACACAAGCATTTTTAGATTTACTTGGTGAGAAAAAAGATATTTTTCTACAGCAAGCACTTAGGGCTGGAATGATATCCATAGTTACTCATGCTACTGAAAGAGCCGCTGTTCTTGCGCCTATTTTAGATGGCTATTTAAGAGCAAGTTTGAAAGCAAATGTTGATGAAGTTGAAGTCGTGCCAACTACAACTGGCGGTCCAGATGGGGAGATAAATCCATCTAATCCAATTAGAAAAATAAATGAAGAGCAAACAGATATTCCGCCAGATCCAAGAAGAAGAGCAGTGGTAGGGATAATTTCTTCTTCAATGCCATATGCTTGGAGGATGCATGAAGATCAATATAATTTAGGACCTGTATCTGTAGTACAACCAGGTGATATGCCAGAAGGACCTGTTGGAAATAAATTTGTAACAAGAGTAGCTGATTTTCATTATAAAACTTATCAAAAGTGGTTAAATGAAAGAGTAGAATTTTTTGTAGATGAAATCGGTAAAGAAGCAGGAATAAAGTAAATGGAAGGTGGAAATTTTGTTTATAAACTCCTAACTGAGTATGGCGGAGTTTCTCAAGGCTTCAATGCTATGCAAACTGAAGCAGAAAAAGCCGCAGAAGGAATGTCTGGAGCTTTTGATGAAGTTGCTTCTTCTATTCTAACTATAGCTTCAACATATGTTGCTGGTAAATTATTTGCATTCTTAAAACAAGTTGGAGCAGAAGCTTCTAGAGTTCAAGTATTGGGCGAAGTTTTAAAGAATGTGGGTAATAATGCTGGCTATTCTACTGGAAAAATATTAGCTCAAAGCGAAGCCATGGAAAAGCTTGGCTTTAATGCTGACGAAGCTTCCCTTAATATGACAAAAATGATCCAAGCTAATGTTGATATAGAAAAATCTTCTGCTCTTGCAAAAGTAGCAATGAATGCAGCTACAATAGCTGGAACTAGTGAAAGTGAAGCTTTAACAAGAATTGTTCAAAGTATTCAAATGCTTTATCCAATGACATTAAGATCAATGGGTATCACTATAGATTTAGCTGAAGCTGAAAAAGAATATGCTAAGGCAAATGGTGTAACTACAGCAGCTTTGACACAAAAACAAAAACAGCAAATAATGCTTAATGAAGTTCTTAAGGAAGGAAAAAAGATTGAAGGTACCTATGGAATAGGCCTTGATAGTGTTGCTGGGAAAATGAAACTCTTATCTCTTATTACTAAAGAATCAAGAGTAGCTTGGGGAGAAACTTTTGTTCCTGCAATGAAAAAGGCTTTAGATATTGTTATTCTTTTTTCAGAAGGGCTTTTAAAATTAAGGGAAAGGTTTCCTGCTTTAATGAGCCTTGGAACAACTGCTGCAGTGGTGGTTCCTTCTATGATTTTGTTAAATGATGCATTAAAAAAGATAGTCTTTCAATTAGAAGCTATTAATCTTGTAGAAAGTTCTGGCATGTTAATAAAGCTTGCTAAAGGCTTAGTTGGCGTTAAAGCTGCTGCTGGTGGAGTTGTAGAAGGTGTTTCTGAAATGGGGCAAGCTTTTAGTGGTATTTCTCTTGAAGTAGCAAAAGGTTCTGGATTAATGGCTTTATTACCAAAGCTTCCCATTATTCTAACTGCAGTTGGCCTTCTCTTAACAGGTATAGTTATTAGTCTAAAACGCGGAAATGATGTTTTAGAATTAAATAAAACTACAACTGAAGAATTAGCTAAAAATTATGAAGAAATAAAAACTGCTATATCTGAAGCTTCTAAATTACAAGAAGATTTAAATAATAAAGAATTATCTACTGGAGAAAAGAGGAATGAGTATATTACTTTTGCAATAGAAAATTTTGCTAAGTATCCAGAATTAATAGAAAATATGAACGCACCGCTTGGAAAACAAAAAGAGTTGCTTCAAGAGATTATAGATCGTATGAATGATATAGCCACTAAAAGTTTTGAAAAACAGAAAAAATCATTAGAAAGCTTTATTTCTGATGAAGCTGGGTATTATACAAGCATGTTAGGCTCCCTTGGCGGTGGTGAAGTAACTACTGCTGAAAACATAGATACTGTTTTTAGAAAGTATGAAATGGCTATTGACCGCAGGAGAGCCTTAGGCCACGAAATAGTTGAGTTAGCCAAAGAAGAAGGTAGATACTGGGACGCTTTCAAAGAAGTAATGAAAACAGGTATGGATATATCTGATGCCTGGTTTGCTCAACAAGTTTCTGGTGTAATAGGGGCAATTGAGGGTATTATTCTTTCTAAAGATCAACTAGATGAAAAGCAAAAAAGTAAAATGGAAGAAAGCAGAAAGATAATACAAGATAATATAGATAATTATATTTTGGCTTATAAAAAACAAGGTATTTCTTTAGCCGAAGCAAAAAAAGGAATTTCATCTTACATTTTAGAATTAGAAAGACAAAAAATTATCACTCCTGAAGTAAAAGATCAGCTACTTAGCTTAGCAGAAGCTCAGTTAGATGTTGTTTATGCAGATGAAAAGGTAATAGAAGCTACAGAAAAATTAAAAGGTGATTATGAAAAACTTGGGACACAACTAGATAGATTAAAAGAAAAATATGCTGAATTTGCAAAGTTACAAGATGCTATAACTGAAAAAGCAAAATTAGAAACTGAAACTAGAAAAAGACAAAGAGAAGAGGAATATCTTGCATTAGATCAAAATAGACAGAAACAATTAGATGAATTAAGTACTACTGGACCTAAAGCTGGAAGTGAAGATTATCTAAGAAGAAGAATACAAATTGAAAAAGAATATTTGTCTGCTAGAGTTCGTATGGCTACCGAAGCTAAAGACTCAGAGTTAAACATCGCTGATGAACTCTATAATACTAAAATGGCAAATATTATTAAGACTATTAAACAAGGCACAGAAGAGTTTAATACCGCTACAAGAGAACTTGAAAAAGAACACAACACAAACGCTAAAGTAGCTTATGAAGAGTGGAAAGCCACAGTTACTAGCGCATATAATCATGCAACAGAAGTAGCTAGGGCTTATGGCGAAGCAGCCAAAGCAGTTGACCAAGCAATAGAAGATTTCTTACAGTCAAGAGAAGATGCTAGAGTAAATAGATCTAGATCTCAAATGACTGATCTTGAGAGAGTAAGAGATACTGAAAAAAGAGCTAGAGATGAAATGCGTGATCTTCGCAGTGATGTAAATGCTGGTGAAGTTACTACTCAAGAAGAGTTGATGCGAAGAATAAATAGGATTAGTTCATTAATAGATTCTATTCCAACTCAAGAAATAGCTGGCGCTTCTGTTAAAGCTCTAAACGATTTGTTTAATAGCTTAGATAAAGAACTTACTACAACTGCTAAAGATACTGGTGAAAAAGTTGCTAAAGCTTTACTTGAAAAACAATCTGAATTTCTTAAAGTTGCTGATACTTTTAAAACTAGTATAGAAGATTCTAAGGCAGCTATATCTGCTATTGAAACAGCTTTTACCAATATAGCTGGAGCCCAAATAGATGTTGAAGCTGCTAATTTTAAAACTATTATGACAGATGGCGAATTATTAGGCTCTATGACCGCTTTAGAAACTAAAATGAAAGGAATAAGAAGTGAAATAGACAAAAGTATAGAGGGAGCTAAGGATCTTAAAAAAGCTCTAGCTGAAGTAGATAGAGGCAGTCCTGTATTCGAAGGTACTCCTCATAGTCAAGGAGCAATTACTGGCTTACAAACAGGTGGTTTAGTTAAAGGTTCTGGTAAAGGAGACATAATTCCTACAAAGTTAGAACCGGGTGAATATGTTGTCAAAAAAGCAGCAGTTGACTATTTTGGTAAAGATTTTATATCTGCTATTAATAATATGAAAATGCCAACATCTGGAAAAACATCTGGAGAAGAAATTACATTGAACTTGAATATCGGTGGTGGTTCTTATCCTTTAAAAGGTGAAAAAGCTGTAGTTAAAGAATTGGTAGAAGCTTTAAAGAATTCTAAACTTGTAGGAGCTTACTAATGTCAACAGGTGTTTCTACATTAGGTCTTGGTGAGTTATGGTCAGATTTTGAATTTTTCTGGTCAGATGAATTTACAGTTAATAAAATTGCTATGCGAGCAACGTTGACTATTGATGGTGGTACATCTATTCAGGTTTCTGATATAAGTTCAATAGCGATACCATATACTTTTCAAGGTCATATGTATTATAGCATGGTTAATTCTCTAAAAGCTCTTTCAGAAGATGTTGGGGCTACATATGCTTGTACATTTAGAGAAAAAGATATGGGAACAGTGATGTTTAATTCAGTTGATGGAGCAGCAGTTACCTTTCAGCCAGCTTATGCGATAGCAAGCCCAGCATCTGATGATGTATTTGTAGGGACTATAAGGTTAATTAGACTATGAGCTGGCCAGGTCCAAGAGAAAGAAAAGAGCCCAGCCCTCCTTTTAAGGATCCAAATCCAGACAAAGGAAAAGCTTTAGCTTCTTTAAAAAGTGGAAAGAAGATTGTTAAATTGACTAAGACAGGCAAGCAGTTAAAAAATAAAATTAAAAAAAATAAACTATATATTGCTAATATGGATATTTTAAAAACTTTTAGTGGTGTGAGCTTTGATTTAGATGGAATGCCTATAAAAGATTTAAAATCGTTAAAAGATTCTATGATAAAATGTAAAAAAATTTTTCCAGAAGCTTTCAAAAATTTAAATTATGTAGGTACCAAAATCGATCCTGCTGTAGATAGAGGGATTAAGTTGAATGATAAAGCAGAAGGAATTTTAACAAATTCCCTAGCGGATTGCAGGAGAAATAAGAATTTTGCTAAAGAATTTTATATTACTTTTAATAAAAATTATTTACAGAGAAATATTTTTCAATCTCTTTATGATGAAGCACTTGAAATAGGCCCAATAAGGGAAAAACCCTTTCATGCTATAACATTTGAAAAAGATGCTATTAAAAATGTGTTTTATCATGAATTTGGCCACCTTATTTATCATTCTATTTCTGATGATGATAGATATTCTTTTGATGCTAGATACATGGATATTAAAGAATCTAATCTAAGTCATATTACAGATTTAGGTATAAATTCATTAAGAAATACAAGTGAAGCTTTTGCAGAAGGCTTTTTATCCTCCATAGCTGGGTCTAAATATAATAAAGAAAATAATTTATTAATGAAACAGGTAAATAAAGTTTTAGAAAAGGTAAAATAATTATGACTACTGGAAAAGTTCCTATGTGTATTAATTGCATTCATTTTAAAATAGAATTTGGTCTTCCTTGCGATGCTTTTCCTAAAGGTATACCAGATGAAATATTTATGAGCAGTTTTGATCATCATAAACCTTTCAAAGGAGATCGTGGAATTAGATTTGAAAAGAAGAAGAAGGAGAAATAATATATGGCAATAACTTATAAGTGGCGAAAGTCTCAATATTGGAATGAGCTTGATACCAATGGAGGATATTTCGTCTATACTGAAGTATTTGATAATACAGCAGAGAACATTCATCCAAATATATCTAATGCACAGAGAGCAGCGGGTGGAAGCTTTTATAAAAAAATAATTTTTCATCTTCTTGCAGGTACTGGAGTTAATGTACAATTTGGTATAGATAGAACGTCTGAATCTCAAGATTATTATGCTGTAGCTAAAGGAACTCCTTCTGATATTCAAACTAATGCTAAATCATTTCAAGATACATATTGGTATACTGTTGGCGAATTAACAACAGCTATTACTTCTGGAGTTTCTGCTTCTTTAGATGCTGATTTTGATTGTGCTTATGGAGTTCTTCCTGGTGGTAAGTGTGCATTACTTAATTTTACAAATCTTAATGGCAGCGGTGAAGCTCCATTAGAGGTGTTTACAATTGCTACTTCTGTTAATTGCGGAGTAGTCTGGGCAGCAAATCAAGCTCATATTAAACTTGCTTCTGGGACTGTTGAATCTGATTATCCTGTAAAAACTAAAGGAGCTATTATAGGAACTGAAACAACATTTTCTGGAATGGATGGGACAGTTCTTTTACTCGATATTAATACTGTTATTCATACTGTAACATTTCCTAATACAGAATCTGCTGCTGGAATTGTGACAACTTTAAATACATTTTTAGATGCTTATGGAAACCATGCAACAGCAATAGCTACCCCTTCTGGTCAAATTACAATAGAAAATAATAGGTATTATAGTTGGAATTATGTTCAGTGTACTGGGGGTGATGCTAGAACAATTATAGGCTTTTCAACTGATGCAGCAACTTCAACTGATGGCACAATGGTAAGTGGTGTTTTAGAATTAGGAACCATTACAACTTCTGTAGCTTCATTATTAACTACTTCAACATATGGAATATTTGACAATTCTAATTATCCTATAACTACTTTCAAAATAGGAACGATTGACGATCATTGGACTTTAACATTTAATAGTACAGTAGCGTATACTGTAAGTGGTAATAGAAAAGGGAATGTAGCAAGCGGAACAATAACTACAACTTACAATCCAGGAAATCAAGGAAGTTATTATTTCCGAATACAGCCAGCTTCATTTAATAATTCATTTGTTGCTGGTGACACTGTTGAATGGGATACAGTAAGCTCGGCAGCTGCTATATGGATAAAAAGAATAGTCCCAACAAGTTGTGAAAGTTGGGGAACAAACAAAAGTAGCTATTGGTTACAATCAAGTGAGTAGGAGACAATAAGTGTCGTTAAAAGATTACATTTTAGATGAAAAAGATAAAAAAGTTCGAGGTCCATTTCTTTCTGTTTGTATAACTATTTGGTTATTGATTTGCAATTCTTTAGCTTGGATTCCTTTTATCCCAGACCATATTATAGAAAGAGCAGCGGCTTATCTGATAGGAGTTAATACAGTTGGACTGGCTTTAATAGGTATGTACTGGGTTAATAAATTCAAGCAAGAGCAATTAGAAAAATATGTTGATTTTGCAAATAAAACAAATGGATTTTCTAAAAAGTGAATTTTAATAACTTAAGAGTTAAGTTCTATAAAGCAACTACTATTGATAGTTCTGATAATAATGGTGGGGCTATTTCTTCTAGTCTATATTCTACTGATCAAGAAGAAGGTATTTTTTCTCATATATTAGCTGCTGCTTCTATAGATTCATATAGAAAAGTATTTATTAAAACTGATGTTGGATCTGCTCAAGACGTTTGGTGTTTCATTGGAAATCAATCATGGGAACCAGGAGTTTATTATACATGCTTAGCAGGGTCTGCTACTGATATTCAATCTTATGCTGCTACTCTAACAAATTGGAAAGGAATTGGCTATTTAGTCACAGCAATTACTTCTGCTAACACAGACAAGGTTGTCGCATCTTTTGAAGCAGTTGGAGTTTATGAAGGAAATAGTATTGCTATAATAGATTGGAATACACTTGATAATTATAGAAATCCGCAATGCTATTATACATTAGCTAATACAGTTGAGTGGTCAGGAACAAAAGCAACAATAACTACAGACAATACTATTTTTAGAAGTTTTTCGACTAAGACTAAAGCTACTTTGACAACTTATAATACAGAAACATATTCGGGACTTAATAATACTGTTTTAAGAATAGCTTTAGATAATAATATAATTTCAATTCCTTTTGGAGATGCCACCACAGCAACTGATGTATCAAGTACTATAAATTATTTAGGGTCAAATTATTTATCATCTTCGGCATCAATAGGAAATGTAATTATTCAACATAATAAATACGGTTCAGAGCATTTTGTACAAGTCTTAAAATCAAGTGCTAATAATATGTTGAATTTTGATAATGAAGTTCATAGAGGAACAGATGGAACAATAGTGTCTGCGATGACAAATATAGGCACGTTAGCTGTAAGCGCTGTGATATGGATAAAAGAAACAGTAACCGCGAACTCTTCTCCTTGCAATAATTGGTTTTCATTTATGGTAGTAGGAAGAGAAGTATAATGCCTGACTATGCATTAATAAGAATGGATAAACTTGATAATCAAGCTAGAGATTTCTTCACTATTGAGATGTCACCCTTACTTTTTTCTGCTCAACCATATTTTTTGATAGAAATGAATAATAATGGAACTGGAGGGCCTGGAACTGGAGGTTTCAGAATAAATATTACTGCAAAAGAATTAGAAGACCAACAAAAATCTGGGTCTTCTATAACGTGGACGCAGTA